TTAATAGTGCCATATTATAAATGATTCCATTTTAATATAATTTTATTATCTTCATCTATTCCAAAATCATTCCCCAGAAGTAGATTCCGGTCTTCTGAACCATTATACTAAAAATAGCCTTCTTGGTCTACAACTACAGTCATTCCACTTGTTGGGGCTACTTCAACTATATGTCCTCGGCTATCGTATTTTACCTTTACTGAAGAAGGAGATTCATTTGCAGTTATGGAATTGGAGTGAGCAAGAATTATATTAGACCCTTGTTTAAATGCCTACAAGCCAGACCCAGCAGGAGTAATAATCTGCTCAACCTTTCTTTCTAGCATATTATCAAGAGTAATAACTTCCTCACCATCTTTAACTAAAACAGCTTCAGCAGTAGTCTAAGGAACGAATATCTAACCATGTTGCTTAAGTTGTTTAATAGTTAGTTCCATGATTATCCTCCTATTACTTGGTCTGAGGAATCTGTTTCGACCATACTGTCATATAAATCTTTAGGAATAGTATAATTAACTACAACCTTAGCACTACCATCTGATATAGTAACATCCTGTGCTGTTATAGCATTAGCTAACTAGCCATTAATTGTACTGATAGTTTGGTTGAAGGTTTCTGTAGTTACATATCCAGATAAATCTACATCTGTTTGAACTTCTCCAATTATTTCCCAAATATACTTAGCCTATGTGTTTTCATAGACACAAATATACTCAACAAAAATGTTTCCTGTTGTAGCAGATATTGAAGGAACTAAATATATAGAATTTAAACAGTCTTTTGATGCTGTTGGTAGCTAAGTAACTATCTTGTATAGTTCTATGCTATTAGTAGTACTAATAACTCCATCTGGAGATATAGTAATACCTACACCAGCAGTAAGTTTGTCCTATTTTCCTTCTAGAGCAGTATTAATTTCTTGGACTGTAGTTTCTAATCTATCAATATCTGCAGCATTAGTTCCAACTACTCCCATAGTAGTTCTCAATACTTTATCAAGAGTTGTTATCCCTAATGATGAAAGCCCAGGGAGATTAGAAGTATTTACAACTACTGCTTCCGCTAGGGTAATAGGTACAAATTCAGTTTTTGATTGAAATAATCTTTTAATTTGTGTTGTACTCATAATTTAAATAAATTATTAGGTATTTGGTAGTCTGCATAAGATTTAAGTGTAGAGTCTACAAAATCTAAGTTGGCTATCATATTCTGAACTTCCTTTCTAGTGATAAAATTGTTGTTGTTATTTTCTACAATCTAACCAACAATCTTATCTATTTCTTCTTTACTATAAACTCCTAGATTATTTCTAGCTAATGTTTTCTCAGATTCTGTTTTAAACTCTCCTAGATAATTTTCTTTACATAAATGAGTTTTATATTTCGGTTTGGGACAATCTATAACGATCTAATTATCACAACCAAATCCTGTATCTATACTTCCTATGACCGAATCTGGATTCTTTTTCTTAGGAATCTTACAACCTAGATTTATTTCAGGAGGTGGAGGGACTGGCTTATCGTTATGTTCAAATCCCGTACTTATAGTAGTCATCACAGAATCCCCTTCTATGAAATCAATATGATTCGCAGGAGGTGGAGGGACTGGCTTAACATTGTAGCCAAGTTTTATAGTATTAAGTAATGATTTAGAAGGAAGTAGCTAGGGTTTTTCATTCCCTAGCTATATTTTATCCTTTTCTAAATTTTCATTCATTTAATGTAATCTTATCTGGGTATCCAGATGTATAATCATAGTTTACAACATCTTCAACTGTCCTAAGTTCTTTTATTACCTATAGATGTTTCGTAGTTGTAACGAAACACTTTCCAGCATATACTTCTAATTGAGATAGAAAATCTTTAGCCTTATCAACAGGCATTTCAATAATTTTATCCCCAAGAACTATGGACATTTCTTCTGGATTAGAATCAATTAAATTTCTTAGTCCTACTCTAGTAGCCTTATCTAACCAATACTCTTTCCCATTATAAGTAAAAGAATTAACATTTGAAGATTTATCATAGGCTTTTATTACAGCTTCTAATACTTGAAGCATAAGTCTAAAATAACATACTCCATCTTTTAACTCAAACAGTTCCTTCCAAACACTCAGAGGAAGCTTTAGAAGCTCCTCTTGAGTGAGTAAGGTTTTCAAAGAGTCATCCTTATTAATTACATAATAACGATCATTATGACTTATTTGCATGAAATTATTAGCCATTCTTAGAATAATTAAATTTAGTAAATGGTACTCCTTGATGTTTAGTTAATCTCCAAGCATTATTATACTGAACAGTATTCCAGTAAGATGGGTCATTGTAGCTACCAGTAACCCATTCATTTTGGTAGGTATATCCACTTCCATCATATTGCTAAGTTCTTTGATAAGAATAGTTATTAGCAGCAGATGAGTTAATAGAAGTAGTTATGTTATTAACTCCAGCATTATCTCCAGAACCTACAATATTAGACCATACAGATGGGAACTAATTAGTAGCTCTAGAATAAGCGATAGAGAATATAGGAGTAGTTAATACCCCACCTCCATTAGAAACTGAAGTGCTGATTGGCTATCTTACTGTATCTCCAGTATTGAAATTACTTCCTGATACACTATATCCTCTATAGTAGATAATTCTTGAGAACTCAGCTACAGAAGGAGCGTACCATTTTCCTTTCTAATATGCAGCATTCAGTGTTTCATCTTCTTTAACCTACGGTTCATACACGTGCATACTATAGAAGTATGGATATAGCAAGCAACTCATAATATCTGTTCCAGAAGCATTTGTCCAGACAGTTTGAATAGCTTCACATAGGTTGTTAAGATTAGCTTTAGATTCAATATAATATTCCCAGTTAGTTCCTCCTCCAGAGGATACCTATTTTCTACTTATATATGGTTTACAAGCTGAATTGTTGTATAGGATAGGAAGCAACTTGCTATTTACATGATTAATATATGAAGCTGTATCTGCTTCTCCAGCAAATGCTGTATTTACTTGGATATTATAAGTAGACACATTGATATTGTTAATCAAATTTGCAGTTGCAGTACCAGAAACAGTTTCGTAATTCTGTACTGATACACTATCCAAATAGGCTTGTACCTAATATAATTGCTGTAGTATCTATTCCTGAGAACCTTGGTTTCCATCAGCACTATATCCTAGATAATAGGATTTTTCATCATCTGTGTACTCTTTACCAATTATATAAACTACTCCAGAAGTGCTATTCGTTTCATCTTTAGCATAAACTAATCCTACAAGAGTTTTAGTTGCATCAAATGAACTTGTAAATGTACCATCTGCATAAGCAAAATCTCCAAGTTGTGGAGCTTTCCAAGTAAAGCTTACCTTAACAGTTTTCTTAATAGCGGTTCCACTATTAGCAACTTTCATACTGATAGTCACAGTGGCTGTGCTACCAGATTCTTTCTTTAAAGTAATAGCACCAGTCTAATCAATTGTAGCTACATCAGTAGATACTCCTGACATAGAGTATGTAATATCCAAGTATCCATTTACAGATGGATTATATGGGTTAGTTCCCTATTTAATTTCAACATCATTACCAGATGCTACGGTAATATCAAATAGATTTTGACGAACAATCGTTCCAGATTCTCCAGCTTGGTAGTATACAGAAACTTCTCCAGCACAACTGAAATCCAAAATTTCTGCACTTTGGAAGTGTATTCTAATCTTAGATTCAGGGTTAGAAATGTCACCAAACGTGTTAACAAGTAACTATTTAGTAGCAAAGCTAATTGCTTTAAGAGTTGTACTTCCTGCAGTATTTACAATGTAAATATCTCCAGTTAAGTTACAAGTATTTGTAAGAATCATCTTTCTTAAAGCATCTTCTGTTATATATAAATTTGCATTTCTAATAGTCACTGACTATAGTGCGTTACAATTTATCAACTATTCACAGAAGTTAGCCACGTTGAAGCTTCCAACATTATCACAGTCAATGTAAACTGTAGATAGATTATTTAATCCCTCAAATGTAATATCAGTCAATCCTGGATTATCATAGATTCTAAATGTTTCTATAGTATTTGGAAGAATTACATTCTTTAATCTACCAGTCTGTGGGAATATTACACTCTTAGTAGTAGTCTTAGAGAAGTCTATAGTTTCCAACTTTAAGAATTTAGACAAGTCCATTTCTGTAGGAAGTGTCATATTTCTAAGAGTTAAACTCTCCAATACTGGGAATGAAGGTGTGAACAAGCTGATTGCTAAATCTGGATAATCGCTTGGGAATAGACTAGAATAGTCATCTAGCTAAGCATTATCAATTTGGAACTCAGTAGCTCTTGAGAAGTCTGCGTCAATAGTAGACATCTTTAGACCAAGGATATTTAATTTCTTATATAGAGTAGTTAAATAGATACCTTGGTTGATTGCAGGGTCTCCCTAATTAATCTAAGCAACATATTCATGTCCAGCCTATGCCAGATTCTTAATTGCATCAAAGTTAGAAGTCTAGAAGTCTGACAGATATAGATTCTTTCCATTGTAATGATATACAGGATAACAATCTTGATATGGTTCAAACTCCATTCTTAATCTCAAAGTGTCGCCACTACCAGCAGAACTTGCAGTTCTTAATGCAATAGCTCCCAATGATGTTTGAGCATATGTAGATAAGAAAGCGAATCTCTTAGTCATGAATTGTTTTTCACAGGCTAAGCAAGAACCGTGACTTTGTTCGATTGGTTCAATTTCATTATTACTATAGTAAGAAAGAACTTTTGAGTTCTTAATAGCTTGAGCGTTTTCATAATATATCTTAGCAGTATGATTATATGCTACTGCAGGGAATGTCTCCTAAACATTAAAGAATACTTTATAGAAGTAGTTAGATTTATCCTCCATACTATTACTATTCTTAAATGCAGTATTTATAACACTTGCTAAATATGTTTTAATTTCAGACTCGAAGCATTGGTCAAACATATAGAAGAATACGTTATTAGCATCTCCCCAGTAAACTGAGTCAGATTCCCTATATGAAGTTTCTAGCAGATTATAAGGTTTAGATTGAAGACCGTTGTTATCAGTTACTAGAATAGTATCTAAGTCGTCTCCAATAAGTCTAACTAAATAATCTCCTTTTCCGTTTTCTACAAACTCTCCTTTCTCATTAGCTTCTCTTAACTTTCCAATAATTTGGAAGTATGTATTCTTTGCTCTATTATCAGTTCCAGATACAAATTTAATGAAAGCCTAGTGGAAAGCAATGTCATTTACATCTATATATTTCTTTATTCCAGTAATAAAGTTTGCTTTGATTGAATCAAGAGCCACAGGAATGCCTAACGTACTACTTGTTCCAGCCAGATCGTATATGTTTGCTCTAGCCCATCCAGTAGCTGATTCATAACTTACTCCAGCACATACCCAAGTTCCATTAATATCATCATAACGATAAATATCTCCAGATTTATGACCAGTTGGATTTATTGTGCAGCTACTTGCAGTCACGATATATTTTTTAGTAACATCCCATCCAGAAGGACTTGTGGCACTAGTTCGAACCATATTATAATCGTGTTCGTATACAAAGTCATAGAACTCTCTAAACTTTTTCAAGGACTCATGAACAGACTCTGCAAATTGGAAGTAAGTCTTTCCACTATCACTTTCCACTTCTTCACAACCGTAATCAATATCCCATGCTCCTCTCTTGTCATAGACTACAGATTCATCTTCAATTAAAAGACTGTCCCAAGGACGAAGAAGAGAATTAGCATAAGTAATTGTGGGTTGATTAGTTAGTCCATAAGTATCCTCTCCGAGAACTCCAGAAGCTCTTTGTAAAGCTTGCCAAGGACGTCTAAAGTTGACAGATGGGTCAGTATTCTCACCACCCTCAAGCATCAAATATTCAGGAGTTTTATCTTCATCATATCCGCTTGAAGCATCATCTCCTTTACCAGCACCCCAAGTTTGGAATCCCATAAACTTGATAGACTCGTCATTGTCTATTAAATCGGCTAATTGGATATTAGAAACATCTTCCATATCTGTTTCCCAATAGAAATATAAGAATGGCTCTTCATGAACAGCCTTCTATCCTCCAGATATTAGATTACCTCTAGATTCTTTATAAGCATCATCAAATAGCTTACAAGAACCAATCTTATGAGATTGCATAGAAGAAGCAAAGTTAACCTTTCCGACTAACTTAGTAATCTTATAAGCAGTAGTGTCTTGCTGTCCATCATATGGAGGCATTACATAATAACCACTAGTAGAAGACGCATCTTCTCTAAATGTATTAGTCTCTGGATCGAGCTGAGAATATGGAATAAACGGACTTTTTATTTTTTCTCCTTCTGAAGTTTTTAACTTATTGAGAGCATATGTTACATTCCAAATCAAATATCTCATTGCAGAAGAACCTTGCCCTTTAACCTGTCCCTAAGTAAGTCTACCTCCGTATTGATTATTAATTGCCTGATTTGCATAATTAACAAACAATGTTACTGGAGACTTCTTTTGAGCATCTTCTTGCGGCGGAGTTTCATTATCCTCTCCTCCCCATGCTCTATTTGGGAACTTAGCTCCCTATGGGAACACATAAACAAGTGTATTATATTTCTCATTAGCTCTTACAAATGATATTTCCCCATTAGTTCCTAGAATATCATTCTTATCATAAAAGTCTTCCTTAGAAGTTTTTTCCTTTAAGAAAGAAAGATAATTTTTCTGAACCTAATTAAAGGTAAGAGCCACACTATTATATACTCTAAATAGATAAAAATCTATATCAGCAGTAGTAGGATTTATCTACAAAGCAGCAGAAGTAAATGTACTAAGCTCAGAATCAGTTAGAGAAATTTCTCTATCTATTACTCCGTTAACAAAAATTCTAACTAAATTTATGCTTGTTGTAGGAGCAGCTTGGTCAAAAGCATCCTAGAAACTAGCTAGGAAATTAGGATAGTAAATATCACTTTTAGATATTACAAACCCTTTCTATACAGTTACTATCACATGAGTTTCTACACCTTCTTGGAACTGTGCGTTTCTAGCATTGAATAAATCATTATCTTCAGTATTCCAACAGAACTACGTAGGTCTTAATTGGAAATTTCCTAAAGTAGCGATAGGCTTACTTTCATCACTAATATTATATGTCTTAAATCCTAACTCTATGGTAAAGTTATTTCCAAGTCCTAGACTTATAGGAGATTTAAGAATAGGAGTATCTTGGGCAGATACTTTAAATATAGTGCGACCGTCTTCTTCCTACCATCCGTCAGATGATTCTAGAGTAGAAATCACTGTAGCTGGATTAGATGGAGTTGCATACTCATCTGTGACGAAAATATCATTTAGATAACCTACAATCTAGTCAAAGTTTTTAGATGGAGCAACATCCTGAGAATATATAAACTCTGGATTTACTGCTTCCACTTTCATAGTTTTGAAATTACTAGTATATGCAGTAGTCTGTCCTAAACCGGTAGTGAACACAGTATAGAATTTATAATATGTATCATCTACCTTAATAACTAGATATTTCTCAGAATCACTACTGTTTATTTCTATATATTTCTTATATGAAGTATTATATACTCCCTACTCGTCATATGAAGAAGCTCCTATAATTTCATACTTCATAATTTCGGTAGGATTCATACTTCCAGAATCTGGCATTTCATTTTCCAGATATGTAGTAATAGCCATCGAACTATTATCGGGACTAAACACTGTTAATTCATATAGAGTAGCAACACCGTTATTAGCTATACCATTACTTACACCATTGATAGCTACTATAGTATCCTAGCAGTTATGTGTATAAATAATATCTACGTATAAGTAATCAGTATAGATTGAACTTTCAGTATTATGAACTGCTCTAACAGCTAATTGATTAAGTCCAGATGTTAGGCTAGAATAATTTAAAACTCCACCACTAGTAGAGAAAGACGCTCCATTGTTGAAACCCTCTAGGTGATAATTGCTAGTAGTTCCGCCAGTAAGTGAGAAATTAACTAGGTTGTTACTTAATACAATTTCACCGTTATAATTTAACGTAATTACCTCTGTAGTAATTGGTAAGTCTAGTGTATCTTCCACATCTGGGTCATCTACAACTTGGGCTGTAATCTTCTTAGCAGACTAAGTTTTAGTAAATAAGCTAGTTACATCAATCCAAGCTAATGTATTTATTAAATCTTCTGGTGGTATATTAACTCCTGTTATAGCTCCTGTAGATGTGTCTATAATACACTGACTATACTTAATATTGTTTACCCTAAATGTTCCTGACTAAGTTCCATAACTAATCTTAACATTGAAGGGTCCAATTCTGTCTGTTGTCACAGAAGTCGTAGCAACAGCGTACATAGCAATACCCACCTTAACATTTCTGTCTGAATTGTATTGCATTAACAAAGAGCCATTTGCCTCAGTATATATCTTATCAGACTTGTTGTCTAACATCACTCCATATACCATTATACCATAAGAATAAGTAGGAGGAATAACTGATACTTCAGTTTCTATCTTATCTCCATTACTCTTTAGAAGAGTAAGCATACTGGTAACTGAGTCATAAGACATATCAGTTATGTCCTATCCTTCTACTTTTTCTATTTTTCGGCAAATAAAATCCTCGACTTCCATTCCAGAGTGACCATCCCACTCTGTTAGTAAATCTGTAATCTGATTAGGTAAATTTTCAAATTTTGCCATTTTTACAAATCAATTATTTTTCCATGAATCATCTTTTAACCAAGGTCTATCTTGTAGCCAAGTTCCGCTACCAAAACAGCTTCTAACAGCATCATATACGGTAAGCCAGACTAACTACGACCCTTTATATATAGCTCCAATGTTTTTTTGTACTCTTTGCTATACTTGGTCTACAAGTTCTAGAATATCTTTCTATACCTATAGTATTAATTTACCATTTCTATATATCATAATTTAGTAAAGTCATCTTTAACTTTAGTTTTAATCTATTTTAATAAGTTTAAATATTCTTTATACTAATTAACAATTTCAAAATCATCTATAAGATTTTCTGAATAGCTGTTGTAAGAATTAATTAAATCAAATTCTTCATCAATAGTAAGAAAACTTCTAATTACTGCTTTAACGCAATCTTTATAATTAGGCTATCCAGTTATTAAAACTTGTATAAAATTATAACTAGTTTCTTTTTTTTCTTGATTTTCCTCATTTAAAACTAAAATATTAGATTCCTATATATCATAGTTATAATAATATGTTCCATTTCCAAGTTTTTGAATTATTTGAGGACAAATATCAGTTTGTATTCTATTCGGTTCTAACATAAGGTGTTACTTTAAAATTTATAGGAAATTTGTATCTAATCAAAGAATAATGTAATTTCTTATTCTTGCTTTTAAAATAATAGGGTTTGTTGTTATACATAAAGTGCACTCTAAAATGGCTATGATAATCAACTACCTCTATAATGTGAATATATTTATTATAAAACTTAGATATATTGACTTCCTTTCCATTCCAATTTGAGAACTTCAAACCAGTCAAAGTTTCTATCTTTTTCAACAAATTCTTAGAATTACAGAATTTCATCCATCCGAAATAAGATCTCATTCTTCTTTCCAATTCTTCTCTATCAATCTTATTTTGCTTATATAGATTTATAAGCTTAAACATTCTCATTTTTATAGATTTTCTTAATAGAACGTGAGTGTGGTAAAATTTGTAGCCTACAAAATCTACTCCTCTACTTTCTACTGGAAATATCTAGTAGTTAGGTTTTAATTCTAAATTAAGAACTTGTTTTAAATACAGTTTTATAGATACTAATACATTTCTCAAATAATTCTTGTCATTACCAAGAATCACAATATCGTCAGCATATCGAAAGTAGTACTTACATTTTAACTCCTCTTTTATCCAGTGGTCAAAATATGTCAGATATAAATTTGCAAAGAACTATGATAGATAGTTCCCAATAGGAACTCCTTTGGCTGAATATATTATTTCCTTCAATAGACTTAACAGTTTCTTATCCTTTATTTTCTTCTACAACATCTCATACAGGATGTCATGTGTTATAGATGGATAAAATTTTCTTATATCCATTTTTAGGCAGTATTTAGTTTCATCTGGGTATTTCTACAATACCTTGAATAAATCACACTCTACCTTATGAATCCCTCTATTTCTTATAGAGGAATATGTCTAATCTATAAAAATGCTGGTCCAGATAGGTTCCATAATATTCATTATAGCGTGATGAGTGATTCTATCAGGGTAATATGGAAGTCTAAAGATTAATCTTTCTTTAGGCTCATATATTATAAATGTACTATATTCAGAAGTCTAATAGATTAGCTATTTTAATTTGTCTGATAATTCCTTATTTTCTTCTAATCTATTCTTATCATGCTACTTAATACCACATCGAATTGACTTATTTCTTCTAGCCTTATCATCAGCTAATTCGATGTTTTTCAAATCATACACTCGTTCGTGCAAATATCCTACACGTTTCAATTTTTATATATTTCATCGGAAGCTTTCGAGATTTAACCTACTAACACCCTTCATTTAACACTACGTTGTCTTTTGCCTAGAGGCAAGGATATCACTTAACAAACTAAAAAAAAATAAAATAAATTGTTCTAAATATATAATAACTCAACATTGGAATTGGCATTGCTGACGTCATTGTTAGAATTGAAATAGCTAAGACCTGCATTGCTACCATTATTCGCATTGCTGCCTACTAGTAGTTCTTTTTTGCCAACCAACGGTTTTTAGAAGTAATATCCTACGATTTATATCTAAATCGATTTCTATATTTTATATCTTAAGATACTCTGTTTAGAGTCCTGAACCCAACATTGGAATCGGCATCGCCGACGCCACAGTAAGAACCGAAATAGCCAAGACCCGCACCGCCACCATCAACCGCACGGCCGCCCACCAGTAGCGTGCGAAGCGCTGTAGAGCTAGCGTTGCAATAGTGGTAATCACACATATAAGTTGTAGTTGAAGCTCCAGTACAAGAAGATGGTATAATCTCTGCTGTCTCTCCCAAGTCAAACTCTTTAATGTATCCATCTTGTACTACCTCATATCCTGCTATAGTCTTGTCGCCAATTACGTCAGTAAACTCTTCCTTGTTTGTAGTAGTATATACACTACTGATTTCATTTGCCGCAGTTCTTTGAATAACTACTCCATCTAGGTTTGTCCAAATATCTCCAAATGGATTATCAAAACCTCTCCATCTTGGAACTTTAAATGTCTTAGTCGCTACTGTATCTGTTCCGTTTGTTGCAGTACATTCTGGAATAACTAAATCTTTGATTCCAGTGAAGTTACCAATATCATTACAATAACCACATGGAGTAATAGGATAGGTTCCATTATATCCAGACCAACTTGTAGCAGAGTTACTCCAGTCTGTAACTCCAGGACCAAGTCCTCCTTGACGATAACCATCAGAAGTAAGCTCAGCATTATAGGCAGCCTGAGAGTTAAAGTTAGCGTATTCTATTACATAGTTCCAGTAGAATATCCATTTATAATATTCATAACACAATAATTCAGAGCCTGCATTTGTGGCATAAGTTCTCATATTAGCTCTAGAAACATTAGTTCTAGGTTTTCCTAAATCGCTTCTAAAAGCATCTTTGGTATCAAGTTTAGTAGTTAGATACTCATCGAATTGTGCTCTATTTCCACCGCCTCTAAATGCTTCTGTAGTATTGACCACGGACACAGCTTTAGGGGTTTCTGACACAGTATTGTCAACTGTATTTCTATATGCGTCAATTAATAGTTCTGGTATTTCCGCCCACGAATCATCAAGCTTTACTAGAGAAATTCTAACCCATCTTTTATTTCCATTAGAGCCTGATTTACCATAAAATTTAGGAGTATGGACTCTTACAGTCCCGTCGGTTCCATCAAGCACAGAAGGAGTACTCCTATCTTCTTTGTAAGCCCAATCGTCCGGATATAAATAGTAATTTACCACACCGTTATTTGCTACACATCCTCTGTAAGCAGACTAAATAGGAAGGGATTTATGTAACAGTGGGTTTCCTATTCTAGTAAGGATAGGAGAAGATACGGTAATATCCCATTCTACCCCATAAGAGTATAAGTCTACGTTACTGCTTAACTCTGTGACTTGTTTGCTTAGACTCTATTGTTCTTTTTGTAATTCTTCCCAAGCAGTATTAAGAGCATCAAATTGTTCCTCTAACTTAGTACTAGTATCTGCCCACTATGCAGTCCCATCTTCAGAAAAGGTTAAAATCTATCCAAGTGCTCCTCCAGCAGGTATGTGTTTATTTCCAGAAGTAGTTGGGTGTACATAATTATTTGCATTATCTGCAATACCACTAAGTTTCTGTTTTTCAGTTTTTGTGTAATTAGCTTCAGAAAGTCCTTTTCCTAATTCTTTATCTACCTTACCTTCCAACTCCGTTTTAGTAGCTAAACCACTTATATCCTAGTGTTCCTTTAAATAATTTTCATCATTCTATAACTAAGACACTTTAGTTGGAATGGCACTAGATTTTGCGTATGTCTAATCTATAGCATTTCCAGAGCCATCATAGGTAGCCTTTAAGTCATATACGGTTTCTCCAACCTTTATAGATTTGATAGCTGCCATATTATTGTATTATTAAAGTTTCTTCTTCTACATTATGATCTATTTTTTCTATGGAGGCAGTTAAGTCTTCAACAGCTTTCTACAGTTCAGCCTTGGTAGCGTAGTTCTTTAATGTATCTGGGTCTATTCCAGATCCTCCTACATTTCCTCCAACAACTTTTACTGGTTTTGCTGAGTTCTTAAACTACCCTTCAACCCAAATTGTTCCCATACTATTTAAAATATTAATTGTTCATTTTCTCCATCTACCTGTACGTTACCAGAACCAGGCTATATTGCATCTATTTTCTTCTACAATTCGTCTACAGCAGCCTTTATTAATCCTTCCACCTCAGCTTTTGTATAGTAACGTTCTGTTAGATATTCACTTCTGACATATCCTGTATCCTATATATCTTTTTCTCCATAAGTACAATAGTACGTATCGTTCTCTGTCCTATTATTTTCAACTAGGTCATCATAATCTGTTTGTGGAAGACATACCAATTTAGGAACCTCTTCTGTAAGAGCAACTTGCTTTCCAGATGCTAATAATCTATCGTCTTCTGTAGTAAGTTTAACAGAACTTTCAATAGTCTGTCCAGTTGTTTCATCTTCTGAACTTTCTCCAGTTATTCCCTATTGTACTTCTTTTTCGACAATTTTCTAAATAGTAATATCAGAAGTTTCTATAGAGGTTGATTTCAGAAGCTCTGTACTAAATTCCTTAGAAGCGGCATCCTAATCTTCCTAATATTTCTTCTAGGTAACAAATATAAAATCGTCATCACCGGTTTCGGGAGAATCTCCTCTCAAACTTTCTTTTGTCACATACTCCTCTGCTATCTAATTGGAAAGGTCAGTTAATGACTATTGAGTGGCGTATGTAGATTGAGCATTTTCTTTTGTAAGAAACTTTTCATCTACCTACGAGCTAGTGTAGTATGCTTTAATATCTTCTGTAGTAACGTAGCTTCCTAGTTTCTATAAACCAGAAACAATTTCATCAATCTATGTCTTTGAGTAATAATTAGTAGCAACCCAGGACTAATACTGATGTGTAGTATGGTAATTTTGATCTAAATACTCCTTAGTAATATAGACTTTAGCATCATTTGTTACATCATACACATAGTAATATGTGTCAGGTTCTATAGCCTCTTCTTCTACCAGTCTTAAATATTCCTCTTCAGTTAATGTAACCAGATTAGGAACATCTGACATCATGGCGAATTGGTCTTCTCCAACAAACAATCCATCAGATTTAACATCTACTACTAGCTAATCCTCTCCTTCTGCTGGAGACTTTATCTATCCTACAGTAATACTTTCTAGCGAACCGTCCCCATCTACCTTTAAAGTCTTATCTAGCTCATCTTGAATAGCCTATTGGTCTTCGTCATACTATTTCTTTGTAACAAAGACAAAATCATCTCCTTCCATTCCTTCTCCTCTAAGACTTTCTTTGGTAACAAATATGTCATCAGTTTCTTCCTTAGTATAATGGTTAGATAAGGCTTTAGATAACAAGGATTCTGGGTTCTCTAAATCTAGGTCAGTTTTAGGGGCATAATTCTCAGTTAATTCTTCAAGGGTAGCATACTTGGAAAGGTTAGAGATTGTCTAGTCTAAATCCGTTCTAATCTATACGACAGTAGTATTTAGAGCTTTCTATTTCAACTATTCCTCTATCTTTTTACCCCATTCTGCTGATAAATAAAACTAATCATCATCTAGGCTGTCTTCATATATATAATAATATGTTTCTGCATGAAGATATGTTTTACCTTCGTCTATAGGTTTAAAATCTTCTGTGGTATTCTCAGACCATTCCTTATATTCAGCCTCTGTACAGGTGATTATCTAAATAGATTCATAAGAAGCTTTCCAACCTTCTTTGTATTTAATCTTAGACTTATCTACTAACATATAAATATTTCCGTTATCTATATTTGAAACGGTCATGCCTTGATAAGCATATTTCTCCGGAATAGAATATAATTCGTCTAAATTATTGACTACTGTTCTATTATCAAGAGGTTTAGGAGTTTCTACGGTTAAAGCAACACCTAATGTAGCATCACCTGTATATTTAAATGCCATTATTGTGATAAAGTAAAGTTAATTTGATGAGGCAATGCTGAAGAATAAGTATCCTTCTTAGTCCATACTTTATAAGGAAATCCATTTATCTATTCGGTAGAAGTTTCCCAGCCACTTAAATCAACATTTAGGTATCCTAGTCCTCCATCTACTGTAAATGAATTTAGCTAAGTATTACTTCCAGGTAATTTTATAATAGCCTTTCCACTTAATGAAAATGTAATAATTCCAGAAAATTGTCCAAATGGAACAAGACTCTATTTGATTAAACTATCTGTATTACCAGAATACCAAGGGTAGGTAGCAGTCACCTATGCTGTAGTTGATATTGAACCAGCTTCCACTCTCTTGTCTGTAACTTCTCCTTTATTGTTAATAAGATATTCTCCAGCAGCATAATTTACAGTACCAGAATGCACATAAACACCGATAGAATCATATGTTTCAGATTCTACAGGAGAGTCATTATAGGTAATAGTTTCTTCTCTACTAGTTTCCTCTCCAGCATCATTTTTTATAAATGTTAAAGTAGGAGTAAGTAAAGCGGATCCTACCTCCACAATCTAAGAGGTAAAACTATAATACAACTAAGGATAAACCAAATCTCTAACAACAGTAGGAAATAATAGAGTATCTATAATCTCATTAAACGGCTTTCCTTTCAATTTTTCGACTGTAGTTCCTTGAATAACAGTAGAAGTAGTAGCATCTGGAAGTTCAGTTTGATAAGTAGCTATAGTTTCTAAACTTGTCTATATATTTGTGATATTCTCAGTATTAGAATCTACTTTAGAATCAGTGGTCTTCTAAGCTTCCTATACTCCCTTAACTTCTTCCTTTACCTCTGTTAGAGATGGTTCCAGGTCTTTTACATATATTCCAGGTAGGACTACTGTGGAAGGCTCTCCTTCCTCCTCTACTGGAGGAATTTCCTACTAAATAAGATGTATTGCGTTATCCTCCTACTAGGATAGAATTACTTCTAGAGTATTATCATCCTTTATTTCTATGGTTTTGGAGTTTCTTAGACTATTAGTTATCCAATTCTAGATGTTTTTGTCGACATCTATATTTTTGATAGACTCGTTAATATCCTCTATTGCCTCATTAATCTCGATTATTTTCTCAGAAAGATTGTTTATGCCAGTTCTGTTAGATTCAATTTCTTCTTCAAGTTCTTCCCTAAGTACAGTAATAGAAGTTCTGATATTACTTATATCAACTTTTATTTCCTCTATTTCTTCTGTATTAGCTTTGTACTAACTTATAAAGAATAAAGCATAATCTAAGGCATCTTTTACAGTATTGATATTCTCTGCAACATCACTAGTATAAGTCCATTTCTATTCTATGTACTATACTAAATCTTTCTAGGCTTCTATAGTTCCTTCTATATTTCCCCAAAGAAGACTCTACTCATCAGCAATACCTAGATTCTTTCTAACCTTAGCTCTTTCTAATTCAGTTCTATATTCTCCAAGATAGTTATTTCTTAGGAGAGGTATAGGTTCACTTTTTATTAAATGTCCTTTCTTTCCACAAGGCTTTATATCAGCATTGCTTACCGAAGTGTAAATAGGCTGTATCATTATGATTCAATAATTGCTATTTAATAAATTCGTGATTATCTAATTTTACGGGTAGGTTAATAAAACAAATTAGATTCAAAATATCCTAATAATCTGGTCTATATCCCTTTCTAACCCTTTTAAGGAAATCCTCATACCTTTTAATAGCCTTTCTTTTAAGAGCATCCACAACCTATACGTTTATGTTCATGGTGATTGTCACAGAATCCACCGCAAGTGCGGAACATTGCTAACAATCTTTCAGCTTCCATGAATTGTTTAAAGCCTATTAAATAATCTATAATATTAAGTGTCATCCAGATAAAATCTCTTGCAAATATATCTGCATCATGTTCTCTAGTTAAACACTTATTTAATAAAGAGTCAAAGAGTTTCTTACAGTAGTTAATATAACACTATTGTAGATTTCCTGTAAAGAACACATCTACCTTACATTTTTTGATAGTAGTTCCTTCTATATTTCTTTCAAGGATTTCTTTTACAGTACATTCCTCTAGCTCTCCATCTACTTCTTTATATAGTTTCTCCCCATCAGTTATATAGATAGTTTCATAATACTCCTTGTATTCATCAGATGAATTTTCATACCATTTCATATTAGGAAGAATTATGTGGTCTACTACATAATATCCATCTTCTTTTACCTTAAATGTACAAGAGTCTAAATCCTCTGTATGGTCATTGAGAAGTACGTCTATCAAAGTAGCATCTCCTATACTAACTTTTATGATAGTATTTAGGGTAGCACTTTCACTATACTTATAAGAATCATAGGAAGTTACTACCTCTAAATCTTCATCAATATACTATCCATATTCCTTTGAAAAGTCTTCAATAGTTATTTCCCCGTTAATCTGGGTATGTATATCAATACTAAATTCCATATTATAATAATTAAGACTCAGTAGTAGGCCATTGACCATATTGAGCAGGGGTAGAAAATGGTTTCCACTTACCTTCTTGTCGTATACGTCTAGACATAAAAACTGAACTAAATGATAAACTAATATCTTGAGGATAGTCTGTCCATGTATATGACTAACCTTCAGGAGTCGGTGGTAGACTATTTAACTTACCAGCTGGTTCCCCATTCCAATAATAATTATAGTCATATGCTTTAGTTGGAGTAACAGTTGTTGTTTCATGTCCTTCCGAATCTACATATAGAGGATTTCCCTCCTCATCTGTTTTCTACTTATACTCAATAACTGGAGTTATTCCCTCAGTTCTAGTGTATATATTCTAAATAACAGTAGAAACATCACTTGCTACAATCTCATAAATAGTAGTTCCCTGAGATTCGTCAGCTCCCTAGAAAGTAAATTTAGTTCTTTTCCAGATGTATGGATTCTCCTCAGTCGGAAGTTCAAAAGTATCAGTCCACTATTTATTAGATAATTTTATCTCAGATTCGTCAGCAGTATCAGCAGGTAAGTAATGAATCTTAATAATAATATTATTTACCGCCTCACTAGAACCAGAAAGGTCTGACACCTATTTAAATAGTTTCTTTAAATCTTCTTCCACATTTGATTTGGAACCAGAAGCATTACTAATAATTACCGAACCATCTGAAATAGGATAAATCTATTGCTAATCCTTATTATATACAATTGTTCCAGTTGCCATATTAATGTATTTGTCTTATTTTGTCATTATATGGATTTCCATCATGAAGCTAAGCCAACTCTATTTCAGTTCTCTTTTCTTCTATATCCATTTGTCTATCTTTATATGTAGAATCAGATTGAGCTTTGAGCCAGTTAACCTTATATTCTAACTACATTTTCTGCTATTCTAATCCTAATCTCTACTCATCCAAACTTTCTATCTTCTACTAAGCTTTCTATAGTTCTTGCTGTAACTGCTATGCCTATTGTGAAGTTTCTTCCAATTTTTCCTATAGCTACTATAGCTAATTGTTTTCTTCTTTACGAATCTATACTGCTTTCTTAACCTTGTATTTAAGGTCTGTAAGACTCTTAGCAGTTAGTGCTTCAAATATGATGTCAGGATCCATTTGCTGACTTTTAACAAACTCTGGAATAATAGCTTTAATAGTTTGTAAATCTTCCATTACTTCGGAGCTAGAAGTTATATGGATGTCATAATCAGTAACCGTAAAATATTCTGGAAGTGCTGTAAATATCTGCTAGTATTTATCTCCAAGTATAATAGTACCAGTCAATCCTTTCTTATATGTTATTTTAGCCTAGTTTAGACTATCCAATAATATCTCACAAGTGATTAGATCCATCTACTAGAAATAATGCTTGGTTACTATGTAAGAGTTAGTAACACCTTGCTTAATATTAGTTACAGCATCGTGAGTTTCTATTCCATTTAATCTTTCTCTAAATACTCCAGTTATAGATGATGTAGTTTGTTCTACTGATTGAATTGCTAATTCAATAGCCTATACAGCCTAAGCTTTTAAGGTATCATCAAATCCATTGTATATCTAGTTAGGTGCTTGCGCTCCATCATTTCTTCCCTCCTAAGTGGAATCAATCCACATGATACCACCCTTCTTGTATGCTAACCATTTCTACACTCTTTCTGGCCATTTTACGCCTAGGTTAGTAGGAAGCAATGACATATCCATGATTACTCCAGCAGTACCACTGTTAGCTATCAGGTTGTCCCTATAATAATTTAACAAGTCATATCTATCCTATAGATGTGCACATTTTAATATCAGGGAGTATGGTTGTTGAGAACGATTTAAGAAATATACCCCATTTACAGACAAAGAGCAGAAATTAGGATTATCTTTTGACCTCATAACAGTCTTGTCCAGACCTCTCAGAATATATATTTCTTCTCCAATTCTAATGGTATTGTATCTCTACATTACAAAATCGTCATCAGTTTCTATCCACTCTACATCATAAACAGGAATTAACTAAAATCTATGAGCACTATATTCATTATCTGGGTATCCAGGAATAGTTTCATGATTCTAGTCTTCATTTACTATAGTACAAGTGTCGCCATAAACTCTTCTATAAACTGCAGCTGAATCATCAGCTCTCCATTCATCTTTTAGTCTTTTCAAATCTTCTCTAGAGATTTCTTTTCCATATTTAGCTAATATCTAGCTTTTACTCATCCATTTTCTAACTACTACTCTATACGAATTTTTAACATATGGAGATTCTGGATTCCTATCTACGAAAGTATTTAAAGGATTCAGAACTTCTATTTCTATGTTAGTTCCAGAAGATGATGATTTTACTCTGAAAAATGTATAGCCAGTAATTAATAAATCTGTAAGTAACTATCGGAGTTTAGTTATTAAATCGGTTTCTCTAGACTGCATGATATAATGAATAATATTCTATGCAGCTATCTCATATTGAGAAATAAAAGACTAATCAATGTCTTGAATAATTTTATCTAACTAAGTCTTCACGGCTTTATCTGTAATATCTTTTCCGTCGATAAATTTCAGAATAGAATTACTTAAATGGTCTCTAAGAAATTTAACTATCCCTTTAGTTATTTCCAACTATTTTTCTCTGGTGATATTACTAATGGTATCTGAATCCTTACAAGAAATCTTCGGAAGGATAGGGGTTCCTAGATATTCCCCTACTAGAGCATCTACGTGCTTCTTTAGTAATGGTGTAAATTCTACAGAAGTAGGACTACCTATTCCGAAGTTTTCTTCCAGGTAACGAAACTATTCTGGGTCTCTCTTCCCGTTGTAGTAATTATAGGCTTTCTATAATTCGTACTTATCATATACAAGCTCCGCAATAGCCTCGTTCGTCTTGTCTATTAGTTCTTTTTCTTTCATAACATAAATTATGCTGTTCTGGAGGAAGTTTAGTTGCATTATAGTATTTAACTCTTTGTAACTTCCTACTTCTTAATTCTTCCTTTATAAATGGGAGAAATTCTTCATCAGGTAAATCAGCTATAATGACTAAAGGCATCTCTGACCTATCAAAGTTAAATGATACCTTATAACCAACTGGATCTAGGTTCTGAATTTCAAGCCCACCTACGTATTCCATTTTGTACAAGTCTCTCATATAACCTAGGATCACTTGTTTCAATTCTGTATGGGTCATCGTATTCATTTTTTTGTATGTTAGTTTCAAAAGTCTTAGAAGTTGGTATAACCCCAAATCTTTTGATTCCCCTCTCGTCGTAATAATAACCATAATCTTGGAATTGTTCAACTTCTTTTTCAACAAGCACTGGCTATCTTCCTGACAATTCCTAGTCTGCCAATTCTGTCATTCCCACAGCGGCTACAATATCGAATTTACCTTTATTCTCATCATTATATCCAGTAAATTGGTCTAACATTTCTTCAAACCATATAGTATGACAGAAATCCTCAATAAAGGCTGCTGTCAAATCAGTATGTTGTTCTATAATGGTTTTGGTAGCAGGTGTTCCATACTATTTAGTAGTTCCATTCTTAACGTCTGTTAGAGTAGCTCTAGGTCTTTTCATAAAGTAGTTTAAACAACCCTTTTCTCTAGCCCAGGTAATCATACCTACACGGGTAGCTTCTATGTTTATTCTACAATTATAGTATCTAGCTAAACACATGGCTATTTTATAGGCTTCTCTAATGTCATTAGGTCTGTCTTTATACATAGCAACATACTACGGTTCGTTTAGACCAAATGCTCTTCTTTTTATAGTTATACAGAAATCAGAAGGATCTCTTGTTTCTTTTGAAGTTTGACTAGCTCCTATATCAATACCATCTATTCCTGCAACATATAAATCACGCATTTCTTTATACGCTGGAGATTCAAATTCTTCTCCCCTTTCCTCAGCTTCCTATCTAAGTTTATCCATCTACTCTTTATACAAATCAGACCATACAGGATGTTCAAGTATTTTTACTTTTCCGTTAATATTAGGAATCCATTTAAAACCATCTATATTATCCTAGGTGTGTTTATTATTTTTATAGAAATAGTCTATGTATCCAGATTCTGGTCTTGGTCCTATTTTCTTAAGTCTTATATTAGCTAATTGGTCTGCAATAAGAATCTTGTTGAACTTGTTAACACCTTCAAGATTAAATGCTTCTTCTGCATTCCAACATCGTTCGGCACACTTCTTTAGATAGTCATCTGGAACTGCTAATAAATTGTCGCGCTCTTCCTATAGATACTTCTTATATTCTACTGTATTACATACACCTCTATGGTCCATGTATTCTGAATTTAGAGACTAGACAAAATATGGAATGAAGAACCCACTTTCAATAGTAGTCCCATCCTGTGTATAATTGTGTCTAAATGGAAGAACTTTGTAAGCTTTTGGATTATAATATATCTTCTTAAGACCTGCTAATGGAGCACCCATATCACCACCAGTACCTCCAAATAACATTGTTCCACGAGGTTTACCTTGAACTTCACAAAGCTCTTGTCCCTGCACTACAGCAGTATCTAGTCCAGGCCAAGACCCTGCTTCATCATATATTAATAAGTCAACACGGTCTCCACGAATATTAGATGCCTTAGCTCCGTTTATTCCAACTACTTCTGATTTAAACCCAACATCCTCAAACTGCCCGTTTACCTTAATCTGTTTACCGGACTTCTTTCTTAAGTCTTGGTCAATCAAACGTAGTTTGAAGAATCCTCCTCCTGTACAAGTATTCAAGAATGTTAAAGCATTATCAAACTTACTAAAAGTACCTTTAAGGAAAGTATCATTAAAACAGGTAATCATTACTCTGCTTCTTCTGATTACTGAATACATTCTTGCAGATAAGGATGCATTTATTTCAGAGAATCCAATAGAACGAGCTTTCATGAGAGCTGCGTGTTTATGCAGAACTCTAGCCATCTATAGATAATGAAAGAACATATAATGAGATGCGAAAAATATAGGAAAGTCACTACTTGTTCCTTCTCCAGATGCTTTGTTATCATCAATAATAGGAAGCTAGTAGAAGTTTAGGAAGAAATAGTTATCTCCAGTAATTGTATAACCATTAACAGTCATTCCATATTTACATCTTCTATACTATTCCTTCCAAAACTCATTATATCTCTTACTATCTTTTAGATATGGACAATACTTTCCAGTTTTTCTATATACTTCTCTGGTCTCAGTAAACCAATCTGGGTCGAAGTCAAGACCATGTGTTTCATCTATTGGTCTATATCCAGTTATTTCATAAGATAAAGTAGGGTCAAATACCTCTATCTTATCTCCTCTTTTTACATCCCAATAATCAGCATTTTTGCCCCTTTCCTCTCTTATCTTCTATACTAGTTCTCTAGCTTCTTTGGCATCCTCTTTTTGTTCTTTCTCTCTTACCTAATCTACTATATTCTAGATTTCTTCAGGTAATATTTTTTTCTTTCTAGGCATAATTAAAAGTCTCCTGGGTCAAAGCCGTCTGTAGCTCCACCTCTTACAGTAGATTGTTCTGTAAGCTCTTTCTTAACCTGCTCTTCTAGTGTTACTAATTCTTCATGAACTTTATGAAGAGTAGCCATCTCTTTCATTACCTTTTCAGCTTGAAAGACGGGTTTGCCATTATTATCACGTTCATTTAAATCTACTATAGTATCAAAATAATCAATAAACTAGTCAGCCGCTCTTTTAGCTGCTTCTAGAAGTTTTATTGATTTGTTAGAATCCTACAATGCTCGGTATTTTCTACAGGCTTCCCTGAATAACGGGTCATTAAATTCGGATTCAGATAGTCCAGAGTCACTAATAGCTTCATCATGTCTTTCATGTTCTGAATATTGGCTATAAGGACTCTTCCAATCAATAGCTAGATAAATGTAAGATAATTCTCTAGTTACTCGTTCCTTGTCAACAGATTTATCTCTCTGTATCAAAGCCTTAAACTCTTTAACTAGAAGAAGCTCTGGTTCATTTATTTCTAACTATTTAGTTAAAGTGTTATAATTAAATACATTCATACTCATCAATCATTAACATTAACATCTTTAATCTTTTTATTTCATTTTAGAACCGCATTTACTTACTTTCATTTTAGAACCACAAGCATCTTTCTTAGCATATTTTGTTCTATCTGGAACCCATTTTCCATTTTTAAAGTTTCCTTTGTGTCCCTTATTTGCCATGACCTCCTAGTCATTATATTTATTAATAGATACAGAATCTCTAGATGCTTCATCCTTTGCAGATTTCATATCCTTTTTATACTAAGCTCTTACAGCCTTGAATTTGTCAACTTCATTAGCTTTCTTAGTAACCTTAGTTCCTTTCTATGCTTTTTGGCAAGCTTTGCAGATTCTTCCTCCCTGTTTAAAATAAACAAGTTCCTCTCCTTCTGGGCATACTCCTTTTAATTTTTTATAGTATTCTAGTTTAGCCCCAAGTCTAGCCATAATTCCACCTTGCATCTTCTACATAAATTCTTGATACTTAGCTTTAATTCCATCTTCTCCAAGCTATTCGGCGTAAGCCTATAAATCTTGCTCTGATTGTAATTGTATTCCCTGTGCTTGGGCATCTTGTATCAAGTATGCCATGAATGCCTTCTGTAATTCTTCCTAATTAGCCATTACTCTTCTACTTTAATTAAATCCTTTGTATTAAATACTGCTTCCTGCATTAATCCAGAATCAGTAAACCATCTACATCTTAGTCCTCGTAATCCTTGGTTATCTTTAAATAAAGCTGCTTCTCTTCTTAGAACAAGCATAACTGGAGAGTGCATTACTTTACACTACCGTAAAGTAACACAATCCCCAGGCTTAAAATAAACTTTTTCATCAATTGTTTCCATGCTTCAATTCGTCTCTTCTTTCAGTTAGTTTCTCATTAACTACAGCCATGATTCTATTCTCATTAACTACTACAAATCCCAGTTTATAGAATGGAACCATACATTCACTAGCTATTGTATAAAATACAATATCTCCAGGCTTCAAGAACTCACACTTGTGTCCTACTTCTATCACAGTTCCTACCTTAATAAATTGTTGTTCTTCTTCAATTTCTCCAGTCTCATTAGATTTATAAGTAGGAGTAAATCCACCTAAATCAGTAATAAGACCACTTTTAGTAGTTTTTATTTTTTGGAATGGGTTTTGTTCAAAAGGTTTAATTAATGCATACCCATACATCGGCATAATTTCAAGTCCATTCATATCGTTAGATAATGACTTAGCGTAATCCTCTAGTGCCTGATTATGTTTGGAGAATTTATCTTCTAACTCATCTACTGCGGTATTAAACTTCTCTTGTTTTTCTCTTAATAATGTTTGGTCTGCAGCCTCTCCATTTAAAATAAAATGTTCTCCTATACCTTCCATTCCAGTTAATGATAGTGCTAGTTTTTCGTTACTGTTTAATTCTGTTCTTAAAGTTTCCATAATTCATTTTACCATTTACATAAATCACAATGTTCATCTTCAATTCTTGTTTTATTCTCTAATATACAACCACATTCATCACACACTTCCCCAACAGATGTTTGTAGTTTATGGGAACAAGCGTCACAAATTTTTAATCTTTTGGTTGCCAAATCTTGATTTATTCCGAATATATTGAAATATATACTTTTCAATATTGTTAAAGGTTTAGTAAATATTGCTTTAATCCACTTCCATATCATATCTTTTTCCTCCTTTGTTTCCCTGTTTATGACAGTAAGTATATAATGCTTATCTGGTTTATATAATATAGGAGTTCCATAAATTACCATTTCCCTGCTGGACAATGTTTCTTTTCGTTTGGAATCTTCTTCTCTAGTAAACATCCACATCCCTTTATATACCCTTCTTTAGGGCTTATACTTATATCATTATTCTTTGGATTTAGATACAAATGCCCATTACATAATCCATTATCTTGATCACATATTGGGCAGCGTCTACATATCTCAAATCTTTCTTCTATTTCCTCTAGTGTCATAATTAATATTCAATACGTTGACGTTTTCTTTTATTTTCTGCCAATATAGATTCCTTCTTATAGAAGGCTAGCATTTTTATAACCTCATCTTTTAGATATGGTAAATGATATACTGTCATATTGTCATTATGGTCGAAATGTACCAAAACCAAATCCTCTATTTCAAACTCTGGATTTTTCTTTTGAATCATCCAAGCATAAGTACTTAATTGTAAAGTATAGTGCCAGTAATTAACATCATCTAAATTATTTAGAGGATATTTCATCTTAACAGAAGTTTTGGTTTTAGAATTGAAGAAACTCTTAGTTTCTATTTTCTTATTGGTCTTCCAGTCTCCTATAATTATCTTATTTCCCCTTTTAACTAATAAGTCAATCTGTCCTGCTATTCTTAGCTTTCCATCATCCGATACTCTAGATATTAAATACTCAGGATATACACCATTCTCTAAGTCTAATTCATTGTGGTCTTTTATACACTCGAACTTGCCACCTATTTGATATTTACTAAGGTCTATGTTCTGTTTCTTTTTATAGAAAGAGTTTTCCAAATCTGCATGGATTTTAGTTCCCCTCTCGCATGAGTTTCTATTCTCTAAATCCCAAGCATCTAAGATAGCTTGTTGCTCTTTATTAAACTCGTCTTCTGTAATGTTATGAAGTTCAAGTAGAACTTTATCAAATTTCTTAGTGTTCAACAAAGACTTTTTTTCTATAGCCCAATCTTCTTTAGGTAAGAGTTTCTCTAGTGCTTTATATGCTGACCAGAACTCCTTATCAAATGGTTGGGTGAAAGAATGAATTAAAGTCGTTACAGATATAAACTTCTGTTCTGGCTTTGTAACATCATAATAAATATGAGCTTCTTCCTCAAAAGCTATGTTCCCATTTTGTTTTGTAATTTTACTTTTGTCCATTAGTCATAATTCATTTAATCATTTATCACATTTATCTATATTTATTTGATACTTTTCAAGTATATTAATATTCTTTGTAAGATACAAATCAATAAATAATACATTATATTAAAAATGTCTAACAGTAAGAAAATTACAACATTCGGGTGTCCAATTTTCAAAAATGGATCGGGCATTCACATTAAAGAGAAGAACAGAGGCAAATTTACAGCATCTGCCAAGGCAGCAGGAGAATCTGTACAAGAACACGCTAAGCACGTACTAAACAATCCTAACGCTACCCCTCTTTAGAAGAAGCGAGCTAATTTTGCTAGAAATGCTTCTAAATGGAAACACGAAGATGGGGCTAAGATACATAAACCGAGTGGGCATAGGTCTATTCTAGATAATGGATGGATTCCCACTACTAGATTAAAGAAAGGAACTTATGGATTTATTAAAACTAAGAAACGATGAAAAACATTATTAAGTGCATTAAAGAGATTGTATTAAGAATATATCTATATTTACTATTTATATTTAAAAAGTAACATGGACTATAACAAAGCAACTTTATATGCGGCTACTGGTCGCACTCTCTTACTTCCAGGCTGGAGAGGATATTTCTATTGGGATTATAATAAATAGGAATTGAATTTTAGAAATGGGGATTATCATTTGGATAACAAATAGCTTAGAGAAAAAGGAGTCATGGAGAGAACTGATTGGTACTATATTATATAACAAAATAGGCGAGCCTAGAGATTAGGTTCGCCTATTTTTATTTAACATCATACTTTGTATCATAAGTACAAGTGATTCTATTTATACCATCCTCCCACCAAGGTTTGTCTGATGGCTATCTAATACCACTTGGGATGGTTATTGTAGGAGTAGAAGTTTCTACTATAGCATCTAGTATTTTAAATAATGTATCCAAGTCAAATTCTGGAAATTCATTATGTAAGTTTGTCAATGTCTTTTTAAAGTCTATCATATCCCTCAAATGTATTATCAATTATTGCTTTTTCTAGTGTAGTGTCTTTATATAGTCCATTTTTAATTAGATTTCTAACTGAATTGTCAACTACATTCCATATATCAATCAGTAATGATTTATTCTCTGGAACACTTCTAAGTGTACTTTCTAAATATCCAGCTTTTATCGTATTTATTAGTTGGCCGTTAATAAAGACTTCAAATTTAAATTCTTTATCCATATATTTTAGTATATCACACTTAGTCTATTTAATTCATCTAGGTAATCTAGAAACCATTGTTCATTTTGTTTTCCTTCTTCTGCAACAATCTCAATTAAAGATTCTGCTGCTAAGAGTATAGTTTCAGATAACTCTTTTAAATTTGGCTTAGTTAGTTCGTTGTATTTATCAGTCAAGTTTAACATAATCCATCCAGTCTTTTATATATGATTTACATTCCTCTAAATCTGGATAGATACTTGCTATAGTGCAACCTGTTTTTGGATTCCTAAAATGATGAAGTTTTGCTTCCTCATTTTTCTCCTCTTCTATATTTCTATTTAATGTTCTATTCCAGTAGTTGTATTTCTCATCTAGCATTTCTTTATCACATTCTTCCAATATTTTCATATTGGGATTACTCATTATTTTGTCATACTTTCTTTTTAAATTAGAAACTTTGACAACATCATTACCATTCAATACGACTGCACACTGTTTCATTTCACTACTTTATAAGTACATATCTTACCTATCTGCTTTCCTTGAATACTTATTTGTGGAAGAAAGTAGCAGGCTTGATTCTCAAATTCTTGAGGCACAAATATGTAATCAAATCTACATCCAACTACCTTATCGCAAACTTTATTCCAATCATCTCCCTCTTCAATAATAAGGGTCTTAACTCCTGTTGGAGTTACAGCATAATTCTCATTTAAATTTATCATAACTATTAATTTTTGGCGTTGCCCTACTAGGATTCGAACCCAGACTAAATGATTTAGAGTCATCTGTGCTAACCATTACACCATAGGGCAGTATTTATTTCTCTTTTAGAGATTTATTCTCCGCTGCCAATTTCTCTAGTTCTTTCCTTAGCTGTTCGTTTTCGTGAAATAAAGCCTACATAGTTGCATTTACATTAGCAAGAAGTATTCTTATTTGAGCTATTTGTTCATACATATGCTTTCAGTTGTTCTATTTTCATAGTTACCACATTAGATAATGCCATTCTGAATTTAGTAATCCCAGCTCTTACTGATTCCAATTTTCCACTTTCCAAACATTCTTGAATTTTATTCAATTCGGACTCTCCTAGATATTCGCAGACATCTATAAATAAATCATCATCTAAAGATTCTAAGTATTTTTGGAATTTGCCTACTTCTTCATTAGCTAGACAGCTTTCCTCTTTCTATCTTTCATAAGATATTAATAAGAATAAAGAATCATCTGTAGATTCCGCTTTAATGGTTAGACCATTACTTGATAGATAATACTCCTAGTTCTTATTAATTGCATCAACGAGATTCTTAAACTCGTCCTAATTTAGTAATGTTTCTAAGTCTGTAATCATAATTGTTTCTTTTTTAGTTATATACAACAATACCTTCTGAAGAGTTAAATACAAAGTTAAAAAATTCTAATTCTAATATTATACATATTTCATTTAGTTATCCGTAAATGGGTACAGGTACTTTATATAAATAGCCCCCTGGGGGTTTAATAAATTCGGAATTTAGAAATTAGAAATATTATTATATAAATCAGAAATTAATTTTTTAAATTCTTCTGTGGTCATATCATTCTTAGCAACATTTACTCTGGTAGTTGTGATAACAATATTTCCTTCTACGTACCCCAAATTACTATCTATTCTATCTATTGAGTAATCTTCGTAATTTTCTGGAATTAATCCAGTATAATAATCCTTATATTCTTGCTTTAATAATAATGATTCAATATAATCTTCAGTAATTGAATATTCTATATATCTAGAACTTTTCTTTGCTCTATTTTCTGATTTATATCTTAAATGTTTTGCAATTTTCTCTGATTGTGTTTCAGATTTTTTATGTGCTTTTTCTTGGGAGGTAATTGATCGATACCCTTTATTTTCTATATAAACCGCATTCTCTGGAATCAAAGAAATATATGAATAATTATTTAGTATTCCAAATATTGAAGACTCGTTATTATAAACTCGTAATATTCCATCTATTGTTCTTTTTAAATTTCCGCAGTTTTCATTCCCATTTACTCTTCTAGCTATTTCTTTTCTAGATAAATCTTCTGTTATATTCTGCTCTATACATCTTAACAAGAATCCCTTTTGAGCGTTAGTTAATTTTTCATTTAATATAAAGTTTGGACATGGATAATCCTTTAAAATTTTATATCTATTGTAAAAACCGTTAATAGTATGATTCTCTACATAATTTAGATCTACTAATTCTTTTAACATCTTAGGAATATCATTTTTTGATATTCCGAACTTTTTATTTAGTTCACAAGTACTAAAGTGAGCTAAATCTTCTTTTCCTTTGTATGCGTTTATTATCGCAAATAATAAATTTAGATTTCTTTTCATTTTTAATCAATTTAATTGTTCAATATTTATCTATGCTAGATTACTCAAAATATCCTGAGGGGTAAAGTTAAAATTTCAAAATCAGGAATATGCTTCTAATGTTAATATTTTTATAACAGACCGGGCTTTTATCATAAACTATACATGTAAAATTAACATAGTGGCTATAGAGCCGGCCTACAACCCCTTTAGTCCCCCCCCTGTATATTGATATAAAACTAAAACAAAAACAAAAGTAACTCACAGTATTAACAAATTAAAAATTTTTAGTATTATGACACTCGAAGAATTAAAGAACAGTAATCTCAGCGTAGAAGAACGTGCTAAATCAGTGGTAAACTCATTAGGTTTGGAAGGTAACGAACGTTCAGTTGTTGTCGGCTTGAAGAAAGGCGATAAGTTCCAGATTGTTGCTATGAATAAGATGGAACTGGCAAACAACACACAAAGAGAAGGACAAGCAAGGTTCGTGCCTATCACTTTCACAACTAACAGTGGTGCATCAATCGGAGCTAAACACTTCGCCGGCGTAACTATCGACGATAAAGCTCCCGCTATCGGTTCCACTCCTTTGGAAAACGCTAATTTCCTTGTTTGGTGCATAGACCACAAAGTAACATTTGTGGTTAAAAGCGTCACCTCTGAGGACATCGAAGCACACGGAGAAGTTCCGGCTTATACCAAAAGAACTTACAAACTTGAGGTTGAGGATTACGAGTAAAAGATTGGGGAGAAATCCCCTTTCTTTTATATACAAATAGTCTTTGTAGTTATGGACACGAGAAAAAAGTTCAGAACGAAAAAGTGTTTGTATAGCTGGGGAGCAATCTATGACCCAAAGACTGGAGAAAAGTTAAATCTCAAAGCGGACAGAGTTTATTGTAAAACTTCTGAAGCATGGATTATGACTTATCAAAAGTCAGAAGAAGACATTCCAAAAGTAATAAGAATTGTCTTTGTAGATTAACACGACTCTCTCGTGTATAAATAAGTGAGAGTGGCAGAATCTAATTGTAATCTCAGCGCACAACGAGATTTAAAATAAGTCAAACGTGCAGCTCTAAGGTATTATGAGTTAAAATAAAATGCCCATATGAACTCCATCATTGGAACATTGGTCAACGGAGAAATCAACAACAAAACAAAAAAATCAAAAACCGAGTTAACTTTTGTAGTAGTTTTAGTTTTATGTCTGGCTGATAGGAAAGACTATCATTTCTAGTAAAATCGTGTATGTTTCACGTGAAAATATGGAGAGTAAGGAGAATAATTGTCCACAACGTCAGCACCCAATTTTCCGACTTTTTCCAGTTTTCAAAAAATCGCCAGTAGGACGAGTTTTATAACTCATACTACAAATGATTATTTACTCTAACATTTAGCCTGTTAAGGCAACAAAAGCGGGGTTACGCAGATAGCCCAAATATCCGAAAATAACTGCTACGATTGTAATGTGTATATTCGCAAACTTAAACACTATTACAAGAGGATTGAGCTATAGGGTTGGTCGCTTATAGCAATATTATGAAGTACTGCTGATATGCCAGTAGACCAAAGCATATCATTTATAGTTATGCATTTTATTTATTTAGAAGTTGCCTAGTATAAGCCGCTAGATTAAAATAAGGCTAGCTGATAAGAGGGTACCTCATAAGGGTATATTTCCTACCTCGAACTCAGTCGCAAGAATATGGATTAGCTACCTATATTCTTAGTGAACGTTGGTAACGTAGATAGCATAGGAAACTATCTAAATAACTCTCCATCTTATTCTAGATAGCCTACAGCTCCCATAAGGAGCTTAGGCAGGTGGAGTATTTCCCTACTAGTACAAGTCAGTATATCTCCCTCTAAAGGAGAAGATTCTGGTTCAAGTCCGGAGTAGGGAACTATTGTTGTGTATTATTGGAGACTATAATGAGTACGCCCAGAGACTATGTAATTGTTGTGAAACAATTCAAAGGAGAGTGGCACAGGAAGGTCTTTTGATAGTGTTCATTTTTTATCCCCACAGCGGTGGGGATATTTTTAAAACTCAACCTAGGAGAGTATAAAATACCATCTGATGAGACCTAGACGAAACTCTGAACTTGTCGGTAGATAGGAGGGAAGTTAGTAACCGTCATTAAATGTGCTTTCTACGTTTCGGGTATTGAAGCAAAACGTGTGCTGAGGATGAGTTTCCTACAAAGAGCAGTTGGCTTCCGAGCTCATAGTCAGGTGATTACCTATTCCTGACATTTTTTTGTTAAACTCGTACGGGACGAGTATAAATAAACGCCGCTGTGATTGTCCCAATACTGATTGGGTAACCTTCGTCTACTTGGATAAGTTATGGAAATGAAGTAGACTGTGAGATTTATAGCGTTAGGTTCGCGCTATTCCAGGACTCACAATAAGGCAACCAACCTAATAGCAGAATAGGGGAATAGACGTAAATAGCCAATAACGTCATATAATATTGGCTCTGCTCAGGAGAAGCATCAATAGCATAACCAAGAAGTAAATGCGCCTGATTATTATTTTTATTTTTATTTATTATTTTAATTTATTACGAATTTTTATTACCAGCGTCCTATTAAATTAGGTTTTGTCATGGCTCTAGACATGTAATGCGTACAAGAGCTATTAATCAAAAACTCAATAACTTCCCAAGACATTGAGGGCACCAGTTTCTTACAATACTCGATACCTTGCCCGTAAGGACTTAGATAGGTTTTAATATCTAATTAGATATAACGTGAGTAAGTTTTAGGTGTAAAATGCAACAATTAAAAAGAAAAGAAAAATGAGAAAATTCAACAGATTACATTGCACTTCTACTGTTCGTGCAAGATTTACAGATTCATGGGGAAGAGTGATAACTCTCACTGGAAACCACGCCTTCGAGTATACCATTCACATAGAAGGCATTAGAACAGTTACAGAAACATTTGTGAATGGAACATTAGCAAGAAAAAGATTTAACGAATTAAAAAGAAAACCATGAGAAAAAGATTCAAAGCTTCGAGAATTGCATCCTCAGACAATTATGAATTGTCTAGAAGAATACATTCTCAGTATTTAAAGAGATGGCACAATGCTAACATCGAGGTAATCACTGAAATTACCACATCATTAGTAATTAAAGAACAAAAATACATAAGAGTATTTGGAGAATTAATTCCGATTTCGGAAGAGGAATTGAGAGCCCATAGCACTCTGATAATTGAGAACTAATATGGAAGATTTATTAGCAATTGTTAGATGGGGCATTACTTTGCCCGTTTGGTTATTAGAACATATACTGAAAGGTTTAACTTTCATTGTTCTAGTATTTGGACTTGTCGTTATGGCGATTTTATTCCCGCTATTTCGATCTACTTGGCGTCGTACAGGCGATTCTCGTATATTTAAGTATGCAACAAAGTGGAGAGGAAACTATCCATTAACAAAAAAAGTATTTAGTTTATGGCAATAATGAGAAGAATCATCGAAATAAACGGTGAGATAATCATGGTGGAAACCATGATTATTATAGGTAATATAATCCTTTGTACAATTCATATCAATGGAGAGCTAGTTAAGTATGAAATATTATCTATTGGACAGTTACGGGAAGATCGTTAGGTCTTTCCGTAGCTGGTCAGAAGCTAACAAATTCAGAATAGTGATGAATAGATTGGATTGGAGGATTGTACCATGACCTATATAGTAGTATTCATAATATTAATTATCATTTGGAAGGCAATTGAAGAACAATGAAGACAATACTTACTCACACAGGAAAGATTTATGTTGATACAGAACATAAACTTGAATTTCTAACCGTAGGAGACTATGGGAAAGAGAACAACATCAAAGCTAATTTCCTAGGATTAACTAAGGAGATTAATGGGGTAGCTAATACTGAAGTTGACCTTAGTAAGAAGTGGGTTGCAACCATTTCTACCCAGAAAGGTTGTCCGATGAAATGCAAGTTCTGTGATGTTCCGAAATTTGGATTCTATGGAAACGCTTCTATTGAAGAGATGGAATGGCAAATAAGAAACATTATCAAGAATGAAACTGTTAGGAATACTGACAGATTCAACGTGCATTTCGCAAGAATGGGAGAGCCAACTTGGAATGATAATGTACTAGCATTTGGGATTGTTCTAAAAGAAGTAGTAAAGAGTTGTGGATTGATAGCTAAGACTGTCCATCCAGTAGTTTCTACTATGCTTCCTAGAGCTAATAGAAAACTAGAGAACTTCATACAAACTTGGTGTGGAATCAAGAATGATTTCTACGGGGGTGAGGCAGGTCTTCAATTCTCAATAAATTCTACTGATGATGAACAGAGAAGAGAGCTATTTGACAACAAAAGTCATTCATTAGCTACTATTTCTGAAATGGCTAATCGTTTACCTATGCCAAAAGGTAGAAAGTATACGTTGAATTTCCCAGTTACTGCACAGACTATTCTGGATGCAAAGGAGTTATCTAGACTTTTCGATAAAGAGAAGTTTATTGTGAAAATAACTCCTATTCATGAAACTGCATCTGCAGTTGAGAATGGTTTTGAAGTAACTGGCTACTCTGATTATAATGTTTATCGTCAATTCGAACAGCCTTTACTTGAAGAAGGTTGGGATGTTATCGTATTTGTTCCGTCTAAAGAAGAAGATGCTGACAGAATAACGTGCGGTAATGCTCTTATTTCCGAAGAGAAGATTTAACAATTATTAACTACAATCTTGATAGTCTGCTGTGTATAATAGTGGACTATTACTTCCCTTAGTTCAACGGATAGAACAGTGGCCTTCTAAGCCTCTAATCCCAGTTCGAATCTGGGAGGGAAGACAGTTATTCTCCCTTAGCTCAACGGTAGAGCTTCTGACTTTTAATCAGAAGACAAGAGTTCGACTCTCTTAGGGAGAACTATTATAAACACTTAAAATTATGATAAATGTAGACGAATTAAAAAACAAAAAATAGCTTGGAGAAATTGGTGAACGTATAGCTATAGGGGAATTATCAAAATATGGTTTAGACATTCTTCTGCCTATGTCTGATAATCTTCCATTTGACTTTGTTATATATTACAATAAAAAGTTTTATAAAACCCAGGTGAAAACTACAGCTAGTAAAACTGTAAATAATTCTTTGAGTTTTAGCCTAACAAGTAATAATTATAACAAGGGAACTATTCATAAGTATGATGAGGAAGAAGTAGATATTATGATATGTTGTGACCTTCATAATATTTATGTATTCCCTGAATGCGATGTAGCCAATAGAAATTCTATTACTATTAGAGAAGAACCTCCTGCTAATAATTAGACAAAGGGAATTAATTTTGCTAAAGATTGTATTATATCTTTAGATAGATTAAATTACACCTTTTCTAAGATAGATAAAATTTGATTTTCTTGAATTTTTCTTTTTCTTACGCAGTGAGTATTTGTTGTGAAACACATACTTACACCTGGATATAGTTCAGTAGGTAGAACGCTGCATTTGGGATGCAGAGGTCGTGTGTTCGAGCCACACTATCCAGACGAAGTAATCACCATTCACTAGTAGAATAGATAATGTCTATTGGGTGCCTACGTAGATGAATCCCTGATTACTCCAATTAACAGAGGTGAGTTCCTTAAAATTGTTACCACGCACTAGTGCGGCTATTAGCTACTAGAGGACTTGGGGTGCCAAGAGGAAGAATTGTAGTAGTTATGTTAATTAGAACAAATCTGTTAATTGTTTTTATGGGATAGCGCCAAAGTTGGAGAGTTGGGACGGACTGTAAATCCGTTGCCTTTAGGCTTAGTAGGTTCGAATCCTACCTATCCCACAATTATGTAAAATAATATTACCAAAAGATGATAAGAATTTCTAGAATTGTAGCTAAGGATAGAATAGCAGATTTGCTAGACTTGAATTTCGTATCTAAGATAACTCTTAGACAAGGTAAACAAGGATTCAAAAATCCTGCAATTTGCAGAGTGGAAATTTACCTACAGGTTGATAATGATACAGAATACTTTAATAGTGTTATGAATAGCATTGTTGACTGGGGAAAGAAGCGCAATTGTAATATTGCTGTTACTACAGCAAACATGGCTCTCTATGATGGATTTATTAAAGAATCTGCATTTGATGACTTTGATTATCCTATGCCAAAAAAGTATAAGGATTTATGTAATGTATACTCTGACGAATATTTTAGACTATTTAATAGAAGAAAGATATAATGAAAGGTTATCTTAAATACTGTAGTAATCTAGATAATGAAGAGTATAACTCACTGTGGGAGTGTTATCATGAGTATTCGATATTAGATTGGTTCAAAGAAAAACTCAGCTATATAATGTTTGTATTATACTTATGGAAGACAAATACGAAGGATTATCTGATGAAGAACTTAAAGAAATCTTCGAAGATATGGAAGCAGACTATTGGATAGATTATTATAAATCTGTCTATGAATAAAACTCTATTAGCGAGACCTAGGATATGGATTTTAGAAATATGTATACCCACTGCATATAGGTTAGTCATATTTAAATGAGGAAACCAGGGTTCTCTACTAGGTCGATTCGGGATTGTAACCGGTAATTGGTAGCCGCGCAGACTGTAAATCTGCTCTCTTTTGAGACTGGAGGTTCAAGTCCTCCCAATCCCACACTATAATTAATTAGATTATGACAAAAGAAAAAGCAATTAAAGCTATGTCTGAAGGAAAGAAAGTAAGACATAGGTATTTCGGACCTGATGAATGGGTAAGTATGAACTCCAATGGTTTATATGTATTTGAGGATGGTATAATGGTTGACCCTTCACTATTCTGGATGGATAGACAGGAGTCATATTGGAGTGAAGGATGGAAACTAGTTTAACCTTTAAATAAATACAAAATGATAACGTATGAATATGGAGAAGGATACTTACCAGAAATCTGGTACTAGTGTGATATTCCAAAAAGAAATTAAGTAGTGTAGAGAATGTCCGCACTGCTTAATTGTTCCTGACCCTAACGACTGGTTCAATGACGAGAAAGCACTCTGTAAGGAGTCTGAGAATAAACTAATTGAGGGAATGTTAAGACCTTACGAAAAAGGTATTAATTCCAGATTGGTGTCTATTAAAAACTAATAAATAAGATGAACAGAATTAAAACAAAAGCCTGCCTTGAAGTAACTTTGGAGCAGGCACGCGAATGGTACGAAAGTGGTAATGAAGACTTGAAGAAATTAGCTCTTACCGCTTTTAGTGAAGAAATGCTAATTCCCTCTTTTCTAGAAGTATTAGAATCAGAAAAGTGGACTATATCAGCATTACCTAAAAGTGCATCAGAACAACTTGCTTCTCTGGCCATTCTACAACTAACCGCTAACTATCTAAATAAAGGATGGAGCAAAACAGAGGGTAATACTGGTTATTTTCTTGGAAAAGGTTCTTCCCTATTTGGAAAGGCGGAAACTGATATAAAAGGAGTGTACGTCGTTATGCACCAAAACGTAAAATATCCAGGTGTTGTTTATTTTAGAACCATAGCTGATGTACAGAAAGCGGTGAAGATACTAGGAAATAAGTTGTTGCCGCTATTCGAATAATTTGATGGTGTTATTAGTTCAGTTGGTCAGAACGCTACATTGTGGCTGTAGAGGTCAGCGGTTCGAATCCGCTATAACACCCAAACCATGTTTTATTAAATATTATAACAAATGAAAAGAACTATTGAAATTGAATGTCCAGATGGCTACAAGCCTATCTACAATGCCAAAACAGGTAATGTTGAAATTGTTCCAGAGAATATTATGGGACGAATAAAGACCTATGAGGACGCTAGAGACTATCTTGGATATGTTGTTAGCTATAATAGGTCCGTAAGTTCTCTAGCTAAGTTGCAAACAATTCTGGATGCGCTGAATGAAAAGCATAAGTTCAATCTATTAACTGGAACTGTATGGTATCCTCGGGTTCGGTTCTTTAGAATGAAATCGGTGCCGAAAGATGCAGAGGTCATTGGACACTTCCGTTATCAGGGCGAGAAATTCGCGTTGGTGGGCGGCCTTGCGATTCTTGGTGGCATTGCGGGTCTTGGCGATTTCTATTCTCGCAATGACGTCGGCTTTGCCTATTCCGATGTTGGGATGCTTGTGTGCAAATCTGAAGAGATTGCCAAATATGTGTCAACTCAGTTTGGAAAGCTAGTATTTGATGCTTGTTTTGCAAGACATTTTAAAGGTAAAGAATTTGAATGGCTTGACTAATGAAAAAGTTCCTTGTACTTATGCTTGCTATGCTCTGGATGAGCGTAGCAGCTTTTTCTCAGATAACTATATCACAAGAAGATTATGATAAGTTGCCTAGTGAAACTAGAACTCAAATCGAGAAGATAACAACAGAGAAAGCTATAAAGGGTGAAATAAAGGAAGTTTCTGAATATGCCAATTTAGGTAAAGAAATAGGAGTAGCGGTTAATGAAACTCTTAAAGCTGTAGAAGATTCGGCTATACGAATATCAGAATCAGATTTAGGACAAACAGCTATTACTATTGTAGTATGGAAATTGTTATATAAAGAAATTGCTGGATTGATAGTAGGCTTTATTTTACTTATTCTATGTATTTATTTTGCTATAATAGGAAAAAGCAAACTATCTGACAATGCAGATGATGTTGGAGGATGGGTCTGTGTTCTAACAGGAATTGTATTCTTTATAGCATCAATGATATGCATGTTTAGCTGAGGAGCAGTCCAAGCTATAGGCTGGTGTATTCCAGCTATATTCTGTGTAATATTGCTTCTTAGTATGATTTTTAGCTAGTCATAAGACTAGCTTTTGGAAGGGTGGCAGAGTCAGGTTTATTGCAACGGTTAGATGAATAGTTAGAAACTTTAATGTTATGTAAATGAACGCTTGGGAAAGCGACTACAAATCACATCAAGGCAATTTAGGGTTGGGCAGGGCTATAGCTTATTATACAACTAATTGTATTCCTGTCCTGATTCCTTTAAATGATACTCAAAAGTATGATATAGCAATAGATAAAGATGGGTTGAAGAGAGTTTCTGTTAAAACTACTCAATGCCTATCAAAGAGTGGCAACTACGAAGTTCTATTAAAGAATTGTGGTGGCTCTTCTGGACAATCAAAGATTAGACACTTTGATAATTCTACATGTGATATATTATTTATTGTAGTAGTCAACGGTGATATGTATGAGATTCCTTCAAGTGAGATTACAGTTAAAAGTACTCTAACTCTCACGGATAAATGGGACAAATATAAAGTTTCATTGTAATGGAAGTATAAGCCTAATTGCTAAGGCAGTAGTCTTGAAAACTACCAGTAATCGTGTAAAAGCGATGTGTGGGTTGGAGTCCCACTGCTTCCTCAAAACCGTCGGGCGGTAACACGTCCCCAGGGTTCGAATCCCTGTCCTTCCGCAACATATAGGATTGGTGTTTAACGGTTAGCACGTCGGTCTCCAAAACCGAAAGTAAGGGTTCGAATCCTTTATCCTATGCTATTTTAATTAATAAATTAGATTATGAAAAAGTTAACAATTATTTCATTGGGGTTGGCTCTATTGTGTAGCTGTTCTAGACCGACTCTTGAGTCAGAGGCAACAAAGAGTGTTCCAGATGGAATCATTCCGTTTGACGCTGTGATTCACTTTCGGTACAAAAATCATTATTACATTAAGTTTACTGAGGGATATGAAAGATCTAGAACCAGTGGAGTAGTTCATGACCCAGATTGTAAATATTGTAAGAGATGAGTGAAGTGTATTATCTTTTGGCAGCCATTTCATATGGTATTTTTCTAGTTCAATTCATCTTATCTTGGTTTGGTGGAGACACTGACTTAGATGTTGATTTGGATGGAGAACTAGATATGAATGTGAGTGATATTGTCTCATTTAAGGGATTAGTCCATTTTATAATGGGAGTTAGTGGATGGCTTTGTGTTAAGCAGTCCGTATCTCATTCTGTAGAATGGTATGATTATCTAATCGCATTAGTATGCGGTATTCTTTTCGTGGTTATACTTTACTACTTATATAAACTCTGTTTAAAACTCCAGCATCAAGTTATTCCAGAAGAGGGTGAAGCCTTGATTGGAAGGGTTGGGATTATCACAGTCCCTTGTGAAAACCATTTCTTCATTACTATTGAAGTAAATGGAGGTTCTGAGGAAATTGTGGCCTATCCAGAAGTCCCAAAAATGGGATATATGGTTGGTACTCGTGTGGTAATTTCTAAATTTGAGAATGGAAAGTATTATTTTAACTAAAAAAGAATTTTTAAAAGATGACAACAGAAACTCTTATTGTAGCAGGTGTTATTGTATTGCTAGTAGTTTTAACCTTTATTGGACTTTTGTCACGGTATCGTAAGTGTGCTAGTGATGAAATCTTGGTTGTATTTGGTAAGGCTGGTAAGAAAAAGGTAGTTAACGAGAAGACTGGAAAGTCGGAGGAAGTTATTCTGCCGTCCAAAATCATTCATGGTGGAGGTACATTCGTAATGCCAGTAATTCAAGACTGGGCTAAAATGTCCTTGAAACCTATCCAAATTCAAGTAAATGTTACTGGTGTTTCCAGTCAAATGATTAAGGTAACTATTCCTGTAACATTGACCACTGGTATTGGAACTACTCAAACATTAATGCAAAATGCTGCAAGTAGATTCTTAACAGCTAAAACTTCTGAAATCTCAGACCAAATCAAGGATATTCTCATTGGTGAAGTGAGAAGCTTAATGGCTACAATGACGATTGAGGAAATTAATGCTGATAGAATCAAGTTTATTGGCAAAGCTAAGGAGAATATTGAGACCGAGTTGAATAAGGTAGGTTTCAGTATTATCAACATTAACAATGCTGATATTTCGGATGATGCAAACTATATCAAGAATCTAGGTCAGAAAGCTGCAACTAAAGCTCTTGCTCAGGCACAGGCTGACATTGCAGAAGAGAAGAAGAAAGGAGATATTCAGATTGCAGAAACCAACAAACAACGTGAAATTGCTGTAGCAGACGCTGAGAAAGAGCGTGAAACTACTGTTGCTCAGACTAGACAAGAGCAAGAGGTTCGTGTGGCAGAGATTAACCAGGAGAAAGAAATCAAACTTGCAGAAGCTGAGAAGAATAAGCAATCAGGTATTGCTAATCAGAAAGCTGAGCAAGCTGCCAATATTGCTAAAGCTAATACCGCAGCAGAATCGGAGAAAGCTAAAGCAGAAGCTGAGAAAATTTCAGCTATAGCTAAAGCTCAAGCAGAAGCCGATTCTAATAGAGCAGAGTCTGAATCACTGGCTGAGGCTAATGTAGCTAAGGCTAAAGCAGAAGCTGACTCTAAGAAAGCAGAAGCAGAAGCAGAGAAACAAACTCGTATTGCTCAGGCTAAACAAAAACAGGAAGCTGAGACGCAAAAGGCAATTAACGAACAGGAAGCTGCAGTTGCTAAGTATGAGTCAGACAAGCGTGTAAAGGCAGCCGAAGCTGATAAGATTGCAGGAGTGGCAGAACAAAATGCTACAATTGAAGTCTCTAAAGCTAAGGGAGAAGCCGAGAAAGCTAAGGCTGAAGCTGAAAAGGTAGCAGGAACTTCTAAGGTAGAAGCTCAAATGACTATCGAGAAAACCAAGCAAGAAAAGCAACTGGAAGTAAACGAAGCAGCTGCATTGGCTATGGAAGCTAAGCTTCATGCTGAGACGATTGTTCCCGCTCAAAAGGAGAAGGAACGTATCACAATTGAGGCAGAAGCCGTTAAGCAGAAAGCCGTACTTGAGGCAGAAGCCAAGGCTGCTGAAATTCTGAAAGAAGCAGAAGCTAAAGCAAATGCTACAAAGTTGCAGCTAGAAGCCGAAGCTGAAGGTACAAGAAAGAAACTGCTTGCTGAAGCTGAGGGTAAGAGAGCATCTTTAATGGCTGAGGCTGATAAAGTCCAGGCTATTGAAATGGCTCCCGCTCTGGCAGTCCAGAAGATGATTGAATCTGGCTTGACTCCGGAAATGGTGGTTCAGTATAAGACAGTTGACCAGTTGACAGGTATTGCAGAAGCATCTGCTCAGATGTTTGAACACGTTCACCTTGGACAGGTTACTGTTTATGGTAACGAGAATACCGCTGGTAACTTCATGGCTAAAACTGCTGAGAACTTGAATCCTGCGTTCGACTTGCTTCGCTCTATACCTTTCGCTGATACACTGAAAAGTATTCTTGGCAAGAAAGAGTTGGAGGAGAAGAAAGCCGAAACAACTGAGTTTGAAGAAGTGAAGTAATTCACAGCGAAGGGGCTTTACAATTTCAATAGTAAAGTATAACAAAAGCCCCTTCGCAATTTGGAGGTATGGGTGAGTGGCTTAAACCACCGTCCTGCTAAGACGGAGGGCCTTCGGGTCCCGCTGGTTCGAATCCAGCTGCCTCCGCTTAATAAAATGTACTATGGAAGAAAGAATTGAAATATTTAAGTCTTTTCATAAGTCATTTCTTGATATGCTTATGGATGATACTTGGCTAATGGAGGAGCCTATTGACGTAGCTGAAACAGAAGCTTGCTGGAGATGGGCAATAGAATTAGGAGATGAAACTGTTCCAGTAGAAAAGTTTGAGGAAGAATTTAAGTTTTCTTTACAAGATTTAACTAACTGGTGGAACAAAAAAGTATTAAAATTACAATGATAGCTGAAAGTGCACAGAGTAGGCTATTGACTGCGTAGACCCCTTACGTCAGTATATGATGCGGTGGTTGAGGGACGGTCCAACAAAACTCTATTAGTAGTGTACAATGCTAGTAGACATAAGTCTGTTGAAGTCGCTTTGATATGTGCGTAACATATTACTTAGTGTATAACTTGCTTTGGGACTCTTTCCATAGAACGAAGGTTTTATCCGTTTACTTCTTCTATGCCTATATATATTAAACGGACATGGGAATGTGGTGTAGGTGGTTGTTGCACGAGGGTCTGAAAAACCCTAGGCTTGAGTTCAATTCTCGGCGTTCCCACGCATTGTGTGTTTTCATGGTAAATATGGGCTTAACGGTTCGAGAGAATAGCTAAGTTAAACTGGGCTATGGTGTAATGGTAGTCACATCAGATTTTGATTCTGAGAGTCCAGGTTCGAGTCCTGGTAGCCCAACTAAATACAGCTTCGCTAGGGAGACCTAGCCTTGCATACCAAGAGGCGGTAAAGTCAGCTGAATAAATCCGTTGCGGTATTACCTAGTAATAATCTAAAGCTAGCTAAAGAATAACTAGGAACATAGGGGTAGTAAGGCTGTATTTCTAAATTATATAATTATGGATAAAGAGAATTATAGAAAAGTAGTAGAATAGGTTATTAGACCGGTAAATAACCTTCCGTAGCCAGTCGGACGTTGGAAGCTTATAGTCCTACGATAGTGAGACTAAATCTGGACCCATAGCTCAGTTGGTCAGAGCAGCAGACTCATAATCTGAAGGTCGGGGGTTCAAAGCCCTCTGGGTCCACTTGGAGTGTACTAGAAATAAACGGAAATCTAGAGCAGGTATACTGAAAATAAAGGGTAAACAATACTAGTTCAGTTTACTAACATCGAAAGATAGAAAATAAACACCTGTGTATGTGAATATGGGTAAAATAATAGCATACATTCAGTTCGAATCTGAATACACTCCCACAATTTAGAATTACTAACGTTAGATTTGTAAAATATGGATTATCAGTATTTTGGATTGTTTTTAAATGAACATAATAGGAATGAGCTTATGAAAATCATTTTTGCTAATCCTATTATAACTAATCTGGTCCTTCAAAGAGGAAGTACTTTATACCTAGACCATTGTACTCTACTCCACAAAAATCAAAACGATAAAGAGATATATGACTCTCTTGTAAAGAAGATTGATGAATCATGGATGGTAGAAGTAAATGGAATAGGTTTCTCTAACAAAGCAATAGCTTTTAGAGTTACTATACCAGACTTGCCTTGTGCAAATGCCAAACCACATATTACTATTTGTACAATCAATGGAGGAAAACCAGTTGATAGCAATGGAATATGTGAGTGGATTTCTATTCCTAAACTCAACATTTGCTGTGAACTAAAATTAGTGAAATAATGTGGTCAAGAGAAAGTCCAATGAAAGAATATGCCAGGAAACATCCTGGCTGTTCTCTTCAAGAGTATTGTGAATATTTAGATAATATCACTAGAGAGGAAGCAGAAAGAAGGAGACTAAAAGAAGAAGAAAATAATCAACTTCTAAAAAGTTTTGAGGGAAAATGCTTTCAAATAAACTTCAATGGACAATCATTTGGTTATTTTAAGATAACTAAAGATATTACTGCCTTTAGAGAAGATGTTAAAGAAGATTTCTATGAGGTCTTCATAGACAGTAATACAACTAGAATAAGTCTTGAAAAGAAGAGAATGATAAATCGTCAATGGCTTCCTGGACAGGGAAGTGAAAAGTGTACAATAGTTCCTGAAGAATTGTTCAATAAAGTAGTCAAGTATTATCAAGAAATGTGTGCTATGGCTGAGAAAATAAGAGACAGGGAATTGTAACTTTGGGGTAGTGGCGGAATTGGTAGACGCGCTAGACTTAGGATCTAGTACAGAAATGTGTGAGGGTTCGAGTCCCTCCTACCCTACAACTTTTATTCAATTATAGATTATGAAAGAGTTAAGTGAAATTATTCAAGAATTGGTAGACAATAGCAATTCCATGAATCAAATTGATTCAAAAACTGCTATACAGTATGTTGTGGAGGCTTACGAAGCTGGAATGAATAAGGCTAAAGAACTTATCAACAGTGGAGAACTTTAATTAACTGAATGTTTCAGAACATTCATATTAAATAACAATTAAAAATAAAGAAATGAACAAAGTTTGGATGTGTTCTGAGTCTACATACACCCAAGTAGGCTCAGGTTACAAGGTTTCGGAATCTCTTCCGGTTGGTATTTACAGTATTAATCTGACAATGACAGGTTATCACCTGGATAAGTATGCAGACAAGTTCGTATTTCCGTATAAGATGTATGGACTGCAGGAAGATTTCATAGACCATGTAATCAAAACTTATAATAACACAGAAGGAAACTTGGGAATCATGCTTACTGGTACAAAAGGTACTGGAAAGACTGTCACAGCTAAAGAATTAGCTAATAAGTTGAACCTTCCTGTTATTATCGTAAAGGATATGGGAGACCATAATCAATCTATGATTGAGTTTCTCTCTGGCATTGAGGGAGATTGTGTTCTCTTCCTAGACGAGTTTGAAAAGAACTTCAGCGAATCGGATTCTACAATCCTCCAAATTATGGATGGAGTTTATAACTCCAAGTATCGTAAGGTGTTCTTGTTGACTACTAATGCAATGTCTATCAACGAGAATATGGTAGGACGTCCGTCTAGAATCCGCTATGTCAAGAAGTTTGAAAATCTTGATTTGAAGGTTGTAAACGAATATCTAGACGATGCCCTGGAGGTTCCAGAAGCACGTCAAGATTTACTTGACTTCATTGATTCTTTGACTATATCAACTATTGATATTCTCAAAACTATAGTTAATGAAGTTAACATTCATGGAATTGAAGGTTTGAAAAAGGCTAAGAGTTTCTTCAACGTAGTAACTAATGAGTATGAGTATTCTTGTATCAGAGGTTACGCTTACACTGGAGAAATTGAGCAGGACAAGAATAAGTTCTCTATTGAAAATTTCTCCAAGGCTGTTGAGAGATTTAATAATCCTATACCTAAGCCTATTGTTAATGACGAGGATAATTGTACTATAGAGGAAAGAAAAGCCCTCAACGAATATTATGAGTATCGTCGTCATAACTTCCACAGCCTGTCGTATAACTTTATCTATTCTTCTACCAAGTTCAGCAATCTTAAGGTAGGAGACGACTTCTACGATGACGAGATTATCGCTATCGACAAGAAGTTAAATGTTGTTGTTACTAAGGACGGTAACGAAATTAACTACTATTGGATTAAAGATCCTAACAGTAAACCATCTCTGTATCGTACAGGAAGATACGATTCTTTGGTACTTTAAAAACTGGGGAGCTAGTCTCCCCTTTATGTCTGGATGCCCGAGTGGTCTAAGGGGACGGTCTGCAAAACCGTGTTTCGTGGGTTCGAATCCCACTCCAGATTCTACACTAATTTATTTGCCTATGGACAGAAAATTAAGAAGAGAGCTTTCTAAAAGAAAGTGGATTTCTAGAGCTAAAAAAATCTACAATTCTTATAAGGAATTTTATGTTCCAATAAAAGGAATTAAAGATTATAGAACACGATTTACTTTTGGTTCGGTTAGAGTTTGTGAATCAATTACAGATTTTCTTAATGATTCTAAGTATGCTAAAATGCTTAAGAATTGCACTTCTCCTTACAGAAGTAAGATGATGCAATACGAATACAAGAAAGAGAATAGAAAAGATAGATATAAGGCTAAGAAAGATATTCAGGAAGGTATTCAGGAATATGAGTCCAGAGACAATCTTTCATGCTCATCATGCATATTCTATGATGGAGGTCTATGCGAGAAGGGATTATTAATGACAGATGATTGTCCAGAATATTGGGATTAATTATGGATAAATATATTAATGGAAATTTAATAAGGAGGATACTAGTTTTTAAAACTAGAAAACATCCAGAATGGGAGCATAAAATAGCAGATACTAAATTCTTATTCTGGAAAAGACATACTGACTATTGGTATCTTCTAGACCCATGCTTTGGGACTTACTCTGAGAAAGGGATGCTCGAATCAATTAATAAGAGAACATCTTTCTACAAGGACGGAATAGTATATCAGAAGCCGCATATTATTCTAGAGTTCTCGGAGAGACATGATGAGTCTATCTATTTTGATAGTGATGAGGAAATGGAAGGCTGGTTTGAGTCTTTCAGGCAAGAATTTGGAAAACCATTTATTTATATAGAATAATACCTTTATCCCAGTTTAGAGCTTAGCTCAAGTAGTGAAGAACAGTAGCTATTGGTTAAAACGAGGTGGAGTGCCAGACGAAAGACTGGAATTAACATAGTTTAACTTTGAATCTCCGACTATGCGGAGTATCATTATGGCAGAATTGATTTTCTTACCTAACGGAAAATGCGATTTGAAATTTCATGCTAACATCAAAAACTTTAAAAGAGTTGAGATTGTGAAGCATAAGAAGAACTTCTTCAGGGTCTATGTAGACCGCAACGATAGCGTTTATGACGTGAAACGGTGCGAAGTCATCACTTGGAAGACCATAGAGAGAGGGAAAAGAAAGGTGAATGTTCCTGACAAGGTTGACGAGGTACGTGATGTACATCTGTTTGACAAAACTAAGGGAAATCCGTTCAAGATTGCGGTTACTAAAATAATCGGCGAGATTGAGGCGCAGGAATTACTATCTTAAGATAGCGTTTTAGGAGAGTATCGTATAACTCTCCTTATGCAGATGTGGTGTTAATGGTTTGAGCACGTCAGACTTCCAATCTGAAGGGGAGAGTTCGAGTCTCTCTATCTGCACATTTGTAGGTATAGCACAATGGTTAGTGCATCGGCTTGCCATGCCGAGGATGTGAGTTCGATTCTCATTACCTACTCAATATTCCGATTTAGCTCAGTTGGCAGAGCGCCCACAACTATAAGGCATTGGTGGGAGGTCAGGGGTTCAAATCCTTTAATCGGAACAAATCTCGGTGTACCAGAGTGGTTTAATGGCTAGGACTGCAAATCCTTAGTTCGTCAGTTCGAATCTGACCACCGAGTCACTGTTTCGACATTTTCAGTCTAAATGCCGTATCTGGAGACGTTACCAACCAGTCGTGCTATACGGTTAGAATAGTCCGTGCCTCACTGGTAATAGAGGCATCCCTGGGTAGCGGATGTAAAGTAGCTACCAATATCGTGGAGTAGAGAAGCGGTCATCTCGCTAGGCTCATAACCTAGAAATCGTCATAAACGGTTCGAATCCTACCTCCGCAACAAAACTCCTTTTGTGGCTCTGAATTAGATTAATTATTAACAATTTTAAACTTTGATGTTATGAAGAAAGTAATTAATGTTGTGAAGAAAGCTGCTAAGTGGTATTTTGAACAGAGTTCTAAGAGCTATACATGGTTAGTTTCTGGAACTATTCCACCTCCCTACAGAGGTCTAGAGTAAAGATACTACTAAAAGGTAAGTACCAAAGGGGTACTTATCTACACCCGTGGAGAAAATTAATTGTATGGTTAGCCAAGTGGCCGACGGCAGTGGGCTGTTAACCCACCGTGAGAAATCCCATCGCAGGTTCGAATCCTGCACCATACGCCTTTTTGCTGAATCCTCCCTACTTTGTAGGTAATATTAATCCAGCAAATTTTTGGCAGATGTGAGGAAGAGAGTAGCCAAGACGTTAGCTAGCAACGTAGTACGCAATAATGGAATAGAAACGGCTAGTATCCATATCGTAATTCATTAGTTAGGTCTTTAACTGGTAAAGAGTTTACCACCGAGAAATCGGGCTTATTAAGAATTAGAAACTTACCTAATGAAAGATTACGCTGTTAATAATTTCAGTAATAAATTATTCGTCTCAAGTAATAGACGTTAAATGATTGCTTAGCAGATTTGCTTGTTACTGGATTGGATAATTTTATTGTTCAGCTAAAAACAAGGAACTAATACAGTTGTAGGGAAGCAAGTGTGTATTAGCAGCTCGGCACTGAGCTATACGGTTACGTAACAATTCCGTATGATGTGCATCCCCATTACGCTATTCTTAAAATTGTTACTGTGAGAAACTTAGGAGGGTTTTGAGGAGAGTAGTAATAGTTATATATTTATATAGTTATGGTTCGGAAAGGCAGTCGAAAGACATCTCCTTGCCTTTCTTTTTATGATTTAAATATATGCATCAGTGTGAATATTGCTGTTGGTATTACAATGGAAATTGTGATTGTCCATATGTAATGAAGAAACAAGCGTGTGAAAACGCTTTGAAAACTAAAGAGAGAAATGAAAGACCTATTAGAAAAGTACAAAATGTTTCAAACTCCAAAACTAGCTAATGAGATTTCATGGAAAGACATGAAGGAATTTAACTCTTATATGAAAGAAGTAGTTCGTGATTATAAGATTAAACAGGCTAAATCAATTCAGAGTGCTAGAAACGTAATAATATCCTGACCTGGCAAGGTAAAAATCCATTCGGGGTTTAAGTTGAAGCCAGTCCCTGCGGAATCATAAAGACCTTTTCTGACACGAGAACCGATAGTCGATGAACTGAGAGAGTAGCATGGTTGCGGACTTATGCTACTAGAACATGATTCAAACAAAAAAACTTATCTGGTATTGTTAAGTTGTGGAATCTTAACAGTGGAAATTTATGGGTATGTCACCAATTAAAAAGAAAATCCCAAAAATGGGCCGTTAGCTCAAATGGCTAGAGCGCTGGTTTTGCACACCGGAAGATAGGGTTCGAGTCCCTGCGTGTCCACAAACTTTATTTAAAAAATTATGAAAGTATATGTAGTTGTAGTAAATCATCACCCAGCTAACGCTCCTCAAAATTATGAAACTGATTGTCAAATCTTCTTAGACAAGAAACAGGCAGAGAAGTATAAAGAGGCTAAGGAAAAAGAGTTTCCTATTAGATGGGGAGGAGAGTATAATCATTGTAAACTAATTAAAAAGCATTTGTAATATCGCGGGATGATAGCAGAGGTAGCTAGTCAGGCTCATAACCTGAAGGTCGTCGGTTCGAATCCGACTCCCGCTACTAAGTTATTTTTAACAATTAAAATTAGATTATGGATTTCAAGAATCTTACAAAGGAATCTCTTCCGAAAGAATTTCAGGAGAGAATTGAACGTTTCAATCGTTTGTTCGTTGAAGCTAGTGATGGTACATTTGAAGAAAATGACCTATTCGATTATGAAATGGCTTGTATAAGACAGGCTTTATCATTTGCTGAATATTTCAAAGAAATGAGTCTGGAGGAATGTAAAGCCTTCTATGAGAAATATCCTAGCTTGTTTGAGCTGATTGAGGCTATTAAAGATAAACTTCCATACTTTGATAATGGTCATAGTGGAAACTCCATGAGCATGAGTTGGATGCTATACAGATGTTATAAGGAGAAACCTGAGCTTGTTCCTTATATGCATGGTTGTCTGGCTCAACTTGTTGGAGACGAAGGTTATCATGATAATCGTTCTGATGTTCCTAAGTTATGAGTGTAATACAACAATCCTAGTGAATTTGATTTAGAGAAATTAAATTCTCTTGCTAGTGATGGAATAATAACTAGAGAAATACTTAAACAGTGTAAACTCTAATAGAATAATTACATAGTTGGCTGAAGAAAACAGTAATGCCCAGGGACACACATTGGTAGCCTCAATGTGGCGGAATCAGTGAAAAAGACACGAACCTAGTAATTATTTTATTTATATGGGCCTACTTGGATTTGACAGGCGATTACAAATTATAAGGACGTGTAGAGCGCAATCTCTTTAAACGACGAAAACAAATAACTGCAGAAATTGCACCTGTAAGAATGGCAGCCTAAGCTGCTGGCTTATTAATAGACGCTATTAATCAAGTCGGGTTACTGGAGAGACCTAGAAACAGAAGAGGTTAGGTATATCGCTAATGGCGTGCGGACGGTAATCCGTGGTATATCTTTAATCAGAACACTCTAAGAGTTAGTAAGACTGAATCTCCGTTGTCTTTAAACAGAAGGGATGTGTGCCTGCGTGGTTGACTCACCACAAACACTCGTTTTCCTATTTTAGCGTTAAAAAGTAGGTGGTGGAGAGTTGACTTCGGTCAGCCCCAGTTTGGTGGTTTGTAAACTAGTTTCTGGAACTCCGATAGTGTAGTTCAGAGTAAATCTAGTAAAACTATCTAAATGCTAGAACTCACTAGCTGATGTAATAAAAATGAGACGCACGTTATCCTTGTAATAAGGGTTGTTTGGACACGGGTTCGACTCCCGTTAGGTCCACACTCTTTGTAGCAATTCCTGGCACGGGAAGTGTCCTGATATAAAGACGCTTGTAAATGTGCACTTGCATGGTGATACAAAGAGAAATAGGGCTATAGCTCAACTGGTTAGAGCACCACATCAATAATATTGGGATGTAGTTTAACGGTTAGAACAAGAAACTGATAATTTCTAGACGGCAGTTCAACTCTGTCCTTCCCAACTAATACTGTAAATAATATGTAGAAAATTTCTGAACAAATCAAACAACAAGTAAAAGTTCTTAGAGAAAATGGATATTCTTATGATAAAATATCTGAAGAATTGTCTATTGGAAAAGGTTCTGTTTCTAATATCTGTAAAGAATTTGGATTATGCCAAAAGATAGTTGAGCTAACTCCAGAGAAAATTATAGAAGTTTAGAAAATGTATGACGAAATAGGTAACATAAAAGAGGTTGCGAGACTCTCTGGAATATCCTATAATAGACTTCGAAACGTTATAGTAAGCAAAAAGATAACTCCTAAAACTGGCTACGACAACGTTAAAGAATATAGAAAGCGTACAAAATAGGAACTAGTCGAGTATAAAGGTGGAAAGTGTTAGATATGCGGCTATAATAGATGTAATGAAGCATTAGACTTTCATCACCTCGACCCAAGCGAGAAAGATTTCTCATTATCTGGGTAGCACAAACCTATAGAACTTTTAAAGAAAGAGGTAGATAAATGTATACTTCTCTGTTGTAGGTGTCACAGAGAAATTCACGCAGGAGTAATTGCGCTATGATGTGGAGGTTATCAGTTCAAGTCTGATTAGCCCTACTTAAATGATATATTATGAGTTACGGAAAGAAATGGAAAATGACTAGAAAACAAATGGGTAGAAATCCGCATAATAGAAGATGGAGATACCACGTTTGTGGAGGTCGTAAAGGAAAATGTAGATTTCAATTCTTTAGACATAAGAAATGGTTTAAAAAGTTAGAAGGAAAAGTATCTATGAGATTTGCTATGAGTAGAGAAATATGGTACTGGGATTAAATATCGAGGCTGTGGTGTAATGGCTTGCATATCACACTGTCATTAAAATTAATTAAACTTATCTGTGAATCGAGAACAATCTCTTAAATTGTATTATGAGAATCCTAACCACTGTAAGGAATGTGGTAAGGTAATCGAAGTACTAGATAATCAGAGGGTCGCAGATGTGAGGAAGAAACAGTTTTGTAGTCATTCGTGTGCTGCTTCTTACAATAATAGAGGTAGGATAAAGCACGATGAAAACAAGATATGTCCTAGATGTGGTAAACCTAAGCATAAAGATTCAGAAATGTGTCGTAGTTGCTGGGAAGAACTTAATGGAATTGGTAACAAAACATTAGGTTATTATACATCTGGGCAGAAGTACTTATCATCTAAATGTCAAGAAATAAGGACTAATGCTCGTAGAGTATTAGAAAGTTCCGAACGTGAGAAAGTATGCCAATATTGTCATAATCATGAATTTGATGCAATACTTGAAGTACATCATCTTAAAGGAATATTAGAATTTGACGAAGACACTCTTATTAAAGAGATTAACAATGAGAATAATTTAGTATGGTTATGTCCGAATCACCATATTATGTTAGAGAAGGGTTTAATTGGTCTGGAGTAATCCAGTTACACCGAGGGTTAGTTCAGTGGTAGAATAGCGCACTGTCTATGCGAAGGTCACCAGTTCGAGTCTGGTACTCTCGGCACTGTGAAGGTTGGGGTTCGAATCCCCCAGTCTCGGCAAGGCTTCTGGATGGATACGGATGCGGTCCCCGACAGTAAGCACAAGGTTAATGGTTCCCGAAGTAAAACCTAGAAACTTTTACTAATGAGTATATTCCCGCAGAGGTTAGAATTAGTAAATAGTGGAAATCTCCACTATATTCCCCTGTAGTTTAGTTGGTCAGAACACTAGATTTGTAATCTTGTGACCTCGGTTCGAATCCGAGTGGGGGATCTATTATTAATTAGATTAATTATATGACTAGATTAGAAAAGTATTTATTAGCGACAGCTTCCGAGATTATCGAAGCTGAAACCACTGTTTCTCGTTATTTTGTTATAGGTAATGTAAAAATACGAGTATCAGACCATTGGAGTAAAAATAGTGATGCAGATTTGCACATTCTTGTTCCTTATAATGGAGGAACTAAGTATATAGTAACTACTAAAGACAGTCCTGGAAAATTTCTAGTTTGGAACGCTAACCAAATCAAGGATTTTATTCCGTCATTGCAAATAATGAAAGGACTTAAAGAGTCTGTTACTTCTGCACCAAAACCGAAAGATTCTGCTGTACAGAAGATTCAAATGGCTTTAAATAATACAAATCCAGACGCAAATTCCTTAGAATTTGATGGAAATATTATTGAATCCAGATTGAAGGAGAAAAATCTTACTGCAAAGCAGAGAGAAGTATTAAGAAGAGCTAAATCAACTTGGGATATTTCTCAGATTGGAACATTACCTAGCATGGTAAAAGTAGACCTAGGGTTAAGTAATGGCTCTATAAATGAGGATGTCCAGATTTTCTTAACTTGTACTTCATTGACTTACAATGAGTTTTTGAACATTTACAAAATAATTGTTGTAGATAATCATAAGACTCCAACTATTAAATTACTGCAAGAGGCTTATAGTCTTATTGCGTAATCTGGATAGCGCCATCATCTAAGGGTTAGGATACAAGATTTTCATTCTTGGCATACGGGTTCGAATCCCGTTGGCGTTACTATGTACCCCAGCAGCGAAAGTTGTTGGGGTATTTTTTGTTTAATTTAATTTGTGTTTAATGCGAAAAACATTTGAATTTGTAAAAGTGGGAGGAGTCTGGTTTTATTGGTGGCCAGATTTCGATGGAAGCCCAGAGGAGCTAGTTATGGTTGGCGGGGCTGACGATCTTCTTGATTCTCTTGATGATAGATTTGTTAGGTTGCAGATGGTTGATCCTCCTGTAGCTAAGATTGTTCTATCTAAGATTGAAGAAGATGAGAATGGAGCTACTTACTTGTGTAAGAGTAAGAATTATAACGATAGAGTTTGGATTTGTCCAGTAACTCTACTAGTATTTAACGAATATCCTCAAAACATTTACTTATCTAAATTATAATGAAAACATTAGATGAAATTGTGAACAATTACGAAGAATGGTCTGTATTTCTTGATGATAGATTTGGAGTTAGATTGGCTCAATTTCTTACACAAGAACAGTTAGAGAAAATAGGTTTTAAGTGGAATAGCGATGAACCTTATCCCGAACCCAAAGAGTGGACTAGAGAGAATGTTCTTTCCCAACTTAAAGAAGATGTAGAGTTCGGATTTGAAAAAGCCCTTAACAAGAGAGGTATTTCTGCAAGTCTGATGTTTGCTGTAGTTCTTAGATGGAATAGAGTTCTTGAGGAAGGCTTGGAGGATTATCCAGAGGATAACTATGCTATGTATGGATTGCCATTATTTAAGGCTACTGCGGAAAAGTATGGCTGGGAGAATCCTATCGGAGACGATAGTGGAAGCGAGGACTATTATAACGAAGAGTATGATGAAGGATTGTACTGCGATTAAAGTCATTACCGAAGCTCTGGAAGAATATGAAAATAATTTCAACCATAAGATAAGTATCTTAGAAAGCAAGATTATTCTCTATGAAAAGGAGAGAAAAGCTATTATAAGACATCTTAAGGAAGGGAATATAGAATTATTAAAGAGTTATTTTGGAATTGAAAAATGAAGGAATACTACCTGATTAAGTGTAGAAATAATATCCCATTCATTATAGGTCAGTATGATACCGAAGAAGATGCTAGGAAGGCGAAGAATCGTGAGAATCCTAATTCCGAGCTTATGATAGTAGTTAACATAGAAAAGGATAAGCCTGAGAAAACATCATGATTACTGAGATTTCATACGATAAGGACTTATTAGGAAATGAAGTTAGGGGTACAAATACCTCCTACTGGGGTATATCAGCTCTACAGGCAGGCCATGATGACATTCGCCAAGATCTTTCAAAGTATTTATTTAGAGACTGTGTGATAGATAGTGGACATAAAGGGATAATTATAGGGTTCGAAGATAATAACCAATTCTTTGATTACTATTATATAGTCTATGTCCCAGAACTTGATAAAGTTGCTTATCAACCATGTAATGATGCAAGATTTATTAATTCTATTGAGATATGAAAAAGAGAGTTTTAATTATTTTAATGATTAGTATTGTATTCGGATTTGCAACTGGTTATTCTTTGCATCACTGGATACATTCTGCGAGGTTTCCAGAGGAGAAAATTATGCTGATGCCGGAACACCCATTCTATTTGATGGAGGAGGTGAATGAGGAAGTATTGTATAATACCCTTAAACACTATGATTTCCCAAGCCCTGCTATTATAACAGCTCAAGCTGTTCTAGAATCTGGTAACTTCAAGTCTAAACTTTGTAAGGACAACAATAATTTGTTCGGATTGTATAATTCAAGAACGATGTCCTATTTCAAGTTTGACAGTTGGATAAGCTGTGTATTTGCTTATAAGCAATTTATTCTAAGTAGGTACGATCCAGAAGAGGACTATTATAGATTCCTAGATAGGATTGGATATGCCGAAGATTCTCTATATGAGAGTAAAGTTAAAGAATTAGAGTTAGATATTATTAACAAGTATGGAAGCTCAGATTGAAAAAGATATTAAGCTTAGAGAACAAGCTAACTTTAAGATTTTAACTAGACTAGCTCAAATCATAGAATGTAGTCCACATTTGCGATTCCAGCAAATATTATCTAATTACAAAGTTTGTGAATTAGGTAAGGATAAGTTCTATGAGGAGAGTATAGAAACTCTTAGGAATTTAGAGGGAGAAATGAACAAAAAGTTGAACACTTAATAGATTTAAAAATGGAATTTAAGAATTTTAAGAAAGATGTAGAAGCTGCTTTCAACAATATGATTGCAGAAAACCTGTTTGTTGCTAATGTTGATAAAGACCTCCTTTGGATGGGCTATCTTCTGTCGTTTGAAGATGAAACTATTAGACAAGACCATAACTGCAATGCCTGTAAATCTTTTATCCGGCATTATGGTAAAGTTGTAGCGATTGACCCTCAAACGTATAAGATTAAAACATTCTGGGATGATGTGCATACTCCTGGATATGAGAAAACAGCACAGGCTTTAGCCAAATTAGTTAAGGAAGCTGGAATAGGAGACGTCTTTATTCAAGATGTGAATGAATTTCATGGTTGTGACCATAATGTTCAATTGCTTCCTGATGGAACAACCAGAACTTGGACACATCTGTACGTAACTATTCCGAATAACTTCAAATTCAACAGGCGAGTTCATGGTTTTGACTCTGCTGCCGGTTACAGGGGAGATGTCAGAGCAAGAGCTGGGGTATTTGAACGCTCTATCAGTGAGCTTAAGCTGGAGGCAGTTGAAACTGTTATTGAGCTTATAGAAGGAAACAATCTCTATAGAGGTGCGGAGTTCTTGAAGAGTTTGGAGGAATTTAGAAGAACACTAGTTACTGCTCAAACTCTGAGTCCAGAAGTAAGAACTAACTATTGCTGGTTAAACTTTAAGTCTCCTATAGCTAAGATTAGAAATACGGCTATGGGAACTTTACTTATTGACCTAAGCAATGGTGTAGATCTGGAGAAAGCCGTAAGAGCATATGAAAATATCATGGCTCCTTCTAACTATAAAAGACCTACTGCTCTTATCACTAAGAAGCAAATTGAAGCTGCTCAGAAGAAGGTAGAAGAGCTAGGTCTTACTGATGCACTTCCTCGTCGTCATGCTCATGTGGAAGATATTTCTGTGAATGATGTTCTATTCGTAAATAGAGATACTAGAGCAAAGATGAAGGGAGGAATGTTTGATATGCTCTCTGAGACTTCTACAGTAAATCCAAAAGAGTTTACTAAAGCCCAAGAGGTTTCTGCTGATGCCTTTGTCAAGAATATACTTCCGGGAGCTAAGGAGGTTTCTATCTTGGTAGAGAACAGACACATTCCCAACTTTGTTACTCTGACTGCTCCTGAAAATCCGGATGCTGGACAGTTGTTTAAGTGGAATAACAACTTTGCTTGGGTTTATAATGGTTCTGTAGCTGATTCTTTCAAGGAGAAGGTAAAGGCTGCTGGTGGAAATGTAGACGGCTTCATGAGATGCTCTCTTCACTGGTTTAACTATGATGACCTTGACCTTCATGTAACCGAGCCTAGTGGAAGAGAAATCTATTTTGGAAGTAAAACTGGTCATACTGGAGGGACTCTTGATGTTGACATGAACGCGGGTTCTGGAAAAACTAGAGATGCTGTTGAGAACATCATATGGACAGACCCTAGCAGACTAAGACCGGGAGATTATGTGGTAAGAGTGCACAACTTCAATAAGAGAGAAAGTATTGATTTTGGTTTCGAAATGGAAATTGAGATTAATGGAGAACTTCACAAATTCCAGTATGGAAAAGTAGTTCCGAACGATGAATATGTTGAAGTTGCTCGTATCCATGTTGATGGACAAAGAAACATTTCCATGACTCCTACCATTAAAGAGGGTTCTACATCGTTCAAATCTACTAACGAGTGGGGAATTGATACAATGAAATTCCAGAAGGTTTCTTGTATTATGTTCTCTCCTAATCATTGGGAAGGCAACGCTATAGGAAATAAGCATCTGTTCTTTATGATAGATGGATGCAAGAATCCAGATCCTGTTAGAGGTTTCTTTAATGAATATCTGAGAGCTGACCTTGAAAAGGAGCATAGAAGAGTGTTTGAAGCTCTTGGTTCTAGAGCAAAAGCTGAGTACAGTGATGACCAGTTAAGTGGATTGGGATTTTCTAGCACATCACACAATGATGTTGTTGTAAAAGTTGATAATAAATCATTTAAAATCATTTTCTAATTATGTTTAAACAAGCGTCAAAAATGAAGTTGCGTTTCGCAACTAGTAAAGGTAATCTGAGTGTAGAAGATTTGTGGGACTTGAGCCTGCCAGTATTGGATAAATTAGCTGTTTCTTATGATGAGGAACTAGCTAAGAGTCCAAGAAAGTCTTTCATAACTAATGATACTCCTAGCAATACCGAACTTGAATTGAAGTTCAATATTGTGAAGGAGATTATAACGGATAAACTAAAAGAGAAGGCTGACAGAGAGACAGCTAAGAATAAGGCTGCTGAGAAAGCTCGCTTAACGGAACTGTTAGCTAAGAAACAATCTGAGAAGTTAGAAAGCTTGTCCGAAGATGAAATCAAACGGAGACTCGCCGAACTCGGGTAAGTGTGTAGTATTAAAGACTGTTAGTCCGCAAATCTTAGACAAACTGAGAGAAAGCGGATTAACAGTTTGTATTTGTTGTGAGTTTGAAGGGACAGCCTGGTTGATATTTAGACCTGGCTTGCCCTTTGATGTTCATGGAGAGGGTTACGATTTTGAAGAGCTTGGGTTAATTGGTACAGAAGCTAATCTAAGATACTTTGAAAAAGTTACTCCAAACTATATTGATTGTGGAACTGATGTTGATAAGTTTATTAACACCTGTCTACAATTTAAGTAAGTTAACAGTTTTTAACTTTGAATTTAACAATTCGGAGACTAATCTAGTAAGAAGATTAGAAAAATGATACTTTAGGGTTATCTCTCGGTAGCGGTTCGTGAGAATAGCTACTATATGCCCGAATGGTGGAATTGGTAGACACGTCATACGTTCACAAATTTTAACTTAATGGATTAGGTAGATTCAAATTTAATTACTATCTTTGTGTACTAAATATACAGGGATGAGTAAGAGAAAATGGACAGACGAACAATTCATTGAAGCAGTAAAAACTAGTCTATCTCATGCAGAAGTGATGAGAAAATTAGGACTTAAACCTGCTGGCAGTAACTATGAAACTGTAAAGCGTAAGATTAGTGAACTTAACTTAGATACATCTCACATGACCGGACAAGCTTGGAATCAAGGAGATAGATACAAACCTGTAAAAGGGGCACAACCGTTAGAATCCATTCTAATAGAACATTCCTCTTATAGAAGTACATATCATTTAAAAGATAGATTGTTAAAGGAACGTGTGAAAGAGTACAAATGTGAATGTTGTGGTAATACAGAGTGGATGGGCAAACCTATTGCTCTAGAATTACATCATGTAAATGGCATTAAGGATGATTTAAGGATAGAGAATTTACAACTACTCTGTCCAAATTGTCATGCTTTTACTGATAATTACCGTGGCAAGAACATAAGTAAATAAAAGGATGGCGCAGTGTCGGAACTGGTATACGAAACGCACTTAAAATGCGTTGCCCTTTATGGGATTGAGGGTTCGACTCCCTTCTGCGTCACTGCAGTTAATATTTAAAGAATATAAAAATGAAAGAAAGTGTATTTTTTGGAAACGAAGGATTAACTTCTACATCTGCTAACTATTATGCTAATGTTGCGCAGGAAATGATTCAGGCTGCTACTGAGCGCCTGAATAGTGTGAAGTTCTATCAAGTGTCCGTAGCCTCCATAGGAGGTGGTGAGAAGCAATTAATGACAGTAGGTCAAACTTCTCTGGACTTTATTAAGGACGACTTAGAAAAGTCAGCGGAAATGAATAGCTTCTGTGCTTGGGTGCGGGAGGCTATTAAGAAAAAGGAGGAATTGATTTCCTATACTACTGCTTGCTCTATCGAAAAATGGGCTAGAGAAAACAATGTTGAAATTCCAGAACAACCTCAATATCCAGATTCACCTATTAAGGCAGATGAGAAAGAGGTAATGGATTCATGGGATGCCAATAAGAGAAACAAGTACCTAAGACTTGAAGCATTTGCTTCCACTTATGGGAAATATATTCACCCAAAAGGAGCTTTTAGTAAAGCTAGAAAAGATGTTCATGCTGCTGAAAACTGTCCAATCTACAAGGAAGGAACTGGTAGAGACTTAATTCTCTATTACCAAGACCCAACTATTAAGGTAGAAGATGTCGATGCAATGTTTATGTCTCTTCAAGATACGTATCGTTCTTATGAAAAAGAACTAAACGCTATGAAGGCAGAACTTAAAGAGACTGTAAACAAGCTTGATATGACTAGAGAAAGGGAATATCAAGACAGGGTGGCAGAATTTAAGGCTGACTATGAGAGATATAATTCTAAAATGCAAGAGTTTAGAAGTCAGTTTAATAACTGGAGAACATCTGAACAGGAGAGAATCTCTCAACTAAAGATTACCTTGCCAACGAATCTTCTAGGAATTTTCGAAGAGATTAGGAAACAAGGAGATCCCTCCTCTAAGTAATTAGAGGAATTTTTTGTAGGAAGCTAACAATTTATATATACGTTAGGAATAATATATGAATCTTTATTTGGAAATCTAAGGATTTCTGACTTGCACATTCGCTGGTCTCACAAAAATCTTGAAATTACTCTCTTATTGAGAGTCTTTGTCTTAGTCTTCGCTAGTGTGACCAGGTCTTTGACTTTGATTTCATCTTTGCCTGCGTGTTAGCTTCCTACTATAGCTCACCAACCAAGTTGTTGGAGGAGTTACGAAGCCCTGTTAAGGGTTTCAGCATTTGCTTCAGTTACAAGTAATCTTTAAACTTGGTGACTATTATCCCAAATTCTCAACAAGATGAAGAGGGAGGTTGGCCGACCTAATAACGGTACAAGCTCTTCGGAGTGATAGGAGTGGGGAAAGTATCTGAGAAGCACAGATACTGGAACCACTCTTTTTTTTTGATAGATAAAATGTTTAACTAATTAAAATTATTGAAAATGAAGAAGTTACTATTGCTTTTTGTGTTAGTTGCTGCTATGTCAGCTTGCACACACAAGACTCAACCGGCAACTGTAGTTGCAGAGGACTCTGTTGTAGTCGTTGAGAATGTTGTAGACACAACTGCTGTCGATTCTATAGTATCTAACGATAGTATTCAGTAAGTATGGATTTCATCGCAACTAGAGTTAGTGAACTCCTAGAAAGGGTCTCACCCATTAGACGATGGCTTATTTCCGATGTTGCGAATGAATACTACCGTGAAGGTTATCAAGATGGTCAGAAGCTAGTCTATAGAAATGTATTGAAAGGTAACGCATTGAAAGAATTTATTGAAATTCTTAATCATTGCGGAATCAAATTGAGTTACAATCTGCGGAAAGGAGGTTTAATTGTCAGTGTAAGACCTGACAAACTTCCCAACCTGCAACGTCTCGTTGAATGTTATAAAAATGAAAGTAAAGAAGACAAGAAATTTCAGTGATGCCCCACCTCTTGATGTTCAGTATAACTATATCATGGAGAACTTTGACTTTGACAAGGTTCTAGAATATATGAGTTGGGACAAGAGTCATAGAACATATGACGATGATGGAAAATGTGTAGGAAAGTCTCCTTGGAGGATGTATATAAGTCCTGGAGAGTATAGAGTTCCATCTATTTCTGACCTGAGAACACTAGCTAGAGACTTACTTACGCAAGTAATAAGAAATTACAGAAACAGCAAATCAACATTTGTTTCTATATCTACTGGGCCATTTAAGGCTATGTGTAGATATGGTATGCTAGAGTTGGTTGGTGTTATAGAATCTTGGAGCGATGATTGAGTTCAATGAAGTGTTCTGTTTAGATTTAAAAGATGATTTTGAGGAATTAGGAAGGCATGAGAGAAATTTCGAGCTAGACGAGTTCATTCAGAAGGATTTGAGTAGAGCTTTTGCTTTTGGTTATTGTCACTTAGATTGGATAAAAGAAAAAATGTGGTTTCCAGTCTCTATTAGAAAAGCCTTGAGGCATCTTGGGGATAATTTGGAAGACTTTATTCCACAAATTAAGTGGCTTAATGAGAAGTATGGAGCTGTAGGAAAGAGAGTTAGAATAAGTGATTATGCAAACTATATTTTGGATAATATATTTTGTGATAATCAAGACGACCTGCTAAAGATAGCAATACTACTAGGAACTAATCTCAGGACTAATACTCAGAATGAGTAATTTAGAGGTCTTTACCGATGGAGCTTTTAGTTCATCTAGAAACACAGGAGGAGTAGGAGTTGTATTCGTAATTGATGGGAAAAAATCCTATGAATTTAGCAAGATGATTCCAAATACTACTAACAACAAATGTGAGTTGTTAGCTGTAATATATGCTCTTAATGCAGTAAGTCGTAAGATAGAATCTCTTACCATCTATTCAGATTCTCAGTATGTCATAGGATGTGCTACAAAAGGATGGAAAAGAAAAAAGAATGTAGAGTTGTGGAACTTATATGACAAAGTTTTTGCTAAGACAAGCCAGTTTTGTCCTGACATAAAATTTTGTTGGGTTAAGGGACACACTTCAAATTCCGATTTCTTTTCTGAAATGAACAATTTAGCAGATAAATTAGCAGTTGAAGCAAGTCAAGAATATGAAACTAAGAAAGAACAAAAACAAGAGACTCATTAAAGAGGCTATGAAGTTCTATCCGTTTGATTATGGTTTTGTTCTCTCCCTAGAGAAACAAGCTTTAATTAGAATGTATGAATACTTCAAGGTATCTAGAATTGCTGAAGGTAATGAAGTTGTTGAAAAGAATCTAAAACTCGCACTAGAACTTTTAGATATTGTTCTAGAGATAGATTCTGCCTATCATTGTGATTTCAGACCTGGGTCTGAAGGATTCGTAGATAGGCACATAAACATTAAGAACTGGAAACGATTCTGTCCTAAAGCTGCTGACCTTAATTGGGATACCCCAATTCTCAAAGATTATCTAAGAAGAGAAAAAGCCTGGTACTTGTACAATAAACTTAGGTTTGAACGTATGAGAACTTGGTGGGATTAATTTAATTAATTTAATTATGAAGAGAATTTTTAGTATTATTTGTTTGTGTTTAATGTGTGCATTTGCTAGCGCACAAGTTGTTGAGACTGGAAGTATGAAGGATAACTGGTATATTTCTGGTAATGTTGGAACTACTATCTGGGATAACCATAGAAGTTGGGCAGAACCGAATGATGTACTAGTAAACATTGCTATTGGTAAGGAAATTACTCCTATCTTTGGCTTGGAGTTAGACATGACAGCTGGAATGAATCAAGGAAATAAGACATTCTTTGATTCACACAATTTGACAGCTAATGTTACTACTAATCTTACTAACTTGATATGTGGATATAACGGAGATAGACGTCTGTTTGAACCTATATTAATTGTCGGTGCTGGTTGGTATCATACTTATGGAGATGTCTATAATAATGTATCCGCCCGTGGAGCCGTTAGATGTAACTTTAATATCTCTAATAGATGGGCATTAAATGTTACTCCTGAGTATATGTTACTTCCCAAGACTTCTCCTCTGAATCATGAGTTTAATGTCTATATTGGTGCTACCTATCGCTTTAAGTCTAGCAAGGGTAACTTTCCAATTATGAAGTTGTATAGTGATGCTGAGGTTGAAAGCCTAAATGCTTCTATTAATGAGTTGAGAGCCAAGAATGAGGAACTTATGGCTCGTAAACCAGTAGAAATTGTTAAGACAGACACAATCAAAATTACTAAAGTAGAGCTTTTGACTCCAAAAATTCAATTCCTTCAAAATTCTTCGGAGATTTCCAAAACTTCCAATGTGGCTGTCTCAGAACTAGCTTCCTATATTTCTAATAGTGGAAAAGCTTATGTGATTGAGGGATACGCTTCGGAAGAAGGTCCAGAAGAGTTTAACAATAACCTTGCTGTAGCTAGGGCAGAATTTATGAAGAAGGCTCTGATTAGCTATGGTGCTCCAGAGGATAAATTGGTTGTTAAGGGATGCGGAATTACCACTGAATTTGGAGATAATGAATTTAATCGTATTGTAATAATTTCTGAACAATGAAGTATAAGAAAAAAGTAGCTTGGTTAAAAGCAAAGCAGGCATGGTGGGATAAACAAGGAAAAGACTTTCAGGCTGCAACTACCAGACCTGGGTCTATTAAAACTCGATGAATCATGGTTGCATTTATAATTGTGTGCATAATGTTTGCTGCGTATATTTATTATGACCCGTATGTAGATATTACAGAGGATAATGTACTACTATGGTATAATAAAAGCGGCAATAGAGAATATATTATTCTATGGTCGAGAAAAACTTAATTAAGGCATTCATCGCTGTTCTGTTAATCGTTGTGATTTACAACGTCAGCTTATGGTTATTATCCGAATCATTGTATGCTGCAAATATCTTGGGGTTGTTACTATTACTAGTGGCAATCCCAAGTTTAGTTTATAGGATATTCAAATATATTAAGAAACATTATTTAAATAAGGAAAATGAAGACAATTATTAAGCTTTTGTGTGTATTAACTTTGGTGTTTGGCTTGTCTAGTTGTGGCTATGAGAGAATTGATGCTGGTTACGAAGGCATTAAGGTGAATCTATACGGAGATGGTAAAGGAGTAGACGATGTGTCTCTTGTTACTGGTGCAGTATGGTACAATCCTGTTACTACAGCTGTATACGAATATCCGACATTCGTACAGACTGTGGACTATCCTCCTTTCAGTATTAATGCTAAAGACGGATCCTCGTTTACTGTAGACCCTACAATTTCTTTGAAGATTGTTGACGGGAAATCACCAGAAGTATTTAAGAAGTATAGAAAGGAAGATATTGTAGAGGTAATTAACACTACTTTGTATAACTACGTAAAGAATGCTTTTCGTATTCAGCTGAATAACTATACTACTGATGAACTAGTAAGTAAACGTGAGGAGTTTGAGAAGTCTATAGAAGATAGACTGTCAAAGGAACTTTTGGCTGAAAACTTTCAGCTTGAACAAATGACTTCTGGTCTTCAATATCCACAGACGCTAGTCAATTCTATTGATGCTAAGAATGCTGCAATTCAACAGGCTTTGAAGGCAGAGAATGAAGTTAAGACTATTGAGGCAGAAGCTAAAAAGAAAGTAGCAGCCGCACAAGGAGAAGCAGAAGCTCTTAAGATTAAGGGCGATGCAGAAGCTGAATATAATAGAAAGATTTCAGCATCTTTGTCAGTTCTCATAGTTCAGCAGGATATGATTAAGAAGTGGGATGGAAAACTTCCTACTTATGGTCAGGTTCCCACCTTATTTAAAGACGTAGCTAATAACAAATGATGTATCTAGTAATATGCACTGTGATGGTAATCATCACAGTGCTTATCTTGAAAGATACCCATGTAACCGTTTATTACAATTGGTATAGCAGAAGTGGGCCACATATAGAAGAAGACTATGACCTTAAAGTTCCAGTGTGGCTAGTTTTAGTAATACTAATCCTAGGATTTATCCCAGTACTGAACATTATGCTATACACAGTAGGATATTTATTCTATATAGTTCATGCTGTGTGGAATCCAGATAAATTGTCTGGATATACACATAAGTTCAATCTAAGAGGAAATAATTTTCTAACTAGAATAGTGAAGAAGATATGGAAATTCTTAAATGTATGTGTATAACACTGAAACATCTTAGGCGAATACTTAAACATAAGTTTTGGGTAGCTTATTACTGTTTTCAGTTAGGTCTATACAAACAGGGTATCTTGCACGACTTATCTAAATTCGGATGGTATGAGTTCTCTCGTTCTGTAAAATTTTACGATGATGACACATCTCCCTTAAACAAGGAAAAAGAAATTCTAGGATATTCTAGGTCTTATTTACATCACAGAGGAAGAAATCCACATCATTACGAGTACTGGGTAACTAAGCTAGACATTGGAGGTGTTCCAGTGAAGATGCCTAAAGAGTATGCTCTGGAATTAGTATGTGATTATCTGGCTGCTGGCAAAGTATATAATGGTAATAGTTTTCAAGGAGAATATAACTGGTGGATTAAGTATATAAGTTCTCCTAGGGCTATCCACCCAGAAACGAAGGAATTTATCACTCAGTGCTTTAAGAATTTAGCTAGTGGTAAAGGCATGAAAAGTTTATTAACAATTAGTTATTAAAATAATTTTTAGAATGGAAATAATTAATGCAACAGATGGCTATAAATTGGGCCACCACAGAATGTACCCAGAAGGTACTGAACAAGTTTACAGTAATTGGACTCCCAGAAGCAACAAATACTTTCCAGAAGCCACTGAAGGTTCTGTAGTATTCGGAATCCAGTATTTAATTAAAAAGTATTTGATTGACGAATTTAACAAGAATTTCTTTGAGTTGCCTAAAGAGAAAGCTGTAGAAATGTTTTATCGAAGAGTTCACAACTTCGTGGGAATTGAATCTGTAGGGTATAGACATATTGAAGCCTTGTATGATTTGGGTTACCTTCCTATTCGCATTAAAGCGTTGCCAGAAGGTTCAGTATGCCCTATCAGAGTTCCCATGATGACTATTACTAATACAAAGTCAGAGTTCTTCTGGTTAACTAATTATCTAGAGACTTTGATTAGTTGTACTCTGTGGATGCCTTGCACCTCTGCTACTAGAGCAAGACTCTATAAGAAGGAACTTAAAAGACACGCAGTACATACCGGATTTCCAGAAGATGTAAATCTGGATTTCTTGTGTCATGACTTCTCTATGAGAGGAATGGCTGGTTTAGAGGCTGCTATCATTTCTGGTATGGCACATATGACTTCGTTTGTTGGAAGTGAGACCATTCCAGCTATTGCTGCTCTAGAAGAATATTATGGTGCAAATTCTGACAATGAATTAATTGCTGCTACTGTTCCAGCTACAGAACATTCTGTAATGTGTGCTGGCGGAGAAGAGGATGAACTTCAAACCTTTAAGCGATTAATTAATGAATTGTATCCATCTGGGTTCGTTTCTATAGTTTCTGATACTTGGGACTTCTGGAATGTTATTGAAAACTTCCTTCCCAAATTAAAGAAGGATATTATGGCTCGTGATGGACGTGTAGTTATTCGTCCAGATAGCGGAGACCCTGTTGATATTATTTGTGGTTTAAGAACTAATCCTCACTTCCATACTAGGATGAAAGAGGGTAAGTATTATTGTTGCTATGCCCCATTTAACGATGATGCTGAGTATGTAGAAGTTTCAGAAGGTCAATACTATGGTGCTTATTATATGCTTGGTAAAATATTCGGCTGGAATACTACTTCTAGGGATTATCGTTATCCTAGTACGAAAATAGGTTTGTTGTATGGTGATTCTATTACTCTTGAACGTCAGAAGCAAATCTATATGCGACTTGAGAACGCTCATATGGCAGCTTGCAATCTTGTTCTAGGAGTAGGTTCATTTTCATATCAGTATGCAAGTAGAGATAGCTTAGGATTTGCAATTAAGGCTACTGCTTGTGTAATTAATGGAGAATTGAAAGAAATATTCAAACATCCTAAGACTGATGATGGAACTAAGAACTCTTTGAAAGGTCTGATTGCAGTATATCAGGATGTCAATGGTGTCTACTATGCTGAAGACCAAGTAACTCCTGAAGTAGAGGATGGAGGTTGTCTAGAAACTGTATTTGAAGACGGTGTTCTTAAGAAGGAATACACTCTTAAAGAAGTTAGACAGCGAATTAATGAAGGGCTTTATGGAAAGTTTTAACCATCCATTCGGAAAAGAGGCTTGCAAGAAGCGACTATTAGAAGAGTATAAGAAATACGGAAAGCTAATAGTCGCTTTCGATTATGACAACACTATTTTTGACTACCATAATAATGGAGGAGACTATAGTTGTGTCGTCAACTTATTGAGACATTGTACTATGCTAGGTTTTGAAATGATTTTATTTTCCACTGAAGAAGATGAAGATAAAATTATAGAGAAACAAGTGGAGTGTGTTCAAATGAGGGTAGGGAATCTTATCAATGATATGATCATACCTCCCTTTACAAGTAGTAGACTATTCCCAAATTCTAAAAAGTCCTATTATAATATTTTACTGGATGATAGAGCAGGCTTAGAAGAAAGTTACGAAATTTTAAAATATGTTGTAGATGAAATTATTAAACTTAATTAACTTGGACAAAAGTGAGATTAAGTATAACCTCACTAGATTTCCTGACGGAGAACCTCAGATAAGTTTTCCTGACGAATTTGATAGGAAAGATTCAGTAAAGGTTATATGTAGAATTACTTCTGCTGAAGAATTATTTATTCTAACTCAAGTCGGAGACATTCTTGATAGACAAGAGATTGAGTGGGATTTGTTTATTACCTATCTAATGTCCATGCGTATGGATAGAGTAATGGACTTTAACCGACCATTTTCTCTAAAAGTGGTTTGTAGTATCCTGAATACTATGAATTATCGTCATGTTATGATTTTGGAACCCCATTCGGAAAGAACTAAGGGATTGTTAGGAACTAGATGTTATCCTCAAAAGTTTAACTTTGAATCGCATCTAGATGTTCAATCTAATATTGTATTCCCAGATGCTGGAGCTTACCAAAGGTACAAAATTCTCTCTAATAATTGGGGACATATTGTGTTCAATAAGGTGAGAGATTTGGAAACTGGTAAGATTAAGGAGTTTTCCATTGGAAGAGAGGTTAATTGTTATTATCCAACCTTTACTTTTATTGATGATTTGTGTGACGCTGGAGGAACATTCCTTGGAGAGCTTAAAGTTCTTAAAGAAAGATATCCAGACTCTAAATTCGAGATTATAGTTTGTCATGCTGTAAATATCAAAGGCTTGGTAAATCTGTGTAACAATTTTGATCGTGTTATAATAACTAATTCATATTGTGATTATGGATATAAGCCTAGTAATAATAATTTAACAGTGATAGATGTATGCGGATAGTAATTTAAAAAGAGATGGTAATTGAAGGTCCATTTTACAGGTTAACCCCAATTAACGATTCATCTCCTCGTTTCGACTTGGAGTTGTTATGTGATATTGGTGGTAAAAATCCGAGAAAAGAGTTCAAGGTAGTAGGATATGGATTCCTGCTAGAATCTGCAGTGAAGAGATGTATCCACTATGCAGTTAGAAGAAAATTCGGAAAAGATGAAATTGTAACTTTAGGTAAGTACTTGGATGAGTTTAAAAAAGCAAAGGAGGAGATTGAACTCCAAATCTACGGAAGTACAAGAAATTCTAGCGGAGAGACTGAATAAACTTTGTAGGTTTCTAGATGAAGAGTACGATATTAATGCTGGAGGGTGCTGCTATGTAGCATATTGCCTGGCAAAACTTCTTAGTAAGGACAAGTTCAAGTTTAGAGTAATAATATACGAAGATTATGAGTTAGAAGATAGATTTAGTGAAATTTCTGGAAGTCACTATCATTACGCTATTGGCATCGGAAATTATACAATAAATTCTGCTGAATGTGATGAAGACGAAAGCTTTTGCAGAAATATATATTATAATGTAAGAGCTTCTGAAATTCTAGACCACTATAAAAATCGTAGCTGGAACGAATGTTACAATTCAGAAAAGAATAAATTTATCTTTAGAACTATTCAAGTATTTTATGACGACCTTACGGAAGACTTACGAGAAGGATAGACAGATTGTGCATACGCACGACAAGTTTATCTACTGTAGTTCGGTTTATCAAATGTGGGGATGGGGAGCAGCCCTCATGGAAGAAAAGTATTATGCTTCTGATAAACCTATTACACTTAAAAAGAAAAATTTAATCTCTGTAAAGAGAAAAAACTATTCATTGCATAGATTTTTCGAATTACAGTTTGCTCCAGAAGAATATTTAATTAATAACGGTTTTAAAATTGTAGAAAATGAAACAGGATGTAGCTGAGTATTTGATTGACTCGTTTGTAGACTTTAAGGGTGAGGAACACAAAATTGTAGCGTGTGCTTTGAGCCAATCTCCAGAAGAGAGTGAGGATGGTTGCAAACTTGCAGTAGGTTGGGTAAACGAAATGGACGAATTTGTCTGTGTAGATGATCCAGATTACGCAGAAGTTTGTAGAGTCGTATCTGTTGGTATCAGTGTATGTCACCCGACTGATACGTTTGACAAGGAGAGAGGTAAAGCTAATGCCTACAATAAAGCTTTGCACGACCCTAAATGTCCTACTATCTATACTAGAGATAGAGGAGTAGCTAGTAAGACTTTGGTAAAGGCTTTCTTGAAACAGGAGGTTAATTTCCTTAAAGAGAATCCAGAGAGAATTATCAAGGGTTACAATCAGATGAAAGCTCGTTTCGACAAAAAGCAAGCTCTAAAAGCTAAAGTGGAAGGTCTCTCTGATAATGAGAAACTTGTTGTGAAACTGGCAACGAAGGAAGGTGTGGATGTAGTCGGATGCGTTAAGCTCGTAGAGGAGGCTAAGGCTGCAGGTATTGAGATAAATGAACAAGACTAAGTTTTGCTATATTTTAATTGTCATAATGGGATTAATAATTATATATTTGTCTATCCCTAAGAGAGATAGTAATCCTAGCACTCCTAATGTGCAAGAGATTGTAAGGGATTCTATCATTAGAGATAGCATTTATATAGTTAATGATTCCATTGTTGAGAAAATTAAATATATAGACAAGGAGTATGATGAAAAAGTATCTACTATTATGTCTAGTTCTGATAGCATCAATTTGTGCTTTTTCTCAGAATACATCGACCGTTACAATAACCGGCGAACAGTTAAAGACAACTAATCTGATATTTGCTGAACATCAGAAATTGTCCGAAACTGTTCCTTTATTGAAGAGTCAAATAGCTAATTTAGAACTTATAAACAAAAGTTGGGAGAAAACGGATTCTGTTCGCAGAGTCCAGTTACTGTATTATGGAAACATAATTGAAGATAAAAATAGATCAATTGAAGGTCTTAATAAGTCTTTAAAGAAGAAGCAGAACGTAATCAAATATGGAGCTGCTGGCTCATGTGTATTAATATTATTATGCCTATTACTGAAGTAATGTTTAAGGACAAAGATGGTTTTCACTATAAACATCCTGAACGTAGCTGTACTAGGTGTAAGAACTATCCCTGTTTGCCAAATATGGACAAACTACAAGGGGACTTTGCCTCTTATGGCTGCAGGAAGTTCGAGGATATTAATACCTTTGAGGTGTGGAAACCAAAGAAGTAACTTACCATGTTAAGTTTGTAGCTGAATGTGAGGACGGAATGGGTTATGCAAATTATGTCTTTGAACGTCTAGAATATGATAATCTAGATTACAAAGACATAATGTGTGTTCGATTTCCGAATTGGAACCAGTGTTCTATGAAATTAGGTGATGTCGGATATGTATCTCTAAGATATGTAGAAGAAGGCATTGATAAATGGTACGATGGTACAGATTTCGTTCCATATAAGGAGACGAATATAATTTTCCTGAAATTTATTCATGAAAAACCGTCTCTAGAATGTGGACAAATATTATTAGATTAACATTAAAATTAGATGAACTATGAAGTATTTTTAAAGAATAATTTATGACTGTATTAGGAGATAAGCTGAGAGAGGCTTTGAATGATAAAGCAAACGATGTTAATAGCTATGTATGGAAAGGACCTAAAGTAAACGGAGTCCAGGAGGAAATAAAGTTAGTGGATGCTGATTATGACCAGCTGAAACGCTTCTATAACCACTGTGAACAAATGTTGTACAACTCGGATACCAAGAATCCAGGTCGTTTAACATTACTAGATATAGTGTCCGATCAAATACAGAGATGTCGAGCAGAGCTTCTTATTAGATGGCTTAGAGCTGAGAAACAATACACAAACACCCGCTGTTTGGAAGACCTGAGAATTACCATCAAGAATAATAAAGAGATTTTGACCAATGAGGCTATTAAAGTTTATCCTATTGGAAATATTCTTAATGGTATCCCTGTAGAGTTTAGAGAAGTACCTGTAAGTTTAGTTATGGACGCTTGTCTGGATTCTTTGGGATTGTTTGATAACTCTCATTTGACGTTGAATTTCATTGTCAAGATGGGACTTTGGTTTACACAGCAAGAAATGCAAAAGGACTTGTATCGTAAAGACCCTGTAACAGGTAAAGCTGTCAATAGACTTTTGGTGGTAAGTAAGGAACTTCGTTTGAATCCTTCTATTGCTCTTAAAATCTGTGATACTGGATTAAGTTATGCTGAGTTTAGATCGATGTGTAGACTGAAACGAGATAAATATGCAAACTTAACTAGTGATCAGTTGAGACTGTTGTCGAGCAAGGTTCTTTATCGCTTCCAGAATCAATGCGAAAGTCAAGCCAAACAGTGGAAGGACAAAATGGAAGAAATTAAGAAAGTTGCCGAACTTAAAGGTTGGGACATCACTAGAAATATAGACTAATGAAGGACCTTTTTACTCCTGTCACTCGTGATGAGCGGCAGGAGGAGTCCGTCAAAAAGTGGATTAAGTCCAAAGGAAGAGGTACAATAGTTGCTTGTACTGGATATGGAAAGACTAGGGTTGCTACTATTATTATAGGAAAACTTATTTCTAAGTATCCTTCTATCAGGGTATTAGTAGTCGTTCCAAATTCTACTTTGCAAGAACAATGGTCTGGAATCCTAGACAGTTTGGGATATGGATTGAATGTCGAAGTTGGGATTATTAATTCCATGGCAAAGAACGGGTATGATTGTGACCTTCTAATTCTGGATGAAATTCACAGATGTCCTGCTGATACTTTCTCTTCTGTATTTACTAAGGTAAAATATAAACTTATTCTTGGTTTAACTGCTACTATAGAAAGGCTTGATGGAAAGCACAGTATCATAGAAAAATACTGTCCAGAAATTGATAATATTTCTATAGAAGTAGCCAAAGCCAATGGTTGGGTATCAAACTTTTCAGAATACCAAGTTATAATAACGGTGGACGACATAGACTTGTATAGAAAATATAACAAGGAGTTTGTTCAACATTTTGAATATTTTAACTTTGATTTTGACTTAGTTATGAGTATGTTAGGTCCAAACGGATTTGTCAATAGGGCTAAGTATAGGGACGAACTATGTAACCAAAACAGCAAGCTGGATAGGAAAGAAGTTTTCAAGGAAATTACTTTTCATGCTACGGCGTTCATGAGAGCTTTGCAGAGTAGGAAAAAGTTCATATACAATCATGCTAAGAAGCTAGAAATAGCCAAGGAGATAATCAAGTATAGGTCTGATAAGAAAATCATTACCTTTTCAGCTAATGTGAAAATGGCTGAAAGCATAGGTATAGGATATGTTTATACTGGAAGAGAGAGTAAAAAGAAAAACAGAATAACCATAGAAGAATTTTCCACACTTAGTTCTGGAGTGCTTAATAGCGTCCAGTTAGCTAATGAGGGTTTAGACTGTAAAGGTTTATCTGTTGGTATTGTTCTTGGTTTAGATTCCAGTCCTATAAAGAGTAAGCAGAGAACTGGTAGGGTAATACGTAAGGAAGAACCTACTAAGTATGCTGAAATGTTCACAATCGTTATTGAAAACACTGTAGAGTGTGAATGGTACAAGAAATCACACGAAGGAGTGAATTATATAACTATTGATGAAGAGAATCTTATGAAAGTTCTAAGGGGAGAACCCTATGAGCCTTATAAGAAGAAAATACAAAATTTTACTTATCGTTTTTAATTATGGAAACTTATTACACTAAGAAAGAGTATAACGAGATGAAATCTGCACTTACTAAGAAATGTAAGTCGCTAGAAACTAAAGTTAGTAAACTGACATCTGAGTTGAAGGAATTAAAGAAGGACTACGCAGTACTTCTTGAAACCGCCAACGAAAAGGTTGAGGACTAAAGTTTATCACGTAACTAAGTTTTAACACCTTAACAGGTAAACTAGACTTAGTGTATAGATTAGTAGAAAATCTATTAATTTGTACACGTGAGAAATCTTGAATTGAAACAACAGCTTCTGTTTTGTGAGAAATATAGTATAAATCCGAGCGAGTTGTTGTTGTTAGAAATTATTCTTATTGCCCAAGAAGGCGACGAACCAGAAATTGTCCATGAGTATTTCTCCTCTAGAGTATGTGCTCGTGGTTTTACAATAGAACTATTAACTGGACTTCGCAATGCTGGAATTATTCATAAATCCTATAAAATCCCTGAAAAAGGAAGTGTATTTAATCCCTTAGATATTCCACTAAACAAAAATGTGGTTAAAGATTTCTACAAATGCTCATTTGAGCTAGGTAAGGAATTATGGGATACCTATCCTCAATTCGGGATAGTTAATAATTCACAAGTAGGTCTTAGAAGCGTGTCTAAGAAATTTGACACCATCGAAGACTTCTATAGGTTTTATGGTAGGACTATCAGATGGAAGCCAGAAGTTCATAATCAAATTATAGAGCTAGTAAAGTGGGCTAGAGAGCACAATATTCTATGTACCACTATTGCCAACTTTGTAATAGACCATAAGTGGGAAGAACTTGAAGCACTAAAAGATGAAGGCGGAGTTAATTATGATTCCATGAGATTGCTATGATTTCTGAGAAACTTCTTTATGAAATTGATAGAGGTAGATTGGGGTTAAATCATGGTATATCTATGAAACTTCCTAAGCTAGAGAGCATTATTGATGGAGTCACTAGGGAAACCTATACACTGATTCTATCTAACTCTGGTGCGGGTAAAACTTCATTTGCCCTTTATGCTTATGTTTATAGACCACTAATGGAACATCTTGATGATGATGATTTTAAGGTATTGTATTTTAGTCTAGAGATGGGAGAAGTAGCCTTATATATTAAGCTATTATCCATATATATCTTCGAAACATATGGAATACAATTATCTTTTAAGAAGATTCTTTCAAGAGAAAAGGAATATATTTTGTCAGAGGAACATTATGACCTAGTTAAGCAATGTATGCCCTGGGTAGATAAGATTAGTAAAAAGCTGGAAATCTATGACAAGAAAGTGTCTCCAAAAAAGGTGTATGCTATCTTGAAAACTAGGTTAGAAGAAATGGGAACTTTTTCTGAAAGTGAGACAAGACTTCTATATAAGCCTAATAATCCTAATCTTATCTATAATATTGTAGTAGACCATATTGGTCTGGTTGGTACTAAACCTGACATAGACTTACTTTCTAGCTATCTTCTCTTCCTTAGAGATAAGTGTGGTGTTAGTCCTGTAGTAATACAGCAAGCTAATAGAGAGCAAGGAAATATTGAAAGGTTTAAGCAGGGAAAGAGTGCGTTTACTATTCACGATGCTAAAGACTCTGGTAATACTGTGCAGGATTGTAATATCATGATTGCACTGTATAATCCACACAGGGATGGATTGAAAACTTATAAACATTATAATATTGAGTATCTAAAGTCTTATTTTAGAAGCATAATGGTACTTAAGAACCGATATGGTGATTGTGATGTTGAAGTTGGAGTAAACTTCTTTGGCTGGATTAATATGTTCCACGAGCTTCCAAAGCCCGATGAAATTTATGATTATGAAAGGTATACAAATCCAAATTATATACTAGAAGATAATAGTTCTATAGTAGAACAGGAGCTAGATGATATTACAGAATTAGATGATTCAAGTGAAAACTTTAATTTTGCATTAGAATAATGGCTGCTGAAACAATTGCTATCGTAGGTGAATCAGGTACTGGAAAGAGTACAAGTTTAAGAAATCTTAATCCCGAAGAGACTTTTATTATAAGTACTACGGGTAAACCGCTCCCCTTTAGAGCATGGAAAAAGAAGTATATCCCTATTAAAATAGAGGGAAAGAACGTAAGTGGTAACTATTACATTAGTTCCAAATGGGATCAAATTCTGAAAATTCTTCAAATTATTGACAAGATGATGCCTCAGATTAAACAGGTAATCATCGATGACTTCCAATATGTTCTCTCTTATGAGTTCGTTGACAGAGCAACAGAAGTTGGTTATACCAAATTTAGTGAGCTGGCTCAACACGCTATGGAAATTCTGAGATATTCAGAAAAGATGAGAGAGGATTGTAAGATGATTTTCTTGACACACTCGGAGAATGTTGGAGACAATGTAAATCCTAAGTTTGTCATTAAAACTGTTGGAAAGTTGTTGTCTGAAAAGGTAACACTGGAAGGTCTGTTTACTTATATTTTCTTCACTAAGGTAAGTGAAGGAGATTCTGGTAGAATGGAGTACAAGTTAATCACTAATAATGACGGTACTTGTGTGGCTAAGACATCCTTTGGTATGTTTGAAGACCTAGAGATTGACAATGATTTGAATGAGATTATCCATGTTATTGACGCTTATAATGAAGGAGAGTAATGAAGTTAGACATACTGTTTCACTACGAGGTGAATGAACAAACTGGTGAAATCACCTATATTGGGAAAGAAGAAATTTCTGTTGACACTAAGGCAACGAAAAGTGCTACCAAGACATCTACTAAGGCTTCTGCAGTCAAGGTAGATACTAATCCAGATCCTATTATTACGCTTGATTCCAACAAGTTAATATTAACTCAGGGAGCTGTAGACCTGTTACAGGTTTGTGCAGATTGTCGAGTAGACATCAAGTATAAGAAGAAGGATAAGAAAGCAGTTCCTATTATTGGAACTGATGCCGCTTTCGGAACTAAAAGTGGAAACAAGTTAACGAAGAGTAATACTGTAAGTTATAGAGGTGCAGCTAATGAAAAGCTCTCAGCTTATGGTACTACCTTTAAACTAGAGCCTACAGAGGATAAAGGAATTTATTATCTAGTAGGAGATAAGGTACAAGAAGAAAACTCTGTACCTGATGAGATAATTGATATTGAGAATGAACTCGATATAGAATCATTAGATAATATAAACATAGACGAAGATGACAAAGACTTAGAAAAATTTGATTTTAATTTGAATTAATGCCTAAGAAGATATCTCAAGGAGACTTTATTAAAAGGTGTTAGTTAAAACATAATAACTACTACTTATACCATAATACTATTTATACTAAAATGTAGGATAAGGTATGTATTACTTGTCCTATTCATGGGGATTTCTGGATGGCTGCTAAGCACCATATTAATGGTAGTGGCTGCCCTAAGTGTAATCCCGGAGGTATGAGTATGAACACGGAAGAGTTTATTAGGAAAGCCTGCCGCATTCATAATAATTATTATACCTATAATAGAACCAAATATATTAGGTCTAATCAGAAGGTAGAAATAGAATGCCCAATTCATGGAACCTTCTATTAGCGTCCTAATGATCATCTAAACGGAAAAGGATGTCCAAAATGTTCTAGGAGTAAAGGAGAAATAAAAATCTCTTCTATTCTAGATAAGTATAGCATTCCATATATTCCTCAGTATAATCTAGATATTAACGGATATAAAGTTCGTATAGACTTTTACGTTAATACTAATCAAAAGTAGTATTTCATAGAGTATAACGGAATATAGCATTATATCGCCACAGATTATTTTGGAGGTAAGTTAGCTTTAGAAAAGTAGTAGAAAAGAGATTAGATAGTTAGGGATTATTGTTCTAAAAACAATATTCTATTTATTGAGATTAAATATGATTGTGAAGATGAAGAAGAATTTTTATTAAGACATTTAAATTGAATAAGCTATGTTTAATTTTGGTATATCAGCAGACTCAGCAGTAAGAAACACACGTCGTCCTTTAACTCCTTGGAACATCCATGATGTAAAATTCATGGGATGTGAAATCAAAGAATTTGATGGTAAAAAGGATCCAACGGCTCATTATAAAGTTCTGGCAATCAACTTTGAGAACGAAGAGGGTTACTTCTCTGTAACTCAATTCTTCCCTAAAGCTGGTGATGATGAAAGACGTGAGTTTGATAGTAAGAATGGTGGAAAGGTTGTTATGCCTTCCAACTTCGAGACTTTGATGGCTGTAGTTAAGCAGACTGCACAGGTTCTCAATCCTGCAGGATTTGAAAAGATGCAAGCAGCTAGCTCTAAATTTAAGAGCTTCGATGATGTAGCTAAGGCTCTAATTGCTATAACTGAAAAAGTTAAAGGTAAGGAGACTAAGTTGAAATTGATTGGTAGAAACCGTGACGGTAAAGTAGTTGCTGATATACCTCGTATCGTAGGTATTAACAAACAAGGTGAGTCGTTCATCTCTGATAACTATATTGGTGACAAGCTGTTCTTCTCTGATTATGAGGAGGGAGAACGCCAGAAGTATCTGAAAGCTAAACCTACCGAAATGAAGTCAGAAGATTCGATCGCAGATGTTGCTGGTGTAGATGCTGCACCAGAAAATGACTTCGATCTTGACAACTTGCTGTAATGATTTGTTAGTAGAGTAATTCATAAATTCCTTAGTGACTATGTTTAATTATACTTTTGAACCAAAAATTACTAAGGAATTTCTTCTATCTAAGAACAATGAGGAGACTTACATGACTTATTATCTGGGCATTCCAGTTAAGAAAGGATTGTTTAAGTCTCCTTTGCGTAGTGACAGTCACGTCACCTGCAGTTTCTTTAGAGGAAAATCTGGAAACTTGTATTTTAAAGACTTTGCTTCTGGAAAGTGTTTGACATTTGAAGGAGTAGTTATGGAAAAGTATAATTGTAACTACCACACTGCTTTAAAGATTATAGCTAAAGACTTTGGATATACTAAGGACTCTTCTGTAAAGAAAGTTGCAGTGAAAATCCAGCCTAAGTTTGAAGAGGAAAAACAAACCTTTATTCAAATAGAAGCTAAGGATTTCTCAGAATCTGAGTTGAAGTGGTGGGGAAGTTTTGGTATTACTAAAGATATTCTGTATAAATTCAAGGTCTACAGTTGTAATACTGTATTTCTTAACGGAAATATATATGCACAATCTGCCCAACATAGTCCTATCTATGGTTACTATTTTGGAAAGAAAGAAAACATTGAACAATGGCGTATTTATATGCCAAAACGAAAGGAGTTTAGATTCATAGGCAATGTTCCTACTAAAACCATTCAAGGCTATAAACAATTAGTTAAGAGTGGTAAACTAGTTGTGATAACTAAGTCTATGAAGGATGTTATGTGTTTATATTCTTTAGGAATACCAGCTATAGCTCCCAACTCTGAAACTCAGTTTGTTTCTGATAAAGTATTAGAAGAATTAAAGCAGAGATTCAAATATGTTGTGTTGCTATATGATAATGATTTAACTGGAGTACGTTTTACTAATAAGATTAGAAAGCAACATCCAGAACTAATTGTATCAATGATTCCCAGAAGTACAGGAGCTAAGGATATAAGTGATTACTATCATATGTACGGAAGAAAAGGTACACAAGAATTTATTACTAACTACATAAAGAAATTTAAGAAGAATGAAAAAGTAGACTAATACAAGTGTTACAGCCACATTTAAAAATGGCGAAAAGAAAACTTTTGAAACCATAGAAGAAGCGTCAGAAGTAACAGGTCTAGAGATAAACTCTATTAAAGCCAGAGCTAATAAACCTGGTTCTGGAGCAAAGTCAAAAGATGGAATTACTTTTGAATGGGCTGACCCAGCAGTAAGAAGAAGCAAGCAAGCTAAGAAAAGTAAGCAGAAAGGTTCTCAGTACGAGTTAGAAATAATTCACAAATTGAGAGACATAGGATATGAAGGGTGTGTATCCAGTAGAAGTCAGAATAAATTGGCTGATGCTGATAAGATAGACATTGTAGACATGAATAATGAACTCCCAGTTAATATCCAAGCTAAATTCACCCAAAATATGCCAAACTATTTTGACATTAGGGACGCTTGTAGTGATAAATCTAAACCGTTCTGTATATGTTGGAAGAAGGCAGGAAAGAACGGAGAATCAGCTAGAGGTCAAGTAGCTGTAATCCCAATCAGCTTTTTTTATGAGCTACTAGAAATGTGCAAGAATGGAGGAATGGAAGGTATATCCAGAGTTTCCGACGTATGAAGTGTCTAATAATGGACAAGTACGAAATAGGAAAAGAGGAAATATATTAAAGCCTCATGAGGATAAGGATGGATATTTAGGAGTATGCCTATGCTTTGAGGGTAGGAAGTACCATAGAAGAATAAATAGGATAGTTGCTATTACTTTTATTCCTAATCCCGACAATCTGGAGATAGCTGACCATATTGATAAGGATAGAAAGAATAATTGTGTTTCTAATCTTAGATGGGTTGATACTATTGGAAATAATAGAAATAAAATTTCTAACTCCAAAGTTGATATTTGTGACAAAGATGGGAACATATTGAAGTCTTTTGATTCTATATCTGAGGCAGCAGAATATTATAATGTACCAGATGATAAGATGTGCGCAGCGGTAGTAGTTAATAAGAAAATTGGAGGTTATGTTAAATACTCTGAGAAATAAAGTAGCTGTAATACCTATAGAATATTTTTATGAATTGCTTAAGAAATGAAAAAGTTAATAGTTAAAGGTCCAATTCCTACGATTAAGAACTGTGTAGTTAATGACTTTGATGACGAGTATGCCCTCTATTTGAGGACAGCTAAGAAGAATTGGAGAACTGAGGAAGCATTTTCTCTAGAATTTGACTCCACATTATCTGATTTGAAAAAGAGTCACTTTGTCTACGTGGATAGAGAAGACCTTGAACTTTTAATTAAGAAGCGATTAAATGTTATTGAAGTAATCGAGTTATGAACACATATTTATTTCCATGGCATACAGATGAAGTCTGTAGAATTGGTAAGGTAGTAGCTAGAAGCTACGAGGATTGTGAAGAAAAGATAAAGAGTATGTATATAAATAAGTACGACGATTTAGATGATCTTCTGGATTATGATGACTTCTGTGAGGAACTTGCCGACAAACATGGAATATATTTAGGAGAAATATCTGAGATAAATGAATTCATGTAATCCATTGAGAATAGCACTAGACTTGGATGATACTATCTTTGACTTTTGGGGAGCTTACAAAGCTCTATTTCCAAGAGAATCTGATTTAGTTGAACACGTAATTACACGGAACGTAGTAAGTCTTCGCTATAATAAGGAGTTTTGGGAAAATTTACCCTTGCTAGAGAAACCAAATTTTGAACCATATATTTATGCCACAAAGAGAATAAATAGTAAGGTTTATACTAGGAATTGTCTAGCTAAATACAATTTACCCATAAGACCTATTTATCAAATGTATTATCAGCATGGAAATAAGGCTGACTTGATAAAAGGCAAATGCGACGTATTAATTGATGATAGTATTAGTAATGTACAAATGGCTATCAATTCTGGTCTTCCAGCTCTGTTAATTGGCAGACCTCATAATCAGAATGGAGACCCATTATTTCGCATTTATAGTTTAGATATTGACGAAATTAGATTTGCATATGAATTAGAATTAGAGACTTTAGGATGGAATTAAAAGACATCAAGCTTAGACCTCTGCTAGACACGCTAAGGTTGGAGAAGATAAGTGATAAGGTGTATTTTTCCGAGCAATATAGTGGGTATGTAAGTAATTCTCGTTTGGGATTAATTAATCCTAGGCAAGATGGAAATCCAGATAAATTTTTTACTGGATTAAAAAATACCTTCTCTCCCGCACTTGAACTTGGTAGTGCTGTACACGAACTCGTATTACAGCCAGATAGTTTTGAGCTTTCAGAAGACATTGGCAAACCGACTGCTAAGTTGGGAGCGATGGCTGATGAGCTTTATCCAGTTTTCCTTAAAGGAGATGTAAAATTCGATGATGTGAAGGCTGCTTCAGATAAAGTTGAATATTACAAAGGAAAACTTACCAAAGACCTAGCTAAGTCTGTTATTGAAGCATCTACCAATTATTGGAAGAATAGACAGCTTAAAGAATTTGATTTGACTCAGGATAAGGAAATTATATACCTTGATAATAAGTCACTAGAAATCGTAAAATCTTGTGTGGCTGCATTAAATAGCAATAAGCAAGTACAGAAACTTTTACATCCTGAAGGGATAACTAAAACACCTATTTCTGAAAATGAGCAAGCTATTTTATTGGACGTGGAAGCTACTTGTCCCAACGGCAAGAAGTTTATTTTGCACTTAAAGTCCAAATTAGATAATTATACCATAGATACGGAGACTAACACTATTGTAGTGAATGATATAAAAACTATTGGTAAGATTGTCAGTGAAATCGACAATAATATCAAGAAGTTTCATTACAGTAGAGAGTTTGCAATGTATTTATATCTTCTGAAGTTATGTGCTGAGAAGTTCTATCACCTAAAGAATCCTAAAATCCAAGCTAATTACTTGGTAGTTTCTACTATTCCAAACTTTTATAGTAAGGTTAGACCAGTTACTTATGGAGAATTACGTGAAGGATTTCATGAGTTTAAAACTCTATTGAAGTATGTAGCATATCAGATAGGTTATAGAGACTATTCTCTGGATGAACGACCTTCAAAATATCAGCTTTGAGAAATTGTCAGCAATTTATAACAAATACTTTACCTTAAATTACCTAAATAGCAATATGGGAGATAAACTAGCTTGTATTGCTCTCACTTGTTATATAACTAATGAGTTAAGGAAAAAAGGTCAAAAAGTAACTTGTTATGATGTTCTCCTAAAAATAGGTAATGACTTTGGGGAGGTTGAAAAAAATACCTTCCTGAAGTCCCTAGGAGCCATTTGCGAGGATTTAATGTATGGGTGTAATACTTTCCTTGACTTCGGGATAAAGCCCAAGGATATGCCCAAACAACTCAAAATTTTGCTAGACAATTATGCGCCATTTTAATGTTAAAATTTTTATGATATATCTATTAAGAAACAACAACTTTTTGAAAATAGGCTTCGCCAAAGATGTCTAGAGGAGAATGAAATGCTACAATACCTGCGCCTTTGGATATCAATTGTTAGATGTTAGGAATGGGGATAAGTAGGTAGAGAAGCTCCTCCATAGAATGTTTAAGAAATACTAGGTAGCTAAGGAATGGTTTGAAGATAATGATTATATTATCTCACACTTTCATGATAGCGTAGAAGAATTAGTAAAGTAGACACAAAATTCTACCTAGTAGAGAAGATATATTAGAGTCTGGACTTCAAGAGGCGTCTTCTATAAGGATTTTGATTCTATATAGAAATGCTCAGAGAGTTTAGGTGTTTCAATATATGATATAAAGAATGCTTTAACTAATAAAAAGACGAAAGTCAAAAATTTTATTATTTAGCATAAGGTGTGCAAATAGAATCAATTTAACACCCTTTAACATAAAATTAACATTTAAAGATTAGGGTTTCCCTAAATTACGAAGTATAATTGATTACATCAGTAAGGGAAACGATACTGATTAGATATAGAAAAATAGTTCTAGATTATATGTTAATGATTTATGTTTAAAATTTTTATTTATTATGAGTACAACGATTTTGAATTTTAAGAAAGTAGAAGTAGTAGCAGAAAGCAAAGAAGCAGCAATCGCACAAGTAGAAAGCACATTGTTCCACGTAAACGGAGATGCAACACAGGCTTACAAAAATTGGAAAGCTAAGCAGACTAAGGGTATCACAGAGCGTGACGTAAAAGAGTTCATGCTTGAATATCTTGCAAAGAAAGGTAAGAACTGCCCTGGTGCTGGTTATTTGATTACTATTGAATCGTCTGTTGCTGACACTCGTGAGCGTCCGTATAAGATTGACGATGTTAAGGGTGATGGAAAACGTAAGTTTAAAACATTCTACAAGTGGATTGACAAGGAAACTAAGACAGTAGTTTGTCAGGTTGACACTAACAAGGCTGACGCTAAGAATGCAATTAAAGAGTTGTATAAGAGCGGTAAGTACAAAGGAAACGCTGAGTTGGTAAAGACTAAGGATGTTGTTGAGGGACAAGCTGTAGTAGCAACTGCACAGTACACTCCTTCTAAGAACACTAAGAACGGTACTTGGATTGCTTTCGGTATCGAAGCCTAATTTCTTAAAGATATAAGTTTTAAAAGGAAGATTACCTTAAGGTGGTCTTCCTTTTTTATTTTGAGATAAACCTAAGTTTAACAGATATAAAACGTAATTTAATTATGAAAGTGTAACAACTAATTAACAATTAAATGGAATTTACTCCTATAACAGGACTTCAGATTAGAAGAGACTTTTACACCTCTAGTGGGTGCGTTCTTGAAGATGTAATCGAAAATTACTTCTATCAACATTTTAAGACAGTTAATCCCTATATAATAGGGAGAAAAGAATCCATAGCTGGAAAACCAACTGATGGAATAATCAGATTCTATGATGAAGAAATGCATCTGAAATTCTGGATTCTCCAGGAAACTAAAAGAGATAAAGGTATCAACTCAGTTTTCTTACATAGGTCTTTTTTGCAAGCTCTTATGTATCTGGGAAACATTTATTATGATACTAACATTTATTTAGGAGTAGATAAATTCAATGGGATATTTCTAGATTCAGCTAGGTATTTCTGTTATGTTCCTAGAAAAGAAATAGATGTCCTTATGGAAAAATTTGAACCTTTGTGGCGAAAATATTTTCGAGTTTCTCCTTCCAAAGCGTATAAGGAAGAGGAGTTGGAGCAGTTTGCTATAAGAGCAGCGAAAATACTCAAACCTTCAGCATTGGATGAACACTTTAGATTAGACCTCCTATTGAAGGAGATTTACTATAATAATGTTTAAATATGGAATTGACGATTGAACAATTGATGCAGGGAAAGGCAACTAGAATTAAGGATAAGGAGTATTTTACTACAGAGGCTTATGTGACTCCGTTTATAGACAGAGTATCTAAGATGACCGATAACTTTATCATTAATGCTAAGCCTGCCGACCAAATATCACTTACTAAAGACGGGGAGATTAATTTTGATGATGTAATATACAATAGAGTTTGGATTCAAGGAGTTTTACCAGACGAATATGCTTGGGATAATCATAAGAGAGTAATCAGCATGATTTATGCTCTAGATACTCGTAAACCATTAGTTAAGTTCTATGTAGGAGCTTTAAATATGGCTTGTCTGAATCTGTGTGTATTTAATCCAGAAATGTTAAATGTTTCTGAGCTAGAGCCTGAATCTGCTATTAACTATAGCTTTTTGAGAAATGCTATGTCAATGACAGACGAAACTAACTTGATGCTTAAGAAGCTATCAGAGATGGAATATAAGAAAGACGATATATATGCTGACCTAGGTCACTGGGTTGATAATTGCATCAATTCTAAAATCAACATGGGATTTGGTTCTGTAAAATTGGCTGAATCTGCTCCGATTGATGTTTATAAAGATTTATTTTATGATGAAAAATCTAAGTATTATACAACAGACAATGTTGTAGACGGATTTACTGTGTATAATGCATTTACTGACCTGATTACCCAAGATAAGAGAGATTTGGTTAATAAATTCGAGAAGACATTGTTAATTAAGGACGTAATGGGTATTTAATATGCAGGTAGTAAAAAGAGACGGAAGTTTACAGGAGTTTGATAGTAATAAAATAGTAGAAGCAATATCTAAGGCATTTAACGCCTGCTGTCCAGATGAGAATAGGGACGTTATTAATGCTATGGTATCAGATATGCATTTATGGGATAGAATTACTATTGAAGAAATTCAAGATGTTGTAATTGAGACCTTGAGAGACTATGGCTATGATGATGTAGCCTCAGCCTATTCTCAATATAGAAGTGAGCAATCTAGGCTTAGAGAAATCATAGCTAAGATTAGTTATCAAGACAACTATATAAATAGTTCTGAAAATGCAGCTACTTCATCTGAAACAGATGGAAATGCTAATGTTGTATCTAAGAATGTTGCCACATTAGAAAGTGAGGATAGAAAGCGTGAGAATAGAGAAATTCAACGCTATCGTATGAAAAAGAAGTTGAAGCTTCTTTATCCAGAACTAGCCTCTCAATATTCTAGAGACTTAGATAGTCATATTATCTATACTCATGATGAAGCTTCTACATCTGTACTTAAACAGTATTGTATGGCAGTTTCATTATATCCACTTATGTTGGAAGGTGTAGGTAATATTGACGGAGTTACTCCTGGTCCTCCTAATGATTTGCAGTCGTTTAGTGGACAGGTTACTAATCTAGTGTTTCTACTATCTTCCCAGTGTAAAGGAGCAGTTGCTGTAGGAAGTTACTTCATTGCTCTTAATTATTATATCATAGCTGAATATGGAGAAAAGTGGTATGAAAAGCTTGACTGTATATGTACCTCCGAGCATTCACTCATTAAGCGTACTATTAAAGATAGTATTTTCAAAGCATTCAAGCAGTTTGTTTGGGGAATCAATCAGCCCGCAGGAAATAGAAGTTATCAATCACCCTTTACTAACGTGTCGTATTACGATAAGACATACTTCGAGTCCTTGTTTGGAGAATTTTATTATCCAGACGGGACGAAACCGGAGTGGAGTGCGATTGATACGTTGCAAAGACTATTTATGTCTTGGTTCAATAAGCTGCGTCTGAAACAGGTACTAACCTTCCCAGTTGAAACTTTCGCTATGGTGCATGATGGAAAAGATATTATAGATAAGGAATACAAAGATTTGTGTGCAGAAATGTATGCACAAGGTCATAGTTTCTTTACTTATATTTCTGATAGTGCGGATAGTCTAGCTTCGTGTTGTAGACTTCGTAATGAATTGGCAGAGAATACATTTAGTCCTACATCTGGTATGACTGGGGTCAAAACTGGAAGTTGTAATGTAATTACATTAAATATTAATAGAATTATACAAGATTTTTATAGACCTTATTTGTATCCGTCCTATAGAGAAGATGGTCCATTGTTTGAAGATTTTATAGAACATAGAGAGAAAGACTTCAAAGAATATCTTATTTCTATTCTAGAAAGAGTATATAAGTATCACATTGCTTATAAAACTATGCTTTATGAATGGGAAGAAAAGAAGATGTTTGCTTCCTCTAATGGTGGGTATATCAATATTAAAGACTTATACAGTACTATTGGTTTAAATGGTTTGAATGAAGCTGCTGAGTTCCTAGGACTGAAAGTATCTAATAATCCAGAGTATTTCAAGTTCTTGCAACTAATCCTTGGAACTATTAAGGAGCAGAACAAGATTCATTCCATCCACGATAAGAAAAGACCTTTCCTATTTAATTCTGAAGTTGTTCCAGCAGAGGGACTTGGTGGTAAAAATTATAGATGGGATAAAGAAGATGGATATTGGGTTCCTGAAGATAGGAATCTATACAATAGTTATTTCTATAATGCCCATGATGATACCTCTGTATTAGATAAGTTTATACTTCATGGAAGGCAGACTTATCAATATACTGATGGAGGTAGCGCGGCTCATATAAATCTAGAGGAGCATTTATCTAAGAAGCAGTATTTGAAGCTCATAGATTTTGCTATTGAACAGGGAACTAATTACTTTACGTTTAATATTCCGAATAGTAAGTGTGAGGATTGTAAACATATTGTAAAAGCCCCAATCAAAGTATGTCCAAAGTGTGGAAGTGAGCATATTACCCAATATACTAGAATTATTGGCTATCTACGACCTATTACTGCATTTGGTAAGGATAGAAGAATAGAAGCCGAAAAGAGAACTTATTCAAAAAGTGTATAAATGAGTAAAATTTTAATTGTTCCAGATGTTCATGGAAGAAAGTTTTGGCACAAAGCCAAAGAAATGATAAACAGTGTGGATAAGGTAGTCTTCTTAGGAGACTACCTAGATCCGTACCCTTGGGAATGTATCTCTAGACTCGATGCCATTAGAGAGTTTGAGGAAATAATTAAGTTTAAAAAGGATAATCCAGAAAAAGTAATTCTCCTTTTAGGAAATCATGATTGTGCATATTGTTATGATTTTGGAGACGCTTCAAGATATGACTATATGAACGAAGATACTATAAAAGAACTATTTAAAGATAACATAGATTTATTTAAACTATGGCATCTAGGAACTGGAGGGTGTCTTTTCTCTCATGCTGGAATAACTAATGATTGGCTAAAACATTCCTTAGTATGTGATATTCAAGAATTTATTAATGGAGAATACGAAGAAGATTTAGTTTCTCATCTTTGGGAGGTGTCTTTTATGAGAGGAGGACGGAATAAAACAGGAAGTCTTATATGGAGTGATGTTAGAGAAGGAGACAGAGAAGACACCTACTATCAAATCTTTGGACATACTCAACTAGAGTCAGAGCCTATTATCACTGATAAATGGGCTTGTCTGGACGTAAGAAGGTGTTTCTTATTAGACACTGATAATAGAAAAATAGAAGAGATATGTTAAAGTATGTAGACACCAAGGTAGTTTTTCAGGAGATTCCAGACGAGATTACCTTAGCAATAAATATATCTAATTGTCCATGTCATTGTCTAGGATGTCATTCTTCATATTTGGCAGAGGATATTGGCAATCCCCTAATAGAATATCCAAAAGGATACTCAGACGACTTCATAATTCACATTGATGAACTAATAGAAAAGTCTCCTGGTATTTCATGTGTTTCTATGATGGGAGGAGATTCAGACCCAACACTAGTTAATGTATTAGCTAGTTACCTTAAGGATTTCTATCCAGATTTAAAGGTTGCTTGGTATAGTGGTAGAGAAAGTCTACCTAAGAGTATTAATCTAAATAATTTTGATTATATAAAACTTGGACCATACATTGAAGAAAAAGGCCCTCTCAGTAGTAGAACTACTAACCAAGTAATGCTTCAAATAGATAATAGTTGTGGAAAACCCATAACTAAAGACATCACATCACGTTTTTGGAAATGATTCTTAAAGTAGTGTACGACGACGACAGTCAAATATTGGTTGACAAACTGAAAAGCATTCTTCCTAATTATCCATTAATTGAATTGGAATCTTATCATGAAGGTTTATTTAAGGAGAGAAAGAAGGCTTTTAAGATTAAAGGAGGCTTTAGTGCTAGACATACTCCTTTTGCAGTGCTCATCAATAATGATTCAGAACCAGTAATGGCTTTTTATAGTGAGGCTAATACTTGTACTATAGATGAGATACTTAAAACATTAAATAATTATACTGTATATGGTAGAAAAGAGTGACGTATCTGACATTCTTAGTAAAAAGTGTCTTCTGATAAAGGGTTTGGAAGAGAACATCTTCAAAGATTTTACTAGTGAGGAAGAAGACCTTCTTCACTCTAAACATGGTAGAATAAAGGTTTGGCACAAATCTGGTGCCGGAAAGGTCTATGATGGTATCACTGGAGCATTTAAGGTGGGACTTCCTGTAATCATTAATTGTAATCCTGTGAAAACAGTCCCAAAGATTACAACAATAGATTGGGATTCTCATATGTTTCAGACCATAGACGGAGATTGGTTTAACTTTGAATTTACTCCTATTAAATTAAGAGAATTAACTAGCCTAATATGATTAGAAAATTTACAAATATTGTTTGTGTTTACTATAACGACAAAAACTATATTCCAGCTAAATACAACTGTCCAGATTTAGAAATTGATGATGTAATTCTCAACTTGACTACAAATAAGGAGCAGAACTACGAAAAGATTTCTGAAGTTATAGTTGATTATGCTTTTGCTTTGTTTTGTAATAAATCTGATTTAAAGGATTTCGCACAAGACCATAAGAAATATAAGAGACAGAACTGGAAGTTATTAGACTTTAGAGAGGTAATTAAAACTACAGAGATAACTAATAAACAAAAAGATTCCAAATGAAATACGGAGTTATTTTAGCTAGATTTCAACCTATTCATAATGGGCACCTAGCTTTAATTAGAAAAGCCTGTTTAGAGAATGATAAAGTTCTTTTACTGGTTGGAAGTGCTGATAAAATAAATGCTAGAAATCCCATTCCGATAAATATTAGAATGAGATTATTAGAGACAACACTAGAAGAGGAAGGTCTGCTTAATAAATGTGTGATACATCCTCTTAAGGATTTAACTGATGAGTCAGACAATTCTCAGGATTGGGGATTCTATTTATATGCTAATATAGTTAGTATTATAAAAGAATCCTCTTTTAATATCTACTATAGTGATGGATATGAAATCATTACTACATGGTTTCCAAAGTTCATGCTAAAGGATTACATATCTATGACTCTTATGGCTAGAGAACAGGTAGAAGAAGGAATATCAGCTACCATTGTGAGGGATGCCATAAGAAACGATTTAGAGTTAGAAGGACTAGTTCCCAAGTGTATCATAGATGCTAAGTTTTATTTAAAAGAATTTATTTTGCTCCATGAAAGTATCAATAATTAATGAATCAAGACACCAACTTCCTAAGTATGAAACTTCCCTCTCAGCAGGTATGGACATCTGCGGAGATTTTAGTAGAATTACTCTAGTAGACGGAAAGCCAAAGAAATTCTTCTTTGATGCTGATGTTGTAGCTATAGGTCTCATAGAGGCTCCAGATGCTCCGTTTGTCTTAGACAAAGAGGGAAATCCTACTGATAGGAAAATTCCTACAGTCCCAGTAGCTTCTACCATTGAGATTAAACCTGGTGGTAGATGTTTAATTCCTACTGGATTATTTATCGCCTTACCTAAGGGTTACGAAGCACAAATTCGTCCTAGAAGTGGACTTGCTTTGAAGCAGGGACTTACAGTCTTAAATTCTCCTGGAACTATTGACGCAGATTATAGAGGGGAAATAGGAATAGTGTTGGTTAACACATCTAATCAACCTGTACGAATAAAGGATGGGGAGAGAATAGCCCAGATGGTTATTGCTAAGCATGAAACTGTTGAATGGGAAGTTGTAGAAGAGTTACCCTCTACTGAGAGAGGAGAAGGCGGATTTGGACATACTGGAGTATGATGGTGTACGCTTTAGCAGTAATAGGATTATGTAATATATTACTAATTATATGCTTATCTAGAAGGATTGAAGATATTGGAACGAGAATAAAAACTAATGGTGCTCTGATTGATGATGTTAGGGATAAAGTTAAATACCTAACATCGTTGATGGACATAAAAGTGAATATTCCAGATGAAATAGAGAAGCAGTTTGGTAAGATGAAGAAGGAGATTGTTATTAAAAATGTATTGAAAGTTCCATGACAAAAGAAGAATTAAGAGAACGTATTCTAGAGCTAGAAGATAGGATGTCGAAAGAGGATAGTAGAGAAGCTGTCTCTGAAATGTACGATGAGTGGGAAGAATTATCTAACAATCTAGAGGACATTCTATATGAAGAGCTAGAAGGAGTGGCTTTGAAGGTAATCACAGAGAAAATTACCGAAAGGTATGATATTGATACTGACATATTGGTCTCTGAATATATGGAAAGTGGGGATTTAGAAAAAGCGTTTACTGCAGCAGCCGAGGAATGTGATTGCGGTTGGAAAGAAGATATTAAAAAGGAAATTATAAAAGGGTAATTGTTATGACTAAAGAAGGATTTATTAAACTGATTGAGAATGCTCTGAATTATAGTAAGGAACTGGATAGATGGAGTGACTTTGGTATTGATTTGTTTGAATTGCCTATTTCAGAACTAGGTTGGAACTTCCTTAATGTTGTTCTCCCAGAACTTTTCTCTGATGAGGGCGTAGACTGGGTTAATTGGTGGTTGTTTGAGAAGCCTGGATTCGGAGGAGACCCAGATCAGGCATATGATGAGGATGGGAATGTAATTCCTACAGATACCATAGATGACTTATGGAATATTGTTAAAGACTATCAGAAATGACAGAAACAAGAGAAGATATAATGGAGAAATTGTTTCCTGGTTATGAGGAAACAAGGAGAGCCTTGGAATCATACTCCGATTGGGAGTTAGGTTTAATTATGGACAATATCCCAAAATGTCCAGAGGATCTTGAAGATTCAATTATTAAAGAAGTTCAATGGAGTATAGTTGACACATTGTTTGGACAATTTATAAATAATTGGGATGACTTTATCTCGGATAACGAAGGCCTAGTCATGGACTATTGCTATGATGCTGCATTTCTAGGATATAACTACGGAAGTAAATCATATTTAATATCTAGGGAAACTGTCATCGACATTTGCAAAGATTTACTTAGTGAGGTAGATGAAGAATATTCTATAAATGAGAATGTAGATTTTAGAGATATAATTTCTGACCTGAATAAATACTATCCAATCAAATTTTGTGAAGAATGATTAAATATTTGTTAAGCAAAGCCTCTACTGGTAAATTTAGAGTTGTATACCTATCTACTACTGAAGAGTGGGATGAAGAAAAAGCTGGATTTGTAATAAATAGAGTTACTGGACAGCTACATGGAAAGATGACAGAACAGCCAGAAATCGTTATTACTAAGGGTAAGGCTGGTAGAACACATAGAGAGCAACTTGAGTTACAGTTTAAGTCTGAGCTTAAGAAATATTTAGATAAAGGTTACAAGGAAATGGAAAATGATCCTGAAACCTACAGTGAAACACAATTGGAGGAGTTTTATGGAGACATCAAGACGGACCAGAATGGATTTGCAAAGCATATGCTTGCAAAATCTGCAGATAAGGTTAAAGAATCCTCAATTAATAAGGTCAAGTATTGGTATGCTAGCCGAAAAATTGATGGAGTTAGGTGTTCCTTCTACTACAAGGATGGTGAGATTTTATCTGCTTCTAGGGGAGGGGGAAATTATGACTATTCAACAAGTCATATCAGAAGAAATAAGAAATTGCTTAAGTTCTTCGAATCTCATCCCGCTTACATACTTGATGGAGAGTTGTATAAACATGGTAAAAGCCTCCAACAAATCAGTGGAGCAGCTCGTCTTGAGAAGAACGCAGTTGACTGCGACTGGCTTGAATATTATGTTTACGACATCATGATTCCTGGAATGAAGTTCTCAGATAGATTAGAGATTCTTAAGCAGTTGCAAAAGGAACTTAATCTTGGGTTTAACCCAAATAGAGAATGGGAAGAAGGAGAACTTCAAATGCAATTAGTTCCACAGGAGAAGGTTTCTGGATATGAGAACATAATGAAACTCCACGACCGGTATGTATCAGAAGGTTGGGAAGGAGTAGTATGTAGAAATCCTGATAAGGAGTATGGCTTCGGGAAACGTACTAATGATATGCTTAAATTTAAATTCTATAAAGATGCGGAGTTTGAAATTACTGGCTTATCAGAAGGTCTTCGAGAAGAGGATATGTGTTTTACGTTAATAACTGAAGATGGTATAGAATTTAAGGCTAAGCCGATGGGTTCTAGAGAGCTTAAGCGGCAGTATAGAGAAAGGCTTAAAGAGCTTATTGGAAAGATGGCTACTGTTAAGTATTTCTATCTATCTGATGAGGGAACACCATTGCAGCCTGTTCTGAAGTGTATTCGTGACTATGAGTAAAAATGAAAAAGATTAACTACAGACAGTATTACTATGACGGTAACTATGCTGATATAGAATTACAAGTTCCAGATGAGTGTAGTTTATACAAAATAGGAATGATTAATATGTCCCACAAAGTTCAGGATATAGAAGAGGAAACCTGGACAAAGGCATATGTAATGTTATGCCCGACTGAGTTTGAAGATTCTACCCTTCTAGGAAATGTCTATTTTAATTACATAGACGATGTATTTATTACTGATTCTGAAATAGCTGTTCTAGACATAGAATCTGCCCCACGATTTAGTGGGGTATACTCTGTTGCGTATTACAAGGACAGAGAGTCAGAATTCAAATTTTCAGCCTATTTAAGTAAGATTGGAGATATAGGAGAGGCTAGTCCTGATGAATTAACTGAAATAGTAGAGATAGGAAAAGAGTGTAAGAAAATATGCTCTATATGTATGCTCAGGAAACTTACATATACTGGAATAGAAGCTAGTAATGTATGTTTTAAGGATCGGTTTCATGGAAAAGATATGGCTTCTATGAGTATTACCAATATAGAATTCGGAAGAATCTTTATGGAGGAATTTACTACTGATGAAAACATATCAGAGTTGTTCCTAAAGGAGTCTGAGAAAATCTATAAATCTATTATTAACAATGAATGATGTAGAGAAGCGATATATCTGGCTAGTAAAGCATCTGATATGGAATGGTTCTAAACAGAAAAATGGTGTCTATTGGGTAAAGATTACTAAAGAAGACGCCTCCCTCCTAGAAGAAAAATACGAAGTGTGCGATACGCGAGCTTTAAAAGGAGGAATAAGAGCAAATGTTATAAAAATGTGTGATAATTTTATTGTACTTGATACGCGATGAAATACGAAAAGTTTGATATTTTGAAGAAAGCTAAATATTCCGTTATTCCAAATAATAGGGAATTGTATATAGTATACGTGGAATGTGATGCAAACGACGGGGATTATATGAGAGATACCATTGAATTTGACAAGAGTTCTTTTGAGGAAGATGAACTTCTCTTACTAGTATTATCTTATGTTAGTAAATACTCTGGTAAGTTCTCAGAGGGAAAGAGTTGGAGTTGTGGGTATTATGGACATCATGTAGACGATAATAAAGATTTTCCCTGGTTGAGTGACTACTTATCAGAAAATGACATTCTAATCTTTGCTGGAATGTGCGATACGATGTGTCATAGTGTGAGTGGTATAGACATTGTGTACTATGATAATGATGGAATAGCCAACAAGGTAACGCTTCCAGACGTAGACGACTTATTTGAGAGCAAAGAGGAGTTTGTAAATTATTTAAATAAGCTATATTCAGCTTACTATGATGAAATTGAATAAAGGAGGAAAGCTTCCGGATAAATTTAAAGTAGCTAATCAAGAAATAACTGTAGTCATAGAAGATTCTCTTCCAAACAATGACTATGGTTATTTCTGTGATGCTACTAATACTATTAAGTTAGCTAGAACTATTAATTCTGAACATGATGGAACAGTTTCTCTTAGTGACGAACAGATAAGAAATACCTTCTATCACGAATTATTCCATGTGTTTCAATTTTACCTTAATAATGAGTTTAACGAAACACAAGCTCAGGTATATGCTAACTTTATGTGTGAATTTATAGAAACTACAGAAGAACCATTTTAAATAGAGAATAAATGAAGTTATCTAAGAGTAAAAGAGCCAATGTAAATTATTTGGCGAAGATTGTAGACATTAAAAATTTCAGAGCGCATAGTAATCCAGAAGTTACTAGACTTAAGTGTTGTACCATTGATGGTTTCAATATCATTACTGGGATTGATTCTCAGCCAGGACTATATGTATATTTTCCAACGGCTTGTTGTATAAATCCAGATTTTCTGAGATATTGTAATCTTTATCGTCATAAAGAATTAAACAATGATCCAGAACAAACTGGTATGTTTGAGGATAATGGTAGAGTAAAAGCTATCAGATTAAAGAATGAGCTGTCTGAAGGTTTTATTCTTCCAGTAGTCCAGTTTCAGAACTATATAATGTCTGTAACTAATAAGGAGATTGAAGTTGAGGCAGGTATTGAATTTGATATTGTAGAACATGAAGGCAAAGAATTTTGGATTAACAAAAAGTACATTCCAAAGAGACAACAAGGGCAGGGAGGAACTCCACGTAACAACCAAACGAAGAAAGTCAAAGGAATCAGCAAGGTTATTGATGAACAATTTAGATTCCACTACGACACAACTCTTATTAAGAAATGTCCTAATGTAATTCACCCTAATGACTTAATTAGTATTACCGAGAAAATACATGGTACTTCTGGTATTTCCGCATATGTTCTGTGTAAGCAAGACCTAGATTGGAAACAGAGGATTGCTAAATGGTTGACAGGAGAAGAGTTTAATAAGTATGACTATCTCTATGCCTCTAGAACTGTCATTAAGAATCAGTTCTATAACAAAAATGTTACTCCAGGATTCTATGGATGTGATGTTTGGGCAGAAGCTGACAAAATCGTAAAGCCTTGTTTGTCTAAGGGCATGACAGCATATTATGAGATAGTAGGATTCTTACCAAATGGTGGTTATATCCAAAAGAATTATGATTATGGATGTATGCCTCCTAAAAAAGGAGAAGCATATACTCCAGAGAAACACTTTAAGGTTCGTATCTATCGAGTAACTATAACTAATGTTGATGGAGTTGTTCATGAGTTTTCTGCCCGTGAGGTGCAGCAATGGTGTGCCAAAGTTGGACTTACTCCAGTAGAGGAATGGTATTATGGGACTGCAAAGGCTTTATATCCAGAACTTAATGAAGCCGAACACTGGAATGAGAACTTTATGGAGAAATTAGCAAACGATGCCCAGTTCTATATGGAATGCACTTCTCCATCTTGTGATAATAAAGTACCTCATGAAGGTATTGTTATCAAGATAGAAAATATGAAATCAGAGGCTTTCAAATTGAAATGTTTTAAATTCTTGGATAAAGAAGGAAAAGAGCTAGATAAGGGAGAGTCTAATATTGAAGACGAGAATTAAATCATGCATAGAATATCAGTAACATATGAAATTATAGTGGAAAGAGACTTGTCTATGGATCTAGATGAGGTCATTGATGCTGTGATTAAGGATTTGGATAATGATTCTGAATTTGACCTATTTACACTTCAGTGTGTATTTGGAGATAATATGGGATACTACTTAGAGAAATTAAACATAATTAATGACTCAAGTGTTTTATCCGAATACGTTCAAGATGAGATATTTGAAAAATTTACCAGTAGAGTGCTGGAAAGATACCCAGAACTAGATGAACCTTAAGGAATATTTATTTAGTAAAAAATATGGAAGCCTGAGATATCGGGTTTCCTATTTCTTTCATAGTAAAATTCCGTTTATCTCTCCAGGGTGGAATGAGTATAGAAACCCTTGGTATCATTGGTGGAAAGCCAGAGAATATTTTAAACGTCCGAAGGCTCATTTTCTCTTTAGAAAGAAGTTTTGGACGTTTGGGCTTCCTATTAGGAGAGATTACTACAATCCAGTGATTGATATAGGCTTTCATGCTCTGGGATGGAAAGATAAATGGGATAGTCCTAGGCATGAGTGGGACCCTATGATTTGTATAACATTTTTCAGAACTTGGCATTTGTTATGGATATTTAACTGGGCAGTTAAAGAAGAAAAGAATAGTCTTACCAGAAGCATGGCTACTTGGGAAGCTATTTTGGACTACTCACGTTATAATAAAAGTATAGACCAAGTTGTTGATAATCATGTTTGGAGCTACGAAGAGAATGGCGAAAAGAAATATATAACTATTATTCCAAACATGACTAGAAAAGGATTGCAAAAGTATGAATCCAAACACATTGAAGAAAATACAGAGACTGAAGAATGGTGAGTCTTTTGTCACAAGTGAGCCTGGAAACTCTATGCTGCCTCTATATAAGAGCAATGAAAAGCATCTTGTTACTCCTATAACTTGGCAAGAGTGCAATGTTGGAGATGTGGTTTTTTGTAAGGTTAGAGGTTCGTGTTTTACTCACAAGGTATACTCAGTAGACCCTAACAGAGGATGTCTGATTGGAAACAATAAAGGACATATGAATGGATGGACTAAGAATGTTTATGGTTTAGCGCACAAATTATGAAAATATGTATTTTAAGTGACCTGCATGGATTTCTAATTGATGATATTCAACCATGTGAGCTGGTATTAATCTGTGGAGATATTGTTCCATTAAGGATGCAAAGGAACAAACCACAGTGTGAGAAGTGGTTAAAGACAGAATTTGCTGATTGGATAAAATCTCTTCCCTGTGAAAAAGTCGTATTTGTAGCTGGAAATCACGACTTTGTGTTTGAGAATAGGGAATTTATGTGGGTAAATTCTATAATTACATTTCCTACTGAAGGGAAGGCAGTATACTTAAATAATTCTCACTTTGATTATCTAAGTAATGATGGAAAGGTATACAGAATATATGGAACTCCAGCCTGTCATATATTTGGTAACTGGGCATTTATGTATTCTGACGAAAAGCTAAAAGAGTTGTACCAAAATATTCCAGGAAATTGTGACATACTGATTAGTCATGATGCTCCTAAATTGAATAATTGTGGTTTAGTACCTCCCAATATGTGGCACTCAACTCCTGTTGATGCTGGAAATGAAGTTTTGGCTTCTGCTATTCTAGATAAGAAGCCAAAATATGCTTTTTGTGGTCATATTCATGAAGGAAATCATCAGTTAACAGACATTGGGGCGACCAAAATTGCTAATGTGTCTATTCTTGATGATGCTTATGACATTTCTTATGAACCATTATATCTGGATATTTAATAACATCCTCCTATATATTCTTGGAGGGTCAATATTATCATTAATAATAATTGAAATTTATGAGATAGTAAAGGAAGAAACTAATTTCCTTAAAACCTACGGGTCTAGATTCATTTGTAATATCAAAAATTAATCAAATGGAACAAGCTGTATTTCAGAGAATGTTGGGAGAATTTAATGAAGTCAATGAACGTGCTAACAAACTTAGAGAATTTATTTTGAGCGATAAGAGCAAAGAAGTAGATAATCTGAATCGTGATTTGTTAATTGCCCAACTAAAAGCAATGGAAGCATATGTATCTGTACTATCAATTCGTATAGGACTTAATGCTCCGAAAGATGAAATTTCAGAGGCCAAGGCTGTGAAAGAAGGTGAGTAAGAAAATCATTTTCACCGACCGCTCGGATTCATTATTGACTAGTTACCTCAAAGATATATCCAAATATAAAATATTGGATAGTGATGAGGTAACTCGTCTTATTTGTGAAGCCCAAAAGGGAGATGATGTTGCTAGAGAGCAAGTTATAAAATCTAATTTAAGATTCGTTGTAACTATTGCTAAGCAATTTCAAAACAGAGGTATTCCTTTGATGGATTTAATCTCTAGTGGAAATGAAGGTTTAATGAAAGCTATTGATAAGTTTGACCCAGAAAGAGGTGTCACATTCTTATCATATGCTGTATGGTGGATTAGACAAAGTATTTATAACTCTATATATTGGCAGGCTAGAGAAATCCGCTTGCCAATGTCTCAGCAATTACTAGTAATTAGTATACTCGATGCAACTAATAAATTCCTACAATCTCACGATAGAAATCCTAGTTCGGAAGAAATATCGGAAATGACTGATATTCCTAGAGAGCAGATTGATTATCTTGCTCAATTTTCTAACAAGCTAGTATCTGTGGATGATTTTATAGGAGGAGATGAGGAAAACAGCCAAGTCTGTGATGTTATACCTGATGGGGAAGACCCTTTAGACGAACAGGTGAATAAGATTTATGTAGCTAAGGAAATCGAGAATTTGCTCTCAAAATTGACTATTAGAGAGCATGACTTAATCTGTATGCTGTTCGGTATTGGAATGGCTCCAGTAAATCCGAAAATTATAGCCGATATGTATGGCGTTGGAGGAGAAAGAATCCGACAGATGAAAGAAGGAGCATTAGCTAAACTAAGACGTAGATTTTCTAATCAACTTAAAAATTTATTATAATGAAATTCGAGGAAATTTTACCAGCATTGCGTAGAGGAGAAGTAGTAAGAAGAGGAGTCTTTCAAAGTAGCCTTGTAGTATTTATGCAGATTCCTGCAGAAATTCCTGCACAGGATGTCTTGAAGATGAAATCTATACCTACCCAAATGAAGGTTCTTATGGGAGAATATGAAGCTGGGGTTACTTATCATGACCAGTTCATAATGTATGACTTTTCAGACCAAAGTTGTACATATTATCCCTTTGATGGGGAAGATATGAATGCAGATGATTGGGAATTAGTTGATCCTATGTCATACGACCCTTATGAGGACTTTCGATAATTATCCAGTAGGAGCAGCTGACGATCCTAGAGCACCCTATAACGAACCATTAGCAAGAAATGTTAGGGTAGAAGTAGGAGTTGAACTAGGGACAATGGTAGATATTGAAGTAGTTGGAGACCTCTCAGAGGACATAATGCAAGAGTTGGTTAAAGATAAAGTTATCGAAAAACTGAATATAGATAATGAGGATATTGTCCTTAATGATATAACAATCTATAGTCACGATGATTTATCTAGTGAGTAGAAATAAAACTCTCTTTCGTCCTGAGAAGTATCAACATATTCCCTTTGAGAAGGCAATGGATTTTCTGTTGCCTTTGAAAAGGGTTCAATTTGATACTGAGACTATGGGTCTCGATGCTCATACTAAAGATTTATTAACTGTTCAACTTGGAAGTAAAGATAACCAAGTTGTATTCGATTGGACTACTCTAACAGAATGTGAAAAAAGATCTCTAAAGGACTATCTAGAATCTGGAGTACTAGTTATTGGAGTTAATCTAATGTTTGACTTGTGCTTTATGTATGTTCAAGGTATATATCCTAAGAAGATATATGACATAATGTTGGCTGAACAACTAATCTATTTAGGATATCCAAAGATTATAACTAACGAGCTGTATAATGAACTTGGAGTAGAACTTCCAGAATATGAGTTTATACAAGAGGCAGGAAAACTTCCTTATTACGAGCTTAGTTATTCTTTGAAAGCTATGGCTAAGAGGTATCTTAATATAGACATTGATAAAACAGTTCGAGGTAAAATCATAAATGATGGTCTTACTGAGGATGTAATTGTTTATGCTGCTGGAGATGTTATGTATCTGGAGGACATTCTAGATAAGCAGATGGAGGAACTTAAGCTTCAAGACCTAGTTTTGGCTGCAGAGTTTGAGTGCGAGTTTGCTAAATCCCTGGCTTATGTTAAGCATTGTGGAGTTCATCTCGATGTTGCCAAATGGAAAAACAAGATGGCTAAAGATTTACTTAAACTCAAAACATCTGAGCAAGAGTTGAATGATTGGGTAGTAGAATGGGATTCTAAAAGAGTTAAGAATGGAGATTGGGATATTCGTTATCCAGAAATGGATTATGATAAGCCTAATGATATAGCAGAGGAGGAAAGAAGATTATTAAAGGATAAGTATATACGCTCTCCAAAAGATGACCTAGAAGTGCCTTATCAGAGTTTAAAATTGAAAGCTTATAAGAAGAAGGTATCAAGTCTATTTACCAAGATAGATTTGCAAGGAGACCTATTTTCTGGTTTTAATGATAAGCCACAATGTGTTATAAATTGGAGTAGTTCTAAACAAGTAATCAAACTGTTTGAAGTCTTAGGCATTGAAGTTGACACTTTTGATAAAAAGACTAAGAAGAAAAAGAAGTCCGTCGAGGCTAAAATGCTTAAGCCTCAAAAGGATAAGTTTCCTATTATTCCTATTTATTTGAGGTATCAGGAAGCTGCAAAGGTGGTTTCTACCTATGGAGAAAACTGGCTAAAGGCGATAAACCCTAAAACTGGAAGAGTCCATGCAGACTTGCACGTAATAGGAACTGATACAAGTAGAATATCATCTGGAGGAGGTCCTTACAAAGTGAATGTGTTGAATCTTCCTAGAGATAAGGAGACTAGAGCGTGCTTTACCTCAGAGAAGGGTAATCTATGGATTTCTTGTGATTATACTGGACAGGAAAGTGCTATTACTGCCTCTGTATCTAATGACCAAAAGATGATTAATATTCTTGAGTCTGGAGGAGATATGCATAGTGAAGTAGCAAAAATGTGCTGGCCCGATCTTCTTGGAAAATTAACTGTTGAGGAAGTTAAAACCAAGTATAAGGGACATAGACAAAATGCAAAAGCTGTTGAATTTGCTATTTTCTATGGAGGTGATGATAATACTTTACACGTCAATAGTGGGTTTGACAAGAAGGATGCGAAGAACATTTATGATAACTTTATGAAAGGTTTTTCTGGAATTGCAGAATACCAGGACTATTGTAGAAAAGCAGTAATGCGAAATGGATATATCCTAATGAATCCTATAACTAAGCATAGGGCACACATATTTGATGCAAAGTGGATGTTCAAAATGCAAGAGAAGTTTAAAGAGGATGGATATTGGGAATACTATAGAGAAATGAAGCGTGATGCTCCAGGCTGTGATACTGTCCAGCAAGTAACTAGGTATTTCAGAAGAAAATCAGATTCTGAAAAGCAATCTATTAATTATAGGATTCAGAATAGAGGAGCAATGGCTTTTAAGCTAGCAATGATAAAGCTATTTAATTGGATTATGAATAATAATCTAATTGATATTGTTCTTCTATGTGTTACTCCATATGATGAAATAAACTTGGAATGTCCAGAATCTATAGCAGAAGATATGGCTAATGTTCTAGTTAAATGTTTAGCTGATGGAGGAAAGCCATTCTGTACTAGAGTACATCTTGGAGCTGACGTAGCTAGAATGTTCAAATGTCATACTAATTTCAGTGTGGCGGATAAAGTCATAATGGAGAATGGTGATGTTGTAGATTGTTTAGATGGAGTATTTTATAATATAACTAAGAATACTACGTATCCAGAGTCTGAGGTAAAAGGGTATAAGGATTACATTGAAGCTGATGGACCTTTGCCTAATTATTGGATTCATTAACGAATAAGGGGCTATAGTAGTGATGCCAAACCTGAGCCCCTGAGTAGGCTTAAGAACAATCAGCCGAACAGCCATCCTTGTAATGAGGTAGGAGTGCAGTTAGGGCATCTTTTTTAAATTAAAATGTTATGAAGAAGTTTATAGTTTTATTTATGATGGTTCTTGCTATGATGTCATGTGCAGATAGCAGGACTTTTGAGAGAGCTGACGGGACTAAGTTTGTAGCTGAACCTTATGGTTGGGCTAACTACCAATCTAATAAGATTGACGGGGTAGTCTATGAAGTGTGTGCAGGTAATATCTTCTGGGATATTATCACTGTAGAAACTATATTTATTCCAGTATGGCTGACAGGGTGGGAATTATACGAGCCAGTATCTTACGTAGAACCGAGTACCACTAATTAAGTATGAAAGTTATATTTCTGGACTTTGATGGAGTGATTACTACTCTAGAGTCTCGATGGAACATAGATTTAGAAAAGTGCAAGCTTGTTAAAAGAATATGTGACGAAACTGGAGCTAAAATAGTAATATCTTCTTCATGGAGAAAAAGCAATCTTGAATATACAATGAAGCAATTCTCCAAAGAAAGTTTCTTATTGTATGATTATGTGGTAGATGTTACAAAACGATTATCTATTTCTGGAAGTGCTTCCATAACTATTCCTAGAGGTGTGGAAATATTAGAGTATATAGAATCTCATGATTCGATTACTAATTATGTAATACTTGATGATGATACTGATATGCTCTTGTGGCAGAGAAATTATTTTGTTCATACCAGCACATATGAAGGTATAAATGAAAAGAACGTTGAACAAGCAATTAAAATATTAAATATGAATGTAGAATTTACAACAACAGAGACAATAGTTGATAAACAAATTCTTAAAGCATTTGGAGAAACCTTACACTACGATGAAGGTGTATTTGATAAGGAATCTTTCTTTGAATCTATAGAGAGTTTACTAGATGTGTGTGGGTTAACTATGACTGACACATCAAAGAAAGAAGTTACTGAGCAACTGAAAGTATTACTAACTAAACTAATAGAAGAATTATGAGTAGTTATTTAAATATTTATGGTATTCCTAAAGAAGGAAGAGAACCAATAGAAATTGTAAGTTTCAGTAGGTCTCATTGTGTATATGGAGCAATATGTGATGAAATAAATGTTGCTTGGGCTGGAAACAGTGATGTCTATACTAATCTTACCACTGAAATGATGGACCAGGTAGTCAGAAGCATAGAGGAAGACTTAAAGAGTTGCACAAGTAGGCTTCAAATCTATGAGAAGTACGCTTCGCAAAACTCTGAATATATCCAAGAAATTATAAGTTTACAAGAGTATATTGAAGAGCTTAATACTACAAAGTCCTATTGTGAAATGATAGGCACAATAGTAACGCAATGCTCTCTTTCTCTTTCTGGTTTTAGTAAAATCTGCTGTAATATATCATGAAATTTAAGTTAGAATTTACATTTGATATTTCTGACAGCTCATTGCTGATAGACGCTAATGATGGTAGAGATGAGGAATATACTAGCCTAGAAGATGTGCCAGAGGATACTCTAATGGATGTGGTATATCATTATTTAGATGGGGTTATAGAAGGTATGACTTATGATGAAGTAACAATTAAGAAATTATGAAAAGGTTTTTAATTCACGTTAGTACTAATTGGTGTGGAATGGATGATACATTCCGTGCTATGGCAGAAAATGATTATGAGCTAGACGAAATAGCTGACCAGTTAGCTTATGAAAACTTCCAATCCTATGGCTGTGAGGGCGATATTGCTGAGGAATTTGGATACGACTCAGATGATATGGAAGACAAGGATTGGGACGAGCTGTGGGAGCAAACTAGTGAAAGTGACTATTACCACTATACTATAGAGGAGTTTGTTGGAGACGATGAGGAATGGGAAGAGTATGGAGGAGAGATTTATGGAAAGGAAGAATGATGGAAGATTTTAAATTCTATGAAGTTGGTGGTAAGATACGTGATGAATTTCTAGGAATAAAATCCAAAGACGTTGATTACGTAGCTGTGCCATCAAAAGAAGTTTTTGATAAAATTCACCCACAAGAATCCCAACCTAGTCCAGCTATGTTGGTGTTTGACGAACTGAAGGACTATTTAGAGAAACAAAAGTTTGAAATTTTCTTGGTAACTCCTCGCTGTTATACCATACGGGCTAAGTTTCCAGAAGGACATAAATATCAGGGTATAGCAGATTTCGTAATGGCACGTAAAGAAGTAGGATATATTCCTGGTACTAGAACACCAATAATATATCCAGGAACTCTTTATGATGATTTATCACGCAGAGACTTTACTGTTAACGCTCTTGCAAAGGACCCTGATACTGGTGAAATTGTAGACTACTTTAATGGTATGAAGGATATATGGGGAAGTATTATAAGAACCCCTCTAGACCCAGTGAAAACCTTTGACGACGATCCTCTGAGGATTCTTAGAGCCATAAGGTTTGCTATTACCAAAAGGTTTACTATTGCTGATGGTACTTGGAGGGCTATGAGGAAGTATGATTACTTTGATAAGATGTCTGTAGTATCAGAGGAGAGAATAAGAGAGGAATTAACTAAATGTTTTAAATATAATACATTAGGAACACTTCGTTATCTAAGCCGACTTCCGGAGCTAGAAGAGTATATCTTCAAAAAGACTAACTTATGGCTCAAGCCAACTAATGAGAAATAATATGTATCATATTTTAGAATCTCGTAAATTGACTGAATCTCTAAACTCTCTTCCCACGGTTAGAGAGATACATTTTGATGATGTTATAGAGATTAGGCGAAGTATTGGTCAGGGAGCTTATGTATGTAAATTATTAGCTCAAAAAAGCTATACTAATGAAGATGCCATTAAATTGTTTCACGATAAAATGAAAGAAATTTGTAATGATTGATTCAGAAAACTTATGCAGAAAGGCGATGGAGATTTACGGATTTCCAGCTCAGGCTGCTATGGTGGTAGAAGAGTGTAGTGAACTTACTAATGCTATCTGTAAGTTTAGAAGAGGTAGAGTTGGTAATGATGATATTATAACTGAAATTGCTGACGTTATGATTATGTGCGAACAGCTTTCTTATTACTTTGGAAAGGAAAAAGTTGAACTGGAAAAAGAAAGAAAGCTAGAAAGATTAAAAGAACGTTTATCAAAATATACTGATTAAATGAAAGAGAGAAAACTTATTATTTGTAGAGGTATTCAAGGAAGTGGTAAATCAACTTGGGCTAAACAATGGTGTCATGAAGACCCAGAACATCGTGTGAGATTCAATAACGATGATATTCGCAATATGTTAGGTGATTATTGGGTTCCGAGTAGAGAAAAGTTAGTAACAGAGGCTAAGGCTAATATGATTACATTTGCCCTTATTAAGGGTTATGATGTAGTAGTTGATAACATGAATCTAAATTCTAAAGAAGATGCGTGGATTCGTACTTTATGTGAGAATATAGAAAAGGATACCGGAATTCATGTAAATATAGAATATAAAGACTTCTGGACTCCAGTTGAAGAATGTATTCGAAGAGATGCAATGCGTCCTAATCCTATTGGAGAGAAAGTCATCAAAGATACTTGGAGAAGGTATAGAAGCTTTATACTACAGGAGAAAATAAAAGAACTAATGGAGAGGAAGCGTGCATTTGATATTGGAAAGCCTTCTGCTATTGTAGTAGACATGGACGCTACTCTGTGCTTGAATACTTCAGGAAGGCCTTTCTATGGAGAAGGAGCTGCTGAAGGTATGGCTAAAGATACTCCTATTACTGAAATAGTGGAGTTAGTCAAACTATATAGCGATCATTCTGACACTAATGTAATTATATTATCTGGCAGGGAAGATACTCCAGAGATCAGAGAAGCTACAGAAACATGGTTGCATAAATATAGTATATATCCAACTGGAGTTCTACTTAGATCCATTGGAGATTATTCTAAAGGAGAAGTATGTAAGAAAGAACTTATGGAACATGTCCTTAAATCTTATAATGTAAAGTTTGTTATTGATGATAATAACAGATGTGTACAGATGTATAGAGATATGGGATTGACCGTATTACAGCCTAATGAAGGTAGCCTATGATATTAGTAGGACAACTTATTGAAATCCTTAAACAGTTTGATCCTGATAGAGTTGTAGTAATACATACTCTTAAAGGAGAAACTGTTGATATAAATGGGTATTTTGTACAGAAAGATTTAAACGACAGTAATTTTTATTTAACTGATTTGGACGTAGTTCCACGCGATTGATTATGACTATAAAAGAAGCTATTGAACATTGTTGGGACAGAAAAGACTACCCAGAAGTATTTAGAGATGGCGCAGGATTAGATATTTCTATTCCTGGATTTATCACTAGGGGTTCTTGGATTAGAAATAATTCTCCAAGAACTGTTACACTAGATGTAACTACTTATCGTGGAGTAAGTTGGAATGCAGTCCATTATTATGGTAATATTACCATTGAGGGAGTAAGTTTTAGTCCAGAGGACAGCCCAAACACTTACACCATGTGTAAGGAAACATATGAGGCTGAAGAGAAAAATCCTCTAGCTGCTGGATTCTATAAAATAGAATTAGTAAGACCTGTTACTTCTGAGGAAATTGAAGAAGATGGTTCACGGTGGAGCGGATATAAGGTTGGTGATAATACTAACGCTTTCTACTCTCCGGAAGATGTAATAGCCCTAGCTAAGGAAGTATGCAAGGCTAGATTCCTTGGCAACTGGAAACTTAAGATTGTCGACTATAGTGGGAAAGATCTAGATTCTGAAATTTTAATTAGTGAGCTATGACAAAATTTAAATTGTACGAGGATATATTGTCTCGTTCTTGGAATAGGTACTTCTATGATGTAGAAGCTAATACAATGGAAGAGGCAGTTGAGAAAGTTAGGTATGGAGAAGTTGATTGTTATGATTCTGAACAAATCTATGAAGTTATTGATGAGTTGAGTCCAGAAGATAATAATGGAAGCCCTACTAGAGAGATTTACAATGATAAAGATGAGCTTATGTGGCATAATGCTAAACTAGTTAATAGGGGAGAAATTATTACTCAAAGCTTAAGGAATATTTTTGAAAATCTACATCAGATTATGGAACAAGAACCGGAGATATTTCTAGGAAGGAATATAACATTTTCTATGGCTAAGAAAGTAATGAAAATGTTAGGATGGAGATGTTCTAATATTAGAGAAGTTAGTGTAAACGGACAGGATTCGGCTTATTTTATAATTTGCGAAAAGACCAGTAAGGATTTCAAATATATGATTTCTGGAAATATAGATACAGGAATCATAAGCATATCAAAAAAGAAGTTATGAAAGATGAATTAGGAGATAGAATGAAATCTTATTATGAGAATCGTTCTAAAACATTTTTAGCTAGACGTATACCAGTTATTATAAGACTGGATGGAAAAGCATTTCACACATTCACAAGAGGTTTTAATAAACCCTTTGATGAGGCTATGTGTAATGCTATGCAAGAAACAATGAAGTACTTATGTGAGAATATTCAGGGATGTGTTTTAGGATACACACAGTCTGATGAAATTACTTTGGTACTTATTGACTATCAGAAACTTACTACTGACGCCTGGTTTGATTATAACGTCCAGAAGATATGTAGTGTGGCAGCATCTATGGCAACTCTTATTTTTAACAGGAGATTCCAGGAACAAATCGTAGAGCTTTCTTATAATGGAAAGTTAGACAATGATGAGTTAACTAGCTCGTATAAGCGCTCTCTTAAAGCTGGAGCAATGTTTGATGCTAGATGCTTTAACATTCCAAAAGAGGAAGTAACTAATTGTATTCTATGGAGACAACAGGATGCTACAAGGAATAGCATTTCCTCAGCTGGGCAGGCGTATTTCTCCCACAAACAGTTGGAAGGTCTGAACTCTAACCAAATTCAAGAGTTACTATTCCAGGAGAAAGGAATTAACTGGAATGATTATCCTACTAAGTTTAAAAGAGGAAGCTGCTGTATAAAGAAATATCATCAGACTATGAACCAAACTTTAAGAAGTTATTGGTTTATTGATAATGAGATTCCAATCTTTAAGGGGGAGGATAGAGAATATATTGAAAAACTTATAGCATGAGTAGAACTTATAAGGAGCATCATCCTACCGCACACAATCCGAAGAATAGAATCCCTACTCCATACCTTGATAAAGAGGGAAAGGTAAAACGTAGAAGAAAAAGAAGAGCTTATGGTTCCCAAGGATGGAAAGGATGGGGAGGCGAAACCTATTTCAAAAAATACGGAGAAATAATGATAGATGTAGTAGATAAGAAAAAAGCAAGGCGTGAGGCTAAAAAACATATAGAAAATGAATTACAGGATCAATTATAATGTAGTCTTGTATAGTGAGACACTCTATGATAAAGAAATTATAGTTAAGAATAAAAGCAACGAGCTGATAGCTAAATGCTCACTTGAAGATTACCTTAAAAGGAAGCATGGAGATTCATTCAGACAGCTTATTATAACTAGATGTGTTCCTGACTACTTTGGAGGTGCTAATATATTTAACGACTTATTTTATGGTAGACAATTTTAAATATTTAGCTAATCTATTTGATGGATTAGTAGATAAAGATGATTTTTATTTCGTTCAAATAATTCAGAGAAAGAAGGATGGGGTAGAACTCCCATCCTATACGTCTGGTGCTAGAACTATTAGAAGCTTCTACTTTTTTACAAAGGAAGAATTTCTGAGACAAGAGTCATACATAAAGGACTTGTGTAATAGTAATAATGCTAGAGCTTATTTTTGGATTAATCCTCGAAATACTCTTGATATAGCCTGTGAGTCTATTAAACAATTTGCAGACTTGATTAAGAATGGAAATACTAGGCAGGGCATAGCTGTATATGACAGGGCTACTGGTGCCAGTAGAAGTTCTAATTATAAGAAGTTATGGATTATTGATATAGATTCTAAAGATGATGAATATAGGAATAGGATAATATCTCTAATTAATGAATGTAGAGGAACAGAGGGAGATAGGATTAAGCATATAATTCCCACTGTTAACGGTTATCATCTTATATCTAATGGATTCGATAGACAACAATTTTCTCAGAAGTTGGCATTATATCAACTAGACCAGATTGATATACATGATAATAATCCTACCCTATTATATTACAAAACCTTATGTTAGAATTTATCATAATTCTCATACTAATTATAACTAGCCCAATCTGGATAGCTATTATAGCCGCAGGATTGTGTTTCTTTGCATTGGTGCTATATTATATCACCGCTGTGATATATATGGCGCTTATAATTATATTAAGTAAAATTTTTAATAAATCAAGAAGATGAAAACCTATACGTATTATATAGAATCTAAGAAAAGATGTGCAGAAACAGTTACTATAGAAGCTCCAAGTGAGGAGGAAGCTAGAAAGTCTCTAAATGAGACCTTTAGAAATCTCACTCTAGTAGAGCTTATTTCGGAGGAATAAAATGAAAAGATTTATATATCATATAGAACATACTTACGGGGATGATCAAAATGTTTGGACTACTGCTGAAGATGAATATGAAGCAGAACAAAATATAAGACATGATTATCATTCAATAAAAAGTTTAACATTAAGAAAGGTAGAGGATATGTATTTGGAAAATGGTGATGAAGTAATAGAGGCTGATAACGGAAAGTTAATTCTAGCTAATAGTGGAGCTTATTGCGACGAAAACGGAAATCCGACTGGTGGTTGTATTGACTATGAAGATGCTGATGTATATGTAACAAAGACTGGTAGTGTTTATCATACTAGTAAGGATTGTCCTTCTTTGAAGGCCCGTAACCCCGAAGTTAAGAAAATATCTTTATCAGATGCTCGTAAACAAGGATATAAAGCTTGCAAGAGATGTCGAAAGAACTAGAGGTCTCTTTAGTAAACTACCTATGCCCAGTTTGTGGGAATATAGCAGAGGAGGGAATCATAATGAATTCCCTTCTTTCTGAAAAAGCTGCAAAAGAGGTAAAGAATCTACATGGAAAAACTGTAGGTTATTCTGATCATGCTTGCAAGGAATGTGCAAAGTATAAGGATAAAGCCTTATTCATAATAGGCATTGACGCAGAGAAATCCAAGAAAGAACCTTGGAGAACTGGAGATATTATAGGAATTAATAAAGATTGTCCTTTAGCATTACATATAAAGCCGAATACTAGAACATTAAAGGATGGAACAATGTATTGCTTCATGGATAAAGCATTAGGTATAGAACTAGGACTATGGAAATGAAGTTGATTAGAAAAGACGAGTTAGCAGAATTATTAAGAGATAGATGGAAGTTGCGTTGTCTAGAAATGGCAGGTGTTGATAATTGGACATGGTATGACCAGGCAATGAGTGACTATGAAGCAGATGAATACACTAATGATGAACTAACAAAGGATTACAATGAAGCTAATTAAACCATATTTTGAAATCTTAGAACAGAAACCTAGAAACATAATCATTCCATCTGATATGGAAATAGGACCTAAAATGGCTAGGCAAGAGCTTATTGACACTGTATATAGACAGATTGAAATAGCTGGAAGAACCTGTTACAAATCAGAGGATAAGATTACTCCAGATTCTGCTGCAAAATTTGTTGAGAGAATGGTAAAGTCTGGGCATGGGGCTATGTTAGAGCATGGTACCGTATATCTATTTCTAACGATGTCTTCTAGACAACAGTATTTTAAGTATTGCAGCAATCCTTATTCTGTAGCTAATAGTACTGGAGAAGCAGAAAAGGGAACATGGAATGGATTTGTTACTACTAATTATAGAGTACTTGTAGAGAACGGTTGGTTAGATGATTTGGAATATATTTGTAATCCTAGCAAAGAACATGAAAAGAGAATAACTGTCCGCTTTGTTTGTGATAGAGGAGTGTCTCATGAGTTTGTAAGGCATAAATTACTTTGTGCCGCCTAATGGTAACATTAGGGCAATAACCCAGTGAATTGCTGGAAGGCTAAAATTTAATATTTATTAACAAAATTTGATAGAGTAATTTAATTTTATTTAGTATCTTTACATGAACTTAAAAGTGTAAAGGACATGAAAAAATTAAATTGTAAACTCGGTGATACATTCGGAAATTGGACTGTGGTTGATGATAACACATTCGTCAAAAGTGGTCATACTTATGTTAAAGTACAATGTAAGTGTGGTAAGGTAGAAGATAAGTGTCTCAGCGATTTAGTGAATGGTAGAACTAAAAGCTGCAGAAGTTGTGCAGCTCGTGCTAGAGGTGCTTCAATTAAAATTGGAGACAAATATAAAAGCTGGACAGTAATTGGAGGACCAAAATTATCTGATTATGGTAGCCAGTTATACGAAGTACAATGTGATTGTGGCACTGTAAAATGGGTTCAGGCTAATGAACTTACTAATCCTAACCGTAACTTTAAGTGTGCTAAATGTGCTGCTAAAGAAAGAGGAGCTGCTCAGGCAGAACGTAATGGTAAGGTAGGAGAACTAACTCTAACTAGATTTACTAAATTACAACGTTCGGCTAAGAGAAGGAATATAGAGTTCCTAGTATCTTTAGAATATCTAAGTAACCTGTACGAATCTCAAAACCATATATGTGCAATAACTGGTAGACATATTAACTCTATAGATGAAGCATCTTTGGACAGGATAGACTCATCTAAGGGATATATTGAAGGAAACGTACAGTGGACTACTTATCAAGCTAATGTAAGTAAACACACTATGACAATGGAAGAATTGTATCAATTTTGTAAAGATGTATTAAATCATGCTAATCAGCAGCCAAGCCAACCTTTAACAAAGTTGGAAGGTTCAGAGACTAACAGTTGAAACTATGAATGAAAATTGTAAATACAAATGTATAGTAGAGCTTTGTCCTTATGTTCTTTGTCTAAGACAAAACTTCCTTGTGATATGTCCAAAAGATAAGGTTTGCAAGGTTTACAATTCAATAGAATATAATACTGACACGAGTGCTGGGCATCCTGTAAAGGATGATAATATAGTCCGATACTCCTTGGAAACAAGGAGAGTTAATGATAAAGAGCATTAACATAACAAATGAGAGTATTCAGCTTCGCTCAAGAATCTACAAGATATTGTAACTATTCTAAGGATAAATTTGGTAATGAGATTACATATATTTTACCTAACTGGATGGATGAAATTCAATTAGGTATACATAATAGTACTAAAATTCTAATTCAAGCTGATGGATTTCAAGAGTTTAGTGCTAATAATCAAGAAATATGTGAAATAGCTTTTATGAGTACATTAGCTCAAGCTGAGGTAAACTATAATACTCTTATAAGATTAGGATGGAAACCACAACAAGCTAGAGCTGTACTTCCAAACTCTTTAAAGACAGAATTAGTTATGACTGGTTTTGTTTCTCAATGGACTGAATTTTTTAGATTAAGATGCGCATCTAATGCACATCCTCAAGCTCAAGAACTTGCTATACCACTGAGAGAAGAATTTGTTAAAAGAGGATATTAATGACACCTAAAATAGTTAAAGTAGAAAGAACTCAATACTTTGATTACAGGCCGTTTACTCCATCATTTATGCTTGTTAATCAGTTAGAGGAAGAAGCTAGGAGGCAAGAACGTATACAAGAAGAAAAAGAAATAAAAGAGAACAGGAATAATAGAGGTCTTTTTAATTTCTTACTACTTCCAAAGAGAAGGAGAAATGAGAAATGGTACGAAGGGTATAGAGCTGGAGCTTATGATGCTATAGAATTGTGTAAGCATTATTTCGTTGGCGAATCTATTTCTAAAGATAAATTAGAGAAGTTGAATAAATTCCTTCACGATGAAGGAATAACCTTCCTAGTTAATCCTGCTAACGGAGGTATAATAGCTAGTAGTATGAAGCCTGGAGAGAAGTATATAGAGTATGAATTACAGTATGAATGAGGAAGAATTAAGAAACTTTTGTATTGAGCATAACTTACCATTTGCTATAGAATTTAAAGAACCTTGGTATCCTAAACCTATTGAAATACCACAAAGCGTTATAAACGATACTAAGAAATTAATAGAGATTTTTAATAAGGCTATTTTTGATTCTATAGTTTATGGAAATGTAACATTTCACATAATTGATGATTAAAACGGATGAATAAGAATGATTTACACCTGTTAGTTCAAAGTAAATGTCATAGAGTTCCTCTACGTGCAACTCATGAGGAAATAACTAATCCGACTGGAATACTTGCTTATGAATATTCGAAAATTATGAAAGATATGAAAGAATACGAAGAAAGATACCAGTATTTAAAATCTCTATCTATAGAAGAGTATGATAAAGAAACTTCCCTGGAAGAGCAGAAGAAATTCTGTGAATATCAGCAGAAGTACCATCCAGATGAAGTAATATATGTCCAAACTCACGATTGTAATGACTAGTAGAAAACCTGAGGAAATAGAGGCTGAAATACTCCCGCTGAAGTGGAAGCTAGAGGAGCTGGAGAAAGAATTAAAAATATCCAAAGCTATTAATAATTATACTAATTATGACCAATATAAAGGCAAGTGGGTGTTTCACAATGCCTACGAAAGTGGTTGTGATTATATCTACGTTTTGGGTGTAACAGATGACGTAGATGATGTATATTTCTATGGATATGGTGTTCACTACGATTACCAACTAAAGAAACTTGAAATTATTAGTTCTGAATACCCAAGTGATTTCTATATTTATTATCCAGATAATGTTACCATTATTAACGAGAAAGACGTTAAGAAAGAAGTATTAAAACTACTAGCTGAAGAGCTAGACGAATTACTTGATTCAGACAATGGGTAAACAGTTAGTATATTCTAAGGATATATCTGTAGACAACTTATTTGTTGGCTTGAAATACGTTACCTTGGTTATTTCTGGAAGAGTTTATAAGAACACTAGAAAATTTCTTGGATGGGACTTAAAGCCAAGGTATACTTACACCCTAAACGTTCCGTATATAGAAAATCCATATTTCGATGGTGAATATGGTACTAATAAAATACTTAGGGCTAAGTCAGAAATCTTGAAGCAGATATTATTAGATAAGATTGCTGAACTTGAAGAAGAAAACAAATGAGTAGGTTTAGAGTTGGTACATATTCCTCCCTTATAATGGATATGGGATATGTAATCCAGAAGAAGCATTGGTGGGGATGGTCAAATTGGGGACATTATGACTATGAGGAAGATGCCATTGAGGATGCTAAGATGCTAGAAAAGAACGGACACATAGTAGATTGGTATCTATGAAAGCTAGTGAGTATTTTGGAGATTGGATGGGAGTAATTGATGCGCAGGAACTATATAGGGTAGTCTCATGGATAGGAAAGCTGGACAAGACTACCCTGTGTCCTGCTTCTCAAAACATATTTAGAGCGTTTCAGGCGTGTCCTCTTAAAGATTGTAAAGTTGTATTTTTAGGGCAAGACCCATATCCACAACAAGGTGTGGCTACTGGGATATTGTTTGGCAACTCAAAGGACACTCCAGAAGATAAACTATCGCCTTCATTACAGATAGTTAAAGAAGCTGCAATAAATTATGAAATTCCACATAATAGGATAGAATTTGATAATACTCTAGAATCATGGGCAAAGCAAGGTATTCTAATGATTAACACTGCTTTCACTTGTGAAGTTGGTAGAGTAGGCTCACACTTTGATATGTGGAGACCCTTTACTGCCAAATTAATTCACAATCTAAGTTCTAGAGATGGAGGAATAATATATGCCTTATTTGGTAATCAAGCATCATCATTTAAGAAATATATTGTAAATAGTCCCAAAATTATAGAAGTATATCATCCCGCCTATTTTGCTAGACAGAATAAAAAGATGCCTTATAGTGTATTTACTGAAATAAATTGGGAATTACAGAAACTATATGGGCAAAAGATTGAGTTTTATAAAGAAACAGAATATGGAACTTGTTAATTATGAAGTATAATATTGGATTTACGCTTGGAGACCCAGGAGGGGATGGCCATGCCTGTACAACAGACTATCATATAGTTGCTAATCATTCAGCAGACGAAATATCCAAAGCATACAAAGAAACTACTAAACTCCTAGGTTTTGATTTTATCAAGGAAGTTGGAGTAGATTTTCAGTCAGACTATTGGATACCAGAAAAATTTACTAAAGAGTTATTAAAACTGGGAATAATAGACGAGAAGTATGTCAGGGAATCAGATGCTGAATGGGGTGCACCAGCTGGATGTTATGAATTTGACTATGCCGAGGAGGAATTTGTAAACTTGTATTTTGCTATAGTAAAATATTCTCTTCCAGATTTAGAGTGGTGTTCTAGAGACTTAGAGGAAGAAACTTTGTGGGATTTATATGGAGCAGCTTATGGTTTCACGTATCATGGGGAATAAAAGAAGGATTCCTAGAAAAATAAAGAAGGCTCTTAAGTACGCCTTCCTATATCCAAGAGTGTGTGGAAGATATCTCAGATATGGAGCAGTATATACTGTAGGAAGAAATTCTAAATGGACTCGTAAAGCTGCCAAAATAAGAAGACAAATGGACTATGCTGAAATGATTAATATGATGACCGAACAATTAAAAGATCTTTATGCAAACAGTCCAAGAAAAGGCTTCAAGAATTTAGATTCAATCTTTGAGTGGGAAGTAGAAACCAAATTTTATAAACTAAATAACTAATTAATATTATGAATATCTCAAGTATTTTCAGTAACAAGAAACAAGTAAAATCGTTCGCGGAACAATTAGCAGAAGTAAAGAATATTTTCAAGACCTCTTATGACCAGGCTATGGCTCTAAATGTAGCTATAGCTGAGGACATTAAAGTTAAACAAAATGAGATTGCTTCTATCCAAACTCAAATTGAGTTCAACCAGCAAGTAGCTGAGGATAATAGTAAGTATATCTCTAAACTTAAAGATTTAATTTCTTAATATGTTCCTTAATATAAAAATGCTTGAGGATTTTCGAACCCTCAAGCAAGGTGATGAATTTAATTTCGATTTTAGTAAGCATCCAGAGATTCTGATTGCTGGAGATAACGGGTGTGGAAAATCAACTCTTGTTAATATTATAAGAGATTATCAATGTGATAACAGCAAAGATGACCCAAACGCTATGTATCAGACTAAGCTTGGATATTGTGATATTAAAGGATTCAAAAATAAGGTTGAAATAAGTACTGACTTTACTAGGTTTTATTTCATTAGTGCCGAATTTGACGACCCAACAAGTCTTAATAATAGTGCTTCAGCAGAAGCTTTACTTGAGAATGGAGGGTTTCAGACGAAACGTATGTCTACAGGTCAGAGAGGTCTGACGATGCTTGGTAAGTGGATAGAGGAAAACAAAGAACATTGGGATGAGAAAACTCTATTAGTGTTTGATGAGGTTGACAAGGGATTCGATTTATCTCGCCAAGTCGGAATGTCTAATATGTACAGGAACCTGCATAAGAAATTTAATGTTTCAATCTTGGCAGTAACGCATACCCTATTTCCTATATTAGCTAGAGAAGAGATGTTTTACTTTGAATTTAGAAAAATGGTTTCATCTAAGTTTTATTGTTGGATGAAAACTGGGTATAATATAACTGTTGAAAAATTAGGAGAAAATGAGCGAAAAGAAGATTAAATATAGTCCAGACCATACGTTCTTCACTTCAGATACTCATTTCGGACACGCCAATATAATTAGGTTTTGTAATAGACCTTTTCAAAATGTAGAAGAAATGAACGAAGTTCTGATAGAAAACTGGAATAAGGTGGTTTCTAAGGACGATACGGTCTTCCATCTGGGAGATTTTGCCTTTGGTGGAAGTAGTGTATGGAATAGCATCATCCCCCGTCTAAACGGTCATATAAACCTTATTATAGGTAATCATGACAGAAAGAATCTTAGACAGGGATATATGTCATATTTTGATATGGTAGTACCTCAGTTGCAGATAGAAATTGAGGATAATTCTATTTATTTAAACCATTATCCATTTCTGTGTTATGGAGGATCATATAGAGGAGTATGGCAATTATTTGGTCATGTTCACTCTGGACCACAAGCTGATGGTTTGGATATTTCTAGACTTAGGGTACTATTACCGACCCAGTATGATGTCGGAGTTGATAATAATAATTTTACTCCAATATCATATAGAGAAGTTAAAGAAAAAATAGAATCTCAGAAAAATGAAAGTTTGGATAGGACTGTCTCCAGATGATGTTCAAGGGATGGAATTTGATTTGACTCCATTAGAACTTAGAGATTTAATAGGAAAACCTAGCTGGGTTCCTACTAAATTTCTAGGTTGGAGAACCTGGAAGACTTCTGTATATTTTAAAATAATTATTTGATATGGAAATTTATGAAAGAAAAGCTGTAAGCGACGAATTAAAAAAGTATGATCATTTAGCAAAGGATTCGGACTTTATAGAAGTAACAGAATGGACGAATGGAGAAGGTTGGGATATTTGTTTAAATGATAAACTGATATCCTTAACATATGGACAGCTGGAAGCAATCAAATATTTAGTTAAAGCTTTGGATTATAATAGGTAATAAATTAGGTATGAAACTAGAATATACTGACCCGACTAAATGTAACAATGGAACTAATAAATATTGACTATGGAACGCAAGATAGGAGAAATATTTGAGCACAATGGTGAGTGGTATCAGTGCATTCGTTCGTCTGATTGTTCAAAATGTGATTTGAAAATTATTAAAGATTGCAGACTTAAATTTCCTTGTGAATCCTTACGAAGAGAGGATTGTGAGGAAGTTATCTTCAAGAAACTTGAAAAGGTCGGAGAGCCTTATACACATTATTGTCCAAGTGGCAGAATTATATATTTTCAGAGATATAAGATTTTTAATAAATCATACTCTCATAATACTGAATACATAATGTGCGATTTTAATGAAGATGATATTGTAAGCATAGAACTCAAACAAACCAAAGAAGATATGGAAGAAAAGAAAATACAGTTAAAGCGGGAAGATATAGACTATCTTACAAGAAAGATAAGGTATTTGGTCTATAAGACTAATGATTATGATAGAGCAACAGAAGAAATAATGAATTTGTTTATTCCCTCTGATACAGAACATTCCAGTTCTGAAAAGATTGGAAAGAATTTGAAGCCTTTTGACCTTGAAGCTGCCAAAGCAGGAAAGCCTGTTTGCACAAGGGATGGGAGAAAGGTAAGGATTATTTGCTTTGATAGGAAATTCTATCATGACGGGTATAATTATCCTATTGTTGCGGTGATTAATGATAATAATAATGAACCTGTTCGTGCCTATACGCAAGACGGATTGTTTGTAGGAAATGGGGAATGCGAGTTAGACCTTATGATGCTCCCCGAAAAGAAAGAGGGATGGATAAATATTTCCAGTTGCCCTGATAATGGATATTCTAACTACGATTCTGGTGTTATAGTATTCAAAACAAAAGAAGAAGCTGTAAATTTCACCAATAATAAAGATTATATTGACACAGTAAAAGTAACTTGGGAGGAATAATATGGCATGGGTAGCAGTTGATTACAATGGTATTGAGGGCGTTTATGACTCTAAGCCTGAACGATATAATGACTGTTTTTGGATTCAAAAGTGGGGAGACTCGGTATCTCTTCCTAAAGGTTCAATTAAAAAGCTTATAGGTAGAGATTTGGCTTGGGAGGATGAACCGGCAGAATTAAGAAATGAATGATAAATTATATGAATGGTTGCGTAAAGAGTTTTATCGTAGCAACCATGCAAAGTATAGACACTTATTTGAGGAGTGGGTAAGGAATATTACCTCTTCTCAAATAGAAGGGTTTAGCAAGCAAATGTATAACAAAGAAAATAACGTGCTGGGATTATGGTAAAGGAAGAGATAATATGGACATTGTTGGGAGATATAATATGAACGATATAAATAATTTAAACAAGGAAGTAGGCTGTGAGAAGTTCATCTTTCTTGACATAGACGGAGTATTGAATAGCGAACAGTACTATATAGAAAAACCTTGGCCTCAACGATTTGAGGAACTTAAAGATAAACTTGATGAGCATATAGCTTTCGGAATATCACATATAGACCCTAAAGCTGTTAAACTCTTAAATAGACTTGTTGAAGAAACTAATGCTAAGATTGTAATATCATCTTCATGGAGAGGTGATTATGCTTTACAGACTATCTTTAGTTTAGCAGGTATCATAGAACCCATCTATGGAGAAACTCCACGTCTTGAAAGTAGATTCAGGGGAGAGGAAATTGATAAATGGCTAAAGGAAAAACAAGAACCATATAAGTATGTGATCCTTGATGATGACAGTGATATGTTAGATACTCAGAGTAATAACTTTATACGTACTGACTGGAGGGCTGGCCTTACAGAAGAAAATGTAAATAAAGCAATTAAAATATTAAATGGATAATAAAATACCAGTACGACTAGACTATATATGGGAAGATAATACAGTTGGTTATTATTTAATTCCTAGTAAATACTTGTATGAGATAGATGATTATTTATATCTAACTCAAGAAGGGAAATTATGGTTTATGAAAGAGTATGATGGACCTCTTGGTGAGTCATATCTTATGAAGAGATGTTCAGAGGAAGATATTTTTAAGTTAGAATCAAAAATCAAATATTTAACATACATTTTAAATAAAGTAAAGAATTATGGTTAATATAGACGAACTTATAAAGGTAGCTCTAAAGTCTCAAAATAAAACAGAACTTAGAGCTTATCGTAATTTAAAGACGGAAATTCAGCTCTTAAAGACAGCTAAGAATGCTAAACCCTACGACGAGGCTGCTGAAATTCAATTAATTTCAAAAATATGTAAACGGCTAGAGGAGGACATTAGAGGCTTCTCAGAGGCTCGTAGAGAGGACTTAGAGTCGGAATGTAGGAGTGAATTGGAAGTATTAGAAAAGTTGCTCCCAGAGCCTGTAAATGAGTCACAGATATGTTTTGAGCTAGGTGAATGGGCGGAATCTCACAACTTTGGATTTGTACTGTCTATTGATAATCCGATAAGAATCCCAAAGAAAGAAATGGGAAATGCAATTAAGCATCTAAAATGTAGATTCCCTCAAGCAGATGGTAAGATGATTTCTGAAATTGTTAAAGAGTATATAGTATGAGCCATTTTGTAGGACTAGTATTTGGAAGTAATGTTGAAACATTGTTAGAACCCTATGATGAAAACATGGAGGTAGAACAATATGTTAGATATACAAAGGATGAAGCCATTGATGAGGTTAAAACTAGACACGCTGATAACTATGAGTATGCCATCAAGCTAGCAGATAAGTATAAGAATCCTACCACTGAATGGGAAAAGGAACAGCTTGAAAGAGCTAATAAAATCATAGAGAAAGGGTTGTTTATCTCATATGAAGACGCCTGGGAAGAAGCTAAGAACTGGGGATATAAAATTGACGATGAAGAGAACTTGATGTCTACATATAATCCTGACTCTAAGTGGGATTGGTATTGTGAAGGAGGTAGATGGGGAGCATGGTTACTTCTTAAGGAAAAAGGAGAAGACGGAGAACCTCTTAATGCCATCTCTGCTACCAAAGAAGAAGTAGACTGGGACGCTATGTTAGAAAAAGATAGAATCCCATTCTGTTTTGTAACAGAGGACGGAGATTGGCATGAGTCTGCTAGTATGGGTTGGTGGGCTATGACTACCAATGACAAAGACGAAGATGTTTGGAGAAAAGAATTTTTAGATTATCTGGAATCGGTAGAAGATGATGTAGAAATTTCTGTAATTGATTTTCATATTTAAAATGAATGTAATAAACTTATTTGCCGGACCTGGAAGTGGAAAATCAACAACCTGTGCTGGAGTATTCAATAAGCTAAAATTAGCTGGAATAAACTGTGAAATGGCTCTAGAGTATGCAAAGGATAAAGTATGGGAGAAGTCCTTCCATACTCTAGATAATCAAATATATGTATTTGGAAAACAATTACATAGACTTTGGAGATTGAAGGATCAAGTTGATATAATCATTACAGATTCTCCATTACTTTTCTCTATACTGTATGATAAAAGTTCAAATGATAAGTTTAGAGAACTAGTTTTAGATCAATTTAACCAATTCAATAATATAAACTACTTTATTGAAAGAGACCAGTCCTATAACCCAAAAGGAAGAATGCAAACTATGGAAGAATCCATGCAACTGGATTCTAGGATAAAAGAAATTCTTGGAGAATACAATATTCCATGTACCTATGTGGGGAAGGAAACTGCTACTGATATAATCTGTAAAGACATATTAAAAAACCTATATGGCAGAGAAGAATGATAAGTGGACGATGTTCAAAAATTATATGCATAATGAATTGGGCATCACTAAGGACGATATAAGAGCTTGGCTTAAAGAGGCTGTTCAGTCTCAAGCTGAGCTTATGCTCCAGAAAACATTTGATGATTTTGATATGGATAAGTTTGTTAGAAATCACATATCTACTCAAATGAGATACTGGACTACCGAAGAAGTTAGAAGGCAAGTAGCCTCTCTTCTAGCTGATAGATTAGTAATATTAAGTACAGATACAGAAAAATATAATAAAGTGTAAAGTATGATTACAAGAATTGAAAAATTTGGAGCATCATGGTGTGGACCGTGTAAAGTGTTAGACAGGACTCTTGAACAAATTTCTGGGATAGAGATAGTAAAGCATGATGTAGATGAAGAGGAAGAATTGGCAAACTCTAAAGGCATAAGAAATGTGCCTGTGTTGATTTACTACAATGACAGAGATGAAGAAGTTAAGAGAACTGTTGGTGCTGTATCTCTCGGAACTATTATGCAAGTTGTAAACGATAATTAATATGTATAGAGTATTACTAAGTAGAACTGGAGTAGCTTATGCTAAAGAATGTGATGATGAACTTGATGAGTTTGATTTTATAGACGTATTAAGAGATTTTGTAGACTCTGGAGATGTAATCATATTTGTAGATGATTTGGATACATTAAGAGATTCTATGGAACTTGAATATAAAATCGAAGTTGTTAATGGAGACGAATAAAGGTGTTAGGGAGTATAATGTAGGAAACTCTGATTACAGTAAGCACAAAATCCAGCCTTGGGATATATGGAGAGAATACAATCTCAATCCGTGGGATGCCGATATAGTTAAAAGGGTTTTGAGAATTAAAGAAGAGCCTGGAAAATCTAAAGAAGATGCTAGAATAATGGACTATGAGAAAATTATTCACATCTGTAGAGAAAGAATTAGACAACTAGAAGAGGACAAGCAAGCTCAGAAACCAGTATATGAGGCAAAAGAATGGAGTATAGGAACAATCTCTGTTCCCAAACCTACTATAACTTACAGTCTAAATGAAAAAGAAGCAGAGGCTTATGCTAAATTCCAGAAAGAGCATTATGAGCTGCACAAGGGAATAAAAGCGTGTGGATGTTCAGTAATATTTACTCATACTGGAATGGGACTAGGTAAAACTGTACAATGTAATGTATGTAAAGAACGTACTAACATAACTGATTACAATACATGGTAAATAATAAAGGGAATATAGGTTGGCGATTATGCCTTCCTATATTCCCTTATTTTTTTTATTCTTCTCCAATACCATTTATAGTATCTCTTTTATACATTTTATATGTATCCTATAGAGAACGCGGTAATGCTTGAGATTTTGTAACTAACTCTCCAAATGTAGTATCTCCGAACAGGAATCCTCCAATGTCATTATAGACTTTAGCTCCCCACTTAACAGATGCAGGACTAGTATTATTCATTACATAGTCTAATATTGGAAGAGGTCCCTTAAACTCTTCAAAGCTACTAGAACTACCTTTATATAGTAGTTCAATAACAGCATTAGTTAGAACATCCTTTCCATCTCCAGTCTTCTTGTGCTCCTTATATGCAGGATTGATTAATTCCTCAAATAGCCAATACAATAACATAGCTACTAGAGCATCCGACAGTATTCTTCTCCAGTTCCTCATCTACATTGGGCTACTAAGAATATTCTACTTTATTCCTTCCCATCCTCTACCATGATAAATCTCTGAGGCTGTGTCTAGTACAGTTCTTAATACTCCCTATACAACTAATGGAACATCAGTTAAATATGGAACTCCTGTATTCTCTGTGGTAACATTTCCGTTATCATCTATCCAAAGTTTATTTCCGTTATCGTCCTCTTTCTAGACTTTCTAAGTTTCATAAGAAGATTCTCTTCTCTACCCTAGATATACATCATATATACCATTCATCCAAGTAGAGAACACTCCAAACTGTGAACCTATAGCAAGATTTTCATACATAGCTTTTGTGCTTCGGTTATATGAACCGTATATGGTATCTCCTAAATTCTTGATTTCATCAATCTAGTTCTAGGTATAACCGTCTGGTAAATTAGTATCAAGACTGACAGGAAGATTTGCTTCTGGATTCTCTTCATTAAACTTCATAATCTGGCTCAAGTACAGAGCTTTCTACTTATTGTAGGCTTCCATATCACTCTTATCATTTGAAGCTAATAAATTAAATCTTTTATCCATTCTCCAGTTATATACTAGTTTTCCATCCACAATAGAATAAGCATTATAAGAACCATCATGTTTTAGTTTTCCCATGAATAGAACCATTCTATTTAGAAAGTCAGGTTTTCTAAGAGTGGCATACATCCAATTTCCAGCATTTGTTATACCTCCTCTATTAGTTTTATAACCTTCCTACTGCTATTCTATATTGATATTAGAAATAAGATACTTACTATTTAATTTATCTAATAAGTCTATACTCATAGCAGAATGAACTCCCTGCCTTAATACAAATTGATACGCCCACATAACATCTTTGGCGTCTATATCAGTTCTATATTTTGTCATTGTTCTGACAACATTAGATAGGAAGCCTCCAAAAACGTCTCGGATAGCTGCAACAGGACTAGCTGCAATATATGCTGCGGATACAGCTTTTCTAAGAGGCTGCAACCTAGCAATAATTTTCTTAGAACTTTCTTCCATTATACTCCTGTTGAATACTGCGGTCTTAATATAGTCGTCAATATGCTTAATAGTCTTAGCATATTTTTCCTAATCATCCTCTCTAATTCCAGTTAACTTTAACTACAGAAGAATACCTTTAGCTCTAACTAGCATCTTGTTCATTTCTTCTTCTTGCAGGTTCTTATATGAATAGTCAATAACTAGGTTTTGTAGATTAGTTTCAAAGTAATCCTTACCATACATTTCAAATAAACGTTGTCTCCCTCTGCTAGGCCGTCCTGTCAATGTTGGCTCTGCAATTCTAAATCTATTATAAGCCTACATATTCTCTATATCACTATTTATTTTTTCCTCATCTTCTTCACTTAATATATTTTCATACATTTCTTTAAAGAACAAGGTAGGATTTTTACAATATCCCTGGACTCTTCTTTTAAAATCCTCAAAGTATTTTCCAGGATTACTCCATCGAGTAGAAGAGGAAGCTTTCTCTAGGGGGACCCAAAGATAGCCCGGAGTACTCTTAATAAATGATTTTAGTGCTGGATCGTTTTCTGATGTGTAGGGAAAGTTATTGTCTTTAAATCTAATCTTATTTATTTCAAATAATGCCTTTTTTAAGAATTTTCTATCATCCTCATCTAAATCCGATGAAGAGTCATAAGGGTTCTTAAAAAATAATTCATCATCTATTTGCTAGTAGAGATGTTGAAAAACCTTAACCTAGTCTCCTATCAAAGCATTTCTAGTTTTCCCATATCCCTTAGCTTTGTAATATTCTAGACAGGCTAAATTAAAGTCCGATATTTGAGGTTCTAGTTTATTAGAAATATTGTGAATAGCGTCTTGCAGTAGCTTACTAATAATTCTAACCTATGAATTGGATATATTTTGAGGTCTTGCAAGTAGCCGTTCCATCTCTGATAAATCGCCCTCTGATATTCTGATAACTCCAGACAATCTATCTAAAGCTACAGAAGCATTAAGTAACAATTTACAGCATCCAGTGACTAATTCATTCCTTTCTGGATTGGTTAGTTTAGCTTTTCCAGTAGCATATTTTATGATAGTATCAGGAGATACAGACATATGCTAATTAGACATGATAGTATTTAGCTTCTTAATCAATTCCTCTAGTCTCTAAATCTATATTTCAGTAGTTTCAGCAGATGCCAAAGAATCTATTGTAGTTCCATTTAATAGATGCTACAATCCGTCCATATCAGACCCAGAAATTAATTCCTTTAAAGAATTGAAATCTGTTTTTCCTAGATTGGGAGATTCATGTAAAATATCCCAAAATTCATTTATCAATAATGATACTGGAGAGATATGCTCCACAGTAGAAAAGTTATTGTTAATTTTAAGATTTGGTTCTTTCTTATTCAAAACTTCCTGAGCTTTAACGAAATTTGAGACAACTAACTGTATTGGATACTATTGACTCTATATTTTTCCACCCAGCCCACCAACTACTATTAAGTCTCCCAACTTAATATCAGAACCTAATTGCGGTATTATCTCGTTCAACAAGAACATTGTTCTCATCATCTCTATATTTCCGTATGTGGCTTTCATCAATTCTCTACCTTGATTATCAGTAGCCTATAAATCATTCAAATGGAAACCTAATATATTATCTCTACCTTCGAAAGAGTGTTTCTAGTCTAAGTTTAAACCAGAAAGAGTAATTACGTTGACCTATCCAGTAAGAGTATTTTTGAACATAATGATGTTACAATTATCTAGTGTATCATTTTTAACTACTTCCCACAGATAATTGTATTTATCTTTCCCATTTACCTTAACAACAGAATGTTCAAAGTATGGACTAAACAGCTAATCTAAATAGTCATTGTCAAATTTTGGAAAACCAAATCTTCTAAATTCTCCTATCTAATTCACTATACCTCTAGCACTCAGTTTTCCGTTATCTACATTTAGAAGTTTATCCTGATTTTGCTTAATAATTTCTATTACTTCCTTATTCTTACTCTTAACTTCGGAACTATTTACATGATAGACTACCCCATCTATAGTAAGATTCCAACCAGTATCTGGCTGCTCTCCTTGAGTCCAATATGTCCAGTTTTTATCAATATATTCTTCAATAGTAGACGTTATTCCGTCGGCTTTTATATCTCTTTTTGGAAATACTGCACTTAATTGTTTATTTACAGTATCTATTGAAGAGTCGTTTATTGTAATAGTTTCTGCATTGGATGCTATGAATCTTTGAGCTAATTTCATAGATTCTTGCATTATAAATGCACCTCTATTATGACTATAGCACTCTGCTCTATTAACAGTAATCTCTTTTATATTCTGAAACTAATCATCATACCCGAGCGTCACTGGAATAACATTAAATCTAATATCATTAGTATTAATTCCATTATACTAGAGTATTCTAGATAATAAAGCAAACTCGTTCCTATATTTTTCTTTCTTAGCCTAATCCCAGAATGCAGGGGATTCGTGTGAGCTTTTTATGTTAAATACCTCTACAGAACCATTTGGTTTGACCACAATATAATCAATATGTCCGGTAATAGTTTCGTCTCTTCCTATCAATTTGGCAGAGAGGTTTAGATTCTTGAGAATAACTGGAGAAGAGTCATCCCCAAGTTCTCTAGATTCTTTTCCGTTTCCTAAGTATACCTAACTAAATATATCATCATAAACCTAGTCATGTATAACATCACTTAGATGCTCAAATGAAGTGCCCTTGGTATTATCCTCAGTCTAGGAGTAAGAGGTTTCCTTACCTTGCTTCAAGATAATTTTATGTAAATCTCTACCATCTTCTGCTATTCTTTTCCAGCTATTTTTCAAAATAGAGATATGCTAATCGACCTAATCTTTAGTTAATCCCTTCTATTCATATAGAGATTTCATTCTTTCAATATAATCATCCACCTATAAAACCGGCATTATTTGTTTTCCATACTAGTCAACATATAACCCAGAATCAATAAATGATTGAGTTGTGTATCCAGATGCGTTTATTTCTGCACATCCATTTATAACATCTACCCTGTCAGAAAATTCCTTTCTAAACTTGCGTTTCCCCTATTCCTTTAACTCTGACAGTTTGTCAACCACTCTTGTCTAACGATTATAATCTTTAGAATAAAGAATGTCATATGCAAGCTGTGGACTTCTTTTCAAGATTTTGATTAATTCGTCATAAGAGTGGTTATACTGTCTTTTTCCAACTAATGTGTAATTACAATCTTTCATTTACAGTTTTCTAATATTAAACCTTTCTCAATTCCTTTCTCTATAAGGTTTGAAATGATACGATTTTTCTACATTTGTCCTACCTATGATGATACTAGAGTATTTATACTTGACTGGAAACCTAAATCGGAGTTCAAATCAAGTTTAATATTTTTTCTAATATTTTGTCTTATGTTTAGAAATTGCTATCTAAACAAATCAATCGCTTCATTAGTTCTATCGCTATAGTAAAACACATCACCATTTTCAACCTATCTAGCTAAGTATCTAACAACACCTTCTTCCATTCTATCTATATATGCTAAGTTTTTATAGAGGTCATTAACTCTATCCTTAGTTGTCTAAGATACTTTTTTATCATAGAAATTCAAAATGTTTTCATAATTTCTAGTACCTTCATTCATATCCTGAGCTTTTATGGCTCCTAGTACAATGTGGAAAGTTTCGTGAAGAAGGTCATTAATACTAGCATTACTCTGATTTATGTAGAGATTGTTGTTATAGATAAAAGCTCTCACTCCATCAGTACCATCAGGGAATATTCTATTTCCATTCTAGTCCTGAAGTTGTGCTAACTATTCATTATCTGTAATAACTATCTTAATTGGAGTATCTTTGAAAAGTGTGTTCTCAAGAGTGTCTTTTAAATTAAATAGTGTACTCGTAAGACTCTACGTCGGAGGATTTCCTGCCAAGTCTACCCCAGTAGAATTTATAGTAATTCCAGAGTCAGATAAGGATTTTATATAGGTTGTATAGTTACCCTCACCATTCTTATTACTTCTTTCTACTAGATACTATTTAATTGGAGCATTATTTATATCAAATATGATTTTTCTTATATTAGCATGGTCAGAATCTTCTAAGGTCTTTCCCTACATAGCATTGATAGAATATCCATTTTCTGTCATTGCGTATAGAAAGATTCCTATCTTTTCAGGGAGGTCTAACGATGAAATATCTATACCTCTCTGTTTATAAAAGGCTTGGATTTCTGAAGGCTTCTTTGTGGTAATTAAATTATGTTCCTGAGCAAATAATTTAGTTTTTGGGCCTATTGGATAAGCTATAGAATTTATAGTCTGGCCAACATTAGTTGGAAATTCTAGGTTAACATATCTTTTTCCGTCAGAACTTCCTAATATCTGCTTTAATCCCACTTTAGTTTGTTTTGATACATTAGCTGAGCGGTTAAATCCTTCTACTGCTAACTTAGCATCCTTCAATGATTTAAACTTTGCCGGGTCATATAGATTCGGACTAATAACACTGTTACTTACTATAAATATATTATCCCCAGCCTCGTTTAGATGATTATATATATAGTATCCTTTATAGTATCCATTATCTACCCCATCTTCATTTACTGGAGTAAATATATTCATTGTGTCATACCCAAAATTAAATTCATCTTTTAGAACTCTTCCCCTTCTTTTTAACTTAACCTTATCATCGTTTGTGAGCTTCTTACCTCTATAACTGTACACTATCTAGTCCTTATCTTTAGAAATATTTAGAGTATATATCTCTCCGTCTATGTCCATATTTAAGTGACCTTGAAAGAAGGCTTGTGCGTCCTCCAAGGATGATATATTATCCTCATAACTGTTAGATAATTCCAATTCTCCTAAAGCCTTTCTCTCTGTATTCTTAAGGGCTAAAGTGTTTTCAAATAATTTTTTTACCTAAGACTTGGTAAGTCTTATAGTTTGTGGAACAGATTTGCCAACTGATTCTACATGGTAGTTAGATAGAATAATATCATTCTTAAAATACTTTTGAAGTAAACTTTCCATTCCATCCTAGTCTAGATTTATGAACTACTATTCACTAACTTCTTGCGAAAATTCTGGAATGTAAGTAGCTAACCCTTTATATAATTCAGATTTTCCAAACGACTCTCTTTTCCAGTGTAGTCTTCTTAAGTATCTAGCTAAGTCGGATTCAGAATCCTCATTTATTACCTACTACTTATTAAGTTCTCTACAGAAATCATTTAATACAGAACCAGAATCAATAATCTAGTCTCCTACCTTTATCAGCTTGGTATAGTCGCTACTATTGTTAAGATAATCTAAAATAAGATGTTTAATAGTAAACTACTCAGATGGAGTAGGATCTACTTCCTTAGTAATTCTTTCTAAGTTCTTCTTATAGTTATCCCTAATAATATTCAGTTTATCCTTATACTTTTCTGACAGATACTAGTCAGTAATATCATTGTCAGCTATAATTTGTTCGGCAAGATGTTTCTTATGCTCTGTTTCAGCAAAATTCTGAACATCAAACTTATTTCTAAATATATAACTAACTACTCCGTTTACTACAACCCTTCCTTTAAGCATATCTCCATTAGAATATGCTTTATCTACTAGAGTAATTATATAGGGTTTCTCAATATCTTTAATTAATTCCGTTTCCTCTGGATAACGAAGTTTCAAATTCTCGAAAGAACAGTTTCCTATTAGCTGTTTGTCCAAGAAGTATTTTTGAGAGTTTTTCACTCTTGTAGAGGATGTCTACAAGTCGTAAATTAACTGTTTTATTTTATGTTCAGGAAGGGTGTCCAAGTACTCCACAATATCTTGAAGAGAGTCTAGCTCCTTTTCACTAGACTCTCTATCAATTTTAAAATTACTTTTCCCTCCTATCTCAAGAATTACATCACATTCCATATTAACATAGTTTGTAAATAAGTAACCTGTTCTATCTAATGTATTGTGCTAACTATAACACTTTGTCTTTCATGCTCGTTTCTCCGTTTCCAGAGAATATAGAATTTTCTCTTAATCTCTTATGAAGTTCTGGGAACATTACCAGAGAGTTCTGTGCGTAATTATAAGTTCTCTCATCTATCTCTCCCTGCGTTAAACCTAGATGGTCTAACTATAATAGAGATTCTGGTTTACTCATGTCGTATTTCCAAGTATAATCAGACCTATCATAGTATCTTTTATACACGTCATATCCATGAGCCGGATTAAGAACTTTAACATAAGGCTCTGTCCTATAATTTAATGCATAAGTAGAATATACAGTAGGAGCCATAGCAATTAAGAAGTCTCTCTTAGTCGGCATAATATATTTAAAGTCGTCATTATAATCTTGTTCAGACATGAATTTATAATAATCATACAGAACATTACCTTCTCTGACCTAATCTCTAAATATACCAGTCATGTATTTTCCTCCTAATTTAGTTCCGTTTACTGCTAGGTTATATAACATCAGTATGTCAGCTACTGAGTGATTCTAATCAAATTTTTCATTAGCCAACTCTTGAATACCTATTAAGTATCTATTATAGGTCTACTTGTTAGTCAGACTCTAATCAATTTCAAATAGATTAAGAGCTGTTCTTAGCATACTCTTTCCTCTATTAGAACTCTATACTAATTCTTTGACTAAGAAATTATCTGGATAAGTATTTTTCAACCACTCAAAGAAGTTATTCTCTACAAAGTTCTTCAGTGAATCAATTCCATTAAGAGAATTTAGATATAATTCATCAGACCTTACTAAATTATAGTTAGAATCGTATACTTTAGTATCATCCACTTTAGATATATCTATAGGTTCTTCTTTAGATAAGAAATATGATGTTATCAGTATCTTATCAGCATACTGTATGATGTTTTTATAATCTCTATCAGATAAAGCACTATAAGACAGCTCTCCTAAGGAAATTAACTAGTCTACTATTTTAGACTTATTTGCAAATAGATGTCTTTGCTACAGAGTGTAATTTAATAAATCTAGATTCATTTTGTAATGTGGGATACGATTGACCATATCAAGAATATTCCAACTAGATTTAATTAGGTTATAATATGTAGCAGCAAGCTCTCTATATGAAACAAGGTCTCCCTGTCTAGTGTTATAGATGGTTCTAGAACTTTGAGGAAGTACTACTTTCTCGTCATTCAGAAACTTGTATAAATCAAAATTTCCATACAAATCCGTATTAACTGCATCCTCTAATATCGAAACTATTTCAGCAAAAGACAATTCCGGGTTATTTCCCTAGATATTCTTTATAGTCTTTATCAGACCGCTTTCTGTCTTGTTCTTAGAGGTTTCTGGAACAGTAGGTAACATAGAATACCTTTCCAGATATTGTAGAAGTTCCTATTTAGTTCCAGAATTTCCAGTAACTATATCTTCTTCATCGGACAAATTAACAAATTTCTACTTGTTAGAATCTACAGGTTTTTTTATACCCATTCTTCTCTCTCTAGTAGATACAGTAGCATACATTCTCTTGATTAGTTTAATTAAATCTATATCCGTTTGTGGGATGCCCTAATTTAATTTCAACCATACAGAGGCTAATGTAGAAGTCTCATTCGCTTCATCTGTTATTCTCTAGAACTCATTTAAGTCAAGCTTGAAATCCAGCATAGAATAATTACTATTTGGATGAATCCTATTATAGTCTTCTATCTGGGATCTTATATCGTTTACAATCTAGTCTATATATCTGAATACATAGTTGGTATTCATATTAGAAGTTACTGGCAGTTCATAATTTGCCAAGGCTGCCATAAATTCTGGACTATTAGCAGATATGGGTTCAGTCTTAGCTTTAATATACTTCTATACAAAATCTTTAAGAGACCTAGCCTATGCTGTCTTATACATAGAACCAAGTTCTTTAATTACCCAAGAATACTCATTATTTACTCTTCTCGGAGTACGACCTTCTGCCATTAATTCCATCATCATATCTGCCTCAGCTTCCATAGCTTCCATCTAAGATTCCATAGCTTCCATTCTTTCTTCTGGAGAAAGGTTATCCTATGGATTAACTATTAATTTAGACAAGTCTATGTCTCCATTCAGAGTCTTAATGGCATTAGTTACAGAACTTGTTTGATTTTTATATAAATCGTTTCTACTATACTTATCTATCAACTCCACTACAGGGCTAGTCATAAATGCTACAATATCCTTAAGATTGAATCCCATCATAACTAGGTGTAGATGATATTTAGCCAAGTTAGTACCAGCATTAATTTTAGCCAGAATCAACTCTTTAGCATTATCGGTTGCTGCTGAAAGAATCTGAGAAATTAACTAGTCTACGTATTTATCATCCATGTCTATCTAACCATCATATGTAGCATAAAACTCTTCCTTAATTTTCTAAGACAATTCTGGGGAAGCATTCCACAAGTCTGGAATGTGTTTTACAACTACATTCATTAGTTGGTCAGTAGCACGCCCGGATAGTCTACTGTATGAATGACTCATCTTTAGGAAGAATCTATCTTTCTGATTTCCATTTCTTAATACATTATGATAGTAGTAAGTAAGGTTAAACCAGTCTTTTTCACCGTTAGCGGCTATACCAATTACGTTTTTACCAACTAAGTTCTAGTTTTGCATTACGTATTTGGTAAGCGGATTCATCATATTTAACTACTTAGTTTTAGCTCCCTTTGGAGATTTGTCAGCCTCTTTCTGCAAGTCTCTCATTGTAATAGGAGAATATGCCTGGTCTCTATTTCTAATATTATGAACAACATTTCTAATATTAGCACTAGCTACATTTTTGTATGCCTACTCTCTCTGTCTATAGCTTACTTTATAGTTTTCATGTTTCTGAATCTGTTCTATAATCTTCTACTTCTAATCAGCATTCTCTCCAACTATGTAATTATATCTTCCATTATTATTGTCTATCTTATATATCAAGTTAGCCATTTTTCTAAGTCTTTCTGGACCAGATGAAGATAATATACTATTAAGTTCATTTTCTATAGAATATTGCTCTCCCTCCACTACAATTAATTTATTTCCTCTTGGTAACGGAAGGGTTTTACTAGCATCAACCATTTGCTCAGAAGAATAATTGAATAATGGACTCCAGCCTATGTACACAGCATCATCACTAAACGATTGTCCCATGACATAAGCCTTATCAATATCATAGTCAGAACCCTACAAATATGTCTAAATATAGGAAACATAAGCAGTGTTAGAGGTATCAGCAGTCCATCCTACACAAGTCATAGGCATGAATGATTGCAATGACTGTGCTGGGATACGAGAAGAGATGAAATGAAGAGATGTTAAGAACGATGAATATTGCTTCTTGTACTATTGGAGATATTCATAGTAAGACGTTCTTATCTACCTGTACTATTCCTAGAAATTATTTCCAATTAGGGCATTTCGTAACTCAATCATATGCCGCTAGAATCTTGGAAGTTTCTAAATTTCCTCTGGAGTCATTAAGACTCTTTTATTAGATTCCTTATCATATTTTGTATCGTTTCCGAAGTCTACAAGACTATTGGCAATGGTTCTCCTAAGATCTGGGTTTAGTTCTATACCAGTATTAACCTATATATCTATATACTTATCCTAAGAATAAATGTTATTAAGTATAGAAGAGATTTGATGGAAAGCATCTGAATTTAACACTTCCTAGTCTTTGCTTTTTTTGTCTAAAGCATTTCTTATATCCTAAACTGGAGCTATCTTGTATAAAGTATAGTTAATTAACTACTACTCTCCATTAACTAATTCCGATTTAGTATATTTGTATCTTTTGACATAATCTATTCTCTACAATACATTCTCTACGTTTCCATTCTCATCTTGAATAAGTCTATAGCGGGACTTATCTATCTCCTGATTGTTCTAGTCTAAAACCTTACCATCTGAATATTTCCAAGAAGATTGTATATATTTTCCAATCTTTATCCCATCCTAGTGAGTATAAATTTCGTTATTATCGTTTATATACTCCTAAGTATAATCAAATGGGTCTTCGTATATATTAAGAGTTTCTATTAGATTACTAAACGAAACTAAAGTATGTTGACCATTATTCTTAACAAACGCAAGATTATAAAATCCAGCGGGAATCTTTGGAACCTCAGTCTGTTTTCTAAAGAAATTCTCTCCCTAGTCCATAATATCTGCTAATGTAGCATCTCCAGTTTGGAAGATGTCCTTGTACATATTACCAAGAACTATTTCAGCTTCTGTATTTTCAAGACTTCCTGGAACTATATCTAATATCTATCCATTCAATTCAAACTTTCCTTCATCTAGTAAGTCTAAAACCTACTATATCTAAGTTTGTTTTGGTCTTTCAGATTTTGGTAAGTTCCAAGAACCTCTAATAATCGGATGGTCATATATAGTCATATACTTGGTAATACCATCAGTCGGGTCTACATATTGCCATCTAAGAAGAGATGGTTTAAGATTATTAGGCTTTGTTATGTTTAATTTGTAAGTATGTTTACTAGTATTAGAGATTTTCTTATACTCTCTAACCTAAGTAGATTTTACTTGGTTATCTTTATCAAAATATGAGACAGTATAAGGTTCGGAAACAATTTCTAAATTAACTCCAGAGTGCCTTTGTTCGTTTTCTATTATACTCTAATACCCTACGACACTTCCCTTAGTCAAGCCTCCTATTCTTGTATCTAACTATTCCTGAGTAGTTGGAGACAAACGCAGAATAGCTCCGTCAGGTAAAACCTATAGAGCAGCATTGAATAGTCTAATTTTCTAATCTTCTTTAGCTCCCACCCACGGGGTTCTTCTCTATAGATTAGAATCTCTTCCTCCTGTCTTAAAATGAATGTTCCATTTATCTGAATCTGTCTCTTTCTCAATAACAAATGATGAATTTTCATCTTCATTTAATGTAATAGTAAACTTGTTACCTTTTTGATTAATTTTTACATTATATTCGTCCTCTATGTCAAATATTCCATTTTTGAATTTATAGAAATCAGCCATATCAGATAAATCGTGAGATATTACAGTTCCATCATTTTTGATAATATTAACAATATCAGTAGGCATAAACCAAGACTTGTCCCTTACTTGCTCTGCCTCTTGTTTAGAAGCTAGAAACATATTTACAAGCTGTCTATTATACTCAGTCGTGTCCTAAGATGTTATATTTAAATAAGGAATAAGAGAAGTGTCTATCTTATCAGAAGACTCCTAGATTAGTGTAGCTAGGTCAAAACTTGAAATTCTTCTTTTACGTTCTCCATATTTGTTTGGGTCAACCCCATTTTGGGCGCACCATGCTTCTAGTCCGCTTCTTAATTTTCCTTTAAAGTCATTTCTAGCTCTCTTTAAAACGTCCTCAAAAAGATACTTCCTATATGTTTTGGTTTTTGGGTCAAACCATTGAAAGTATTGAACTACGTTATAGCCTGGCGCCATAACATATCCAGACCCAGGGTGTTTACGCTTAATAGACTTGGAATTAATTACAGAAGTAATATTAGTAATAAATTGTGTATAGATACTAGGATCGCTAAAAGGAATCTTTAAACCAGAAGATGAGTTATCTTTGTTAATCTTAAATTCCTTGTTTATTTCCTATTTTAACTTTTCAGTTAAATCCATATCACTATTACTCTTGGACTATACTATAAGTTTTCCAACTATCTTATACAACTAGTATTTAGCTTTACTTGGGTCCTCAGCATAATCTTTGAAGTATCTTTGTATATTAGTTAATTCCTACTCAGAAGCCTAGAACGCTGATTCAGCCAATCCGTAGTAAATCTCATTCACAGACTTATAATCCTTTCCATATGCCGCACAAGCCGCCACTACCTGAGAGAACTCTGTTAATTCTGAGTCAACTACATCATGGTCAGCATTAAGCTGAATACCTAATCCCTATATATTTAACTAGAAAGTATTAAGAGGGGCGTTATTAGTCCATACGTCTTTACTATTTATGTTCTTAGCACCGTTCTTTACTGCAGAGTTATTAAATACATATGCTACAAACTTATCTTTAAGCGGTTGGACTATATCATTTATAGAAGTTACTTTCGGATTAACTTTATATCCAACATTAATTACAAAGTTAGTTAAAACCTAATTACTAAATTCGGAAGTTACTCCTTTAGCATTGGTACAGTTAATACCTCCAAGAGCAACAAACAATTCATAAAGACTGTCTATTGTATGGAATCCCTATCCACCAACTGTACTATGCTCAGATGTATCATCACTAAAGTAATGATATACCTTATTAGAGCCTTTTCCTAGAATAGTCTCTACGGTAAAATATCCAGAATTGTCTTTTCCAAAGTCAGTCACCTAGACTATTTCTCCAAGCTGGTTCTTATAGAATAATTTTTCTCCTCCTAGAATTGCTTCTCTAAACCATCTAGAAACTTCTTCCTAGTCATATGCTGTCTACTGGAATTGATTAATGTTCTTAGTCAAATCTATAGCTCCATTCCAACGTATATTATGCATTTTCTTGAACATATTATACTAAGCCGAATTAGACTATAATGATTGTAACATCATCGCATTAGTCTATCCAAATGATGCAAACTTAGCCAAGAACGATGTTAAGTCTCCAGTCTAATCGTCCCATATAGGCTTTCTGTTTGTTCCAACTCTCTAATCTCCCAGAGAATTATTTTCCAAAATAACCTAAATAGGAGACATAGTTGAACTACCATCCTAAGAATCTATTTCATCAGATTCTCTTAGATTATTGACTGGTGCTGACATATCATATGCAACAGCAGCGTTAACCCTATTAGCAACGCCATTTATCAAACCAGTAAGAGGATGCTACAAAGTAGCTGGAATAATAACATTACGTTTAAATTGAGTTCCCTATGCAGTATTTATAATTTCTATGATAGTTTTATCATATATATCCTACATATTAGGTTTTCCATCTAAATCATTTATAGCTCTCATTGAAGAAAACTCTTCGATAAAATTATCAAGAGAACTAAAACCTATTTTGTTATTATTTAGTATATTCTCTAAAGCCTTTCTAGCTACATTAGTTTTTATCGGATTGCCAGCCGCTTCTTTTACATCACTAACAGCAGAAGCTATCTTATTAAATAGTGTTCCCTTTGCTTTGTCTGGATGGTTTATTTCTGTTCCAGATAAACTAAGTCTCAGGTTATTACTAAACAAACCCTCTATATAGAAGAATTTCTCTAAGAATGGATTCATTTCTGAATCTTTCTATAGTAGCAATTCTCCTGTTTCTTTATCAATCCACTTGTCAGCGAAAGCTTGTCTATCTTTTACTTGAAGCAATTTAGTGTCAGACAATAATCTAACTGTCTAAGTAGCAGCCTTCTCATTTAATTTATTATTAATCCAAGAGTTCAATTCCTAAGTTGAATCAAACAATCGGAAATTAACACCATATTCTCTAAGGTTTTCTAGGAACAGTTCCTACTGCTGTTTTAGAAATTTCTTTAGGCGAACTGGTTCATTATATAGTTTAGCATAAAAATCTGTTATTTCATTAAGGTCGCAGAATTTCTTTCTATTTCTGTAATCCTTGTCTTTCTCTAACTCTATCTTCTCAAGATTGTGTTGATTATAACTAAAGACAAGAGAAATTAAATCACTCTCAGTTCTATTTCTTAGGAATGTTCTAACATTATCTAGTCTGTTAGACGTAAATACATCTCCTTCCTTTCTGAACTATGCTCCATATTCAGTAGTCAAAAATGACATTAGTTTTTCCATTTTTGTTACTACGTTAGCTTGAATTTGATTATGGGCAGAGAAGAAAGTATTTCTATATAAATCAACAAATTCTTGACTCTTATCAGACATTAGATCCATTATGTTATCACTAAACATAGATAGATTAGACATATAATTCAAGAAGTTGGTCTTATCAGAGTATACAGTAGGTTGGAAACATATTCTTCCAGTCTTCAAGAAGGAACTATAGAACTTATCCAGGATTGCGTGTTGAAATAACTCTGAAGAGGACATATCTCTAACAGCTTTAACATCGCCAATGGGTGTGGTTATTTCTCCATCAATTACTGGGTCTATATCTATAGCATTAGGGTTCTATACAAATAATAAGGAGTTTGCTGGCCCACCCTCTTGGCGCTATTTATGCAAACGTCTATTTAATTCTGAGCCTAATCTCGATATACTATAGTTAGAGACACTTGAGCCAGCTTTATTTAGAGATGTAGAGCGTACAGACCTACCAGATGCTTCCACAAAGCTTTTAGCTAAGTCGCTAAGTGCTTTATCACTAGTAGTTACAGGTTTAAAATAAACTCTATTAGCCTGGATGTCAAAAACGTTAGAGGATGGTTTCTTAGACTCTCTATTAAACAAACTTGTATATTTAGAGTTCTCCATCAAAAACTATTTCATATCCTAATCCCCAGCGAGTTTTACCTAGTTATCAATGTCAGCAGTTCTAATTGCTAACTTTAGGAAGTGATTAAGATAATTCTTAGAAAATAAGTTATTTTTTGGGTCATAAGTATACTTGTCTTTATATCCCTATAACGCTTCTAGTCCTTTATCAGATAGGAAATTAGTATCTAAATAATAATCAAACATTTCTAATAGATTATTTAGAACTGTTTCGTACTCATTTAGTAATTCTTTATTTTGAAGAACTTTATTACTAAAGTCTCTAAGGTTTATGCCGGCTAATATATCTAACATTGGAACCTCTTTTCCATTTATGCTCACTGTAGAGTTCTCTAGCTCTAAGTTGTCCATAGTAGAGAACAGTCCCTCCATATTAGAAGCCCCTTGATTATATCTAAATCCAAATGTATATAATGTTCCTTCCTTTCCAGGAAGTTCAACCTTAGATATAAACTTACCAGTCTAATCTGGTACGGAAGTATATTTATATTTAGATAACCTATCTTCCCCAAGTTTATTTATCTGTCTAGTCTTACTTCTAAAAGTAATTCTTTCAACAGAATCAAATAAGTCAGCATCCCAATTAAATTTCTTCTTTACAGCAAATAAAGATTTCGATGATTGTAGATTACAATCAATGTAATTATTGTTTACATTTCTATAGATAATGGCACATAAATCTGAAACAGTCTCTAAGAATTTAGTGCTGTATTTTAGGCCATCATTTACTCTTCCTAATTCTATAGATATATTTGAGTTAGGATTATCCTTGTTCAAAACTTCATTATAGAATGAATATAGTATATTCTTATGCTATTCTGAGAACAGGTTCTCATTACGCATAAAATCTATCATTCTACCTCTAGAATTTTGAATAGCCTATGGTTTAAATAATATTTCTAAAATATCTACAATATTATCTAAAACATTAACATTCTATGTATTAATTAAATCTTTCAACACTCCTACAACGGCTTCACTATTACTTGTATCGAAATTGATATTATTATTCAATATGTCAGATAACAAGGATTGCCATGCCTGCATCAATGACGTCATATTTAATGTCTAAGGAAGTAATTGATGAGACTCGTTATATTTATAAACAAATATAGTGTCCAACATATCCTTTACTCCAGTACTAGTATGAGCTTCACTTCCCTCATTGTTAGCAGTTTCCCATCCTGCCTTTTGATGCGCATGAGATTCTCTCAGTGCATATTTCTTGGCGTTCTATCTCTATGGTTCTACATTATTCAAGAAGCCTTTTTCTATACCAATACTACTTCCTAGTTTCTAAGCTAATAAATCATCGAACTGCGTAAGGGCTATATAATCATTTACATAATTTAATAAATCATCTTTAGGATTTTCTATCTCCTGAATAATAGGCAATACTTCATCCTTAAACTCTGCACCTCTCTCAATTTCTTTCAGAAGTTTATCCTTAATTTCTAGATAGTAATTAGAGAATCTATTAGCCATAAACAGCTAAGTCTTCGCTTCTGAGTTCGTATAATTAGTATTGTACTTATTATTAAACCATGTATTAAGTTTAGGATTATTTAGTATAGTCTTAATTAGTTGTCTATAGAGATATTCTTGCTATACTTTATTTTTCTGTAGGATTTTATCCTCTAGCTATTGGTTAAACTTTGTATTTCTATCGGGGTCTTGCAATACATATTTTCTAAAAGCATCTATAACATAGTAGTACTGACTAGAATTTAACATTCCATTGCTATACATACTTGTAATGGATTGCAAAGTAGAATCATTTGGGAACTATTCCTTTAGATGACCAAGAATGCTCTCAAATTTCCCTTCCTTATAGTCCACGATTCTTTTGTTGACTTCATCAGAGGTCAATTCGTACTTAGTTTTCAGGTAGTTATTATATATTAACTTCTATTTAAGTTCTCTTCCAAAGCTGTCAGTTACTTCCTGAATAAGACCAGTATTTATCGGTCCGTATATTTCTAATAAAGCGTCTTCTACTTTCTATAATTTTCTTGCTTCTTGACTCTTATCAGTTTCCATTTCCTTTTCAGTCTCAGAAATCTGAGTTGTCACTTCTCCGACACTATTCATGTCGAAGAAGGTTGACAACACAATATTTCTAAACTTCATGGCTTTTTCTGGTAAGTTGTCTAAAGAAGCATTAGCTAGCCCACATACTATATTGTTTACATCATCAATAAACTCTCTAGAAGTTTCATCCAAGTTTTCAGAATCTGTTAGAAGTAATCTTTTATCCTAACCATCTTTGGATTTATACTTAAATTCCAAAGTTTTAATAATTCTGTCCTCTATTCCAGGTCTATTAATTTGATTATACAATAACTTTAAATCTGAGGCTAGTTGCTAATAACTTTTTTTGTCGTACTTAACATTACAAGCTGCCATAGTCATTTATTTTTAAAAACATGAAGTATCTACATACAATAAGTAATCAGATAAATTCCATTTTAAATCTGAATCTTCTAGTTGTTCTATTTTATTATTCAAAGTATCTTTCATACTTACTAACAATTCTAGATAGCTTTCTACGTTTGAAGAATTTGATAGCATCTATACATCACTATCATCCTAGAATGTCTCTTCTAACTAATTTAAAAAGTCCTAGTGTGTCATTATATCCATTCCTGTTGGGTCAACAACCATAGAATCAAATGACTGTCCAGTAATCTCTTCAACTGAATTAGTTTTATTTGGCGTCATAGAGATATACATATCCTCAGTGTCCAAACTCAACTCTCCAGTGCCATCGTTTACGTCAGTATATATTATTTTTCCGTTTTCATACTTTACATCTTTTATAGTAGGCTATCCTAGCTACATATTAATAAGTTCTACTATGTTATCAACAGATGATCCGTTTCTAAAGAAATTAATCAATTTTCTGTTGTTCTATATAGTAACATATTCCATATAGCTTTGCTCGTTATCCTCCTTTCCTTCATTAAGAAGGAAGTTCTGGAATCTAATTCTATCCTACTCATCTACTATCTTAGAGGAATAACCTACATACTATTCCACCGGGTTTTCTACCTTGGTTTCTTCTTTTAGCTATCTCTTTCCTCCCTCTAATAATTTAGAAAGGTTAAGGGCAATACCTCCAGATATAACATCAACATCAACGTCAAAGTATATAGGATTAGTTCCACATTTTAGGAGTGCATAATCCTGTCCATTTTGTCCTCTAACGTTTATTTGCTTATAATCCTGACTAGTTTCTAAATCTGGGTCTACAAATATTCCATACTTAAACGGAGCTTCCTCAGTATAGGCATGAGGCTCCTCTAAGCTCTATACAGTACCATGAAAGATAAGATTAAACATATTAAATAATGTATTATCGTTACCCCTTCTCTCTAACATTCCATCCCCGAATAGAGCTGAAATATCAAAATCAAACTTATCAGTATTATTCTTTGTGTCAATAGTAGTAATACTAATTAACCCATTAGCTTTACTATTAGTTTGATATATTCTTGATTTAGTAGCAATAGCTGAGACAGCTTTAGGGAAGAAGCTAAACATTGATTCTGCAGGAATAGTGGACGTTGATATAACATTTCCGTTTTCGTCTGTTTCCCCAATTACTATGTTCTTATTATTTGTATGAATAAGTCCGGAAAGATTTCTTTTTTGTTCATTCTTTCCTATATATTCATTCGTAGCATAGTTAGAACCATCAGCCTTGGCTAGTCTAGTAGCCATAGGTTTGAAGTTTAATCCAGCCCTTCTAAATATTTCAGGAGGCTCATTAGCTGTTAACTGTTCTAATATAGATGACAGAATAGAATGGTATTTATGTGCATATTCTTCTTCTATAGCTAACATATTAGCCTCATTCTTTCCATACACACTAGAATTGCTAACATCAAATGACCTTACATATCCGCCAATGTTTTTATTAGTTAGGTCAATTCCTAGCCTAAAAGTAGGTATATCTTTGCAGTATTCCTAGTTAAACTTTATTAAGTTTTCCAAGTCTGCTGCTGTTACTTTATATAGGTTTAGTAGCTTCTATACCTCCTAACTATCAGCGTTTAGCTAAGTTATCCAATTCTTACCATATCTACTAAATAGTTCAGATTCAACTTTGGAAATATCTAATATCTTACTGCTGTCATAACCATTCTCTTGTTTCCACTTATCTAATTGAGATATGAAATTTTCTAAGCTAGCTCTGAAATTCCACATTGCAGTGAACATCCTAACTCCTAGAGTATCCATTCTCCAAGGCTTTTTAGCCTTTTCTCCTTCCCCAGTTAATTGATTCTATATTCTATGAGTAATAAGTTCTGTAAAACTTAAACCATGATTATTAAGAACAATCATTCTGACTTCTGGAGTATGTGCATCAGGATTTCTTTTCTGCTCTATATATCTATCAGCTAACTCCTCTGGAGAAAGATTAGTATTAGCTGATGCAAATACTACAGCCTTACCGAAAATAGACTCTGATACTTTTCCTTTCAATACATCTGATTTATTTCCCAAAATATATACTGGAGAAACTACTTTTCTCTTGTCAGTATCCATGAAATTATTATAATCAGATATATAGTTTCCGTCTTGGTCCACTCTGTTGTTCTCAACAGTTGCTATACTTAAGGTTCCGCCAAGTCTTCTTGGAACTTTCCTTTTGACCAGTCTAGTAGTCTAATGCGATTCGTACATATCAGGAGTAAGTTCTATAGCATGACCTTCTGGATGTTCAGAAACTATTCTTCTAATAAAGCCTTCGTACTATTTAACAGATTCACTCAAGTTATCTCTAAATCTTTCTGCCTTAATCTTATTCTCTCCAGTGATTTTTCCGTCTTTAATTCTCTGATTTATTTTATCCTTTATAGCCTACTATACAGCAGGGTTTCTTAAATTATTAAAATCAGAAAGAAGGCATATGTCAAATACAGCTGAGAATGGAGTATCCTAAATAGTTCTACTTAAGCCATCTAGTCTACAAGTAATAGATACAATATAACGTTCTCCGTCTATATCTATGTATGTAGGTTTCAAGTCAGTCCCTATTCCAAAGTTGTCAGAATCAGTAGCTCTTCTGACTTCTAACTATAATTTTCTGTTTTTCCAAGCCTCACTAAATCCTAATAGTGATGTTATAGCTGGGTCAGTTACATTACCTCCAAATATGACAGAACTTTGGATTTTAGTTATGATATCCTAATATCTCTGTTTATCTACTCTCTTGGTGATTGGCTCAGTTCCATCATATATAGCATTAATGTTTCTTCTAACGGAAGTTTTTTCTCCTGGAAGCCATGCTGGGTATTTTCTTTGTGTCCCATCAGGATTAACAAGAGTCTCTTTTAGTCCTGTAATTGGTACTACTGTATTGGCTTCTATCAGAAGATCTGATAACTCTGATACTTCTATATCTTGACGCTCAGCTGGATTCTTTTCTACGAAATCCTTATATATTTCTGTTTTATTAGATTCTAACTGTTGCTACACTTGTTCTTCAGAAGCTTCTGGATTAAACTCTGGAGTATTTTCAACTGTTGGAGATATTACTAATTCTTCTCCCTCTTCTTTAACTTCTGGTTCTTTTTTCACTTCTGGAGTTTCCTCCTAAGTAGTCTATGATAGGTCTAACTTATCTAGAGCCTTAGAATACTAATCTCTAAATAACTAAACTTGGTTAGCTAAACTAAATCCTATAGATTTCATATCATCTTGGGTATTAGCTCCAACAAGTCTAGATAATCCCTTATCTAAGAAAATAGAAGCAGTCTTTCCTCTAGACATTAGTGTATAGAATCTTCTTAAGAAAGTCACCTTATCATAAGAGTTTGGCCCATCTAAGTCTACAGATAGGTCTATATTATCTACTATAACATAATCAAATTCCTAGCCCTGCATAAACTTCTTACCAGGAATAATTTTCTCTGTTAGAGGTTCTCCTAAGTTAGAAAATCCTGCAGATTTAAGCTTCTAATATGCAGAAGAATTAGCGTCTCCTATGAATCCTATACTAGCATCTTTATGATTGTTCTACAATATCTTTATTACCTCATCTATATCTCCCCCAATTAGGTCTCCATTTATATCATCCTACTAGTTATATACTCTCAAATTTAGCTTTCTAATAAGATTTGGAAGCTTGGCTTCAAAATCATGCCATAATTGATTATCTCCGGATTCTATAATATCATTTGCAGTATCTAATATTGCAGAAACTTTATTATTATTACTTTGCTTCTGAATATTAGAAGTTCTTAAAGACTCTTGAAGTTTAGAAGTTCTGGTAGCAAATATGTCATTTGTCGTTAAATTTTCTATTTGTCCATTTGAATATCCAGACTGGTTAGAATCGCTAGCCAAAAATACAGTTCCTCCAACTCTTTCTGCATATTCATCTAGCAAAGCTATCTATAGACTATTCATATGGGCAGCCTCATCTACGAAAACAAGCGGAGCTTTTATATCAGGATTGAATTTTATTTTGTCACTTTTAAGGTCTATTTTAACCCCAGTAGCTCCGTTCTTAGCCCATCTTTGCATAACAAAGTAGTCTGTCTCAGCCTTATACTCTGTATTCTTTTCGTTTTTGTTTATTTCAGAGGCTGCTCTTTGAAAGCTTTCGTTTATCTTATCCCAATTAGGTAATAACTTACTAAATATATTTCCGTCTCCTTCTATAGTATAGGAGGTTCCCTCATTAAGAGAATTTTGAAGTTTAATAGCCTAAGATGTAGTAGGTCCTATTACTAAGGCTTGCTATTCATAGAAGCGCTATCTAATATTTTTTAGTACAACCTCAGTCTTTCCAGCCCCTGCTACTCCATTTATATAAACTACATTTGGAGTAACTGTGCTATTAGGGTTAACTAATTTAGCCAATGCTTTAAATCCAGCCTTATATGCTTTAGTATGAGCAGCTTCCCCAAGTCTGGAAATATTCTATTGTACTGTTAGGGGAGCAATATCCTCGTTATCTTTAATAGAATTTTGTACAGATTTATAGTAGTTAGATGGATTATCAGACAAGACTGATAAAATATACAAAGCCTTGTCATACTTAGTAAATTCAGTAAGAGTTTCATTTAACTTACTAGTC